AGATACAGATGATGATCGAGCTGATGATGAAGTTGTTGAAAGTAATGATGCAATAATAGAAGATACAGATGATGATCGAGCTGATGATGAAGTTGTTGAAAGTAATGATGCAATAATAGAAGATACAAATAATGATCAAAATGATGAAGATAATGAAGTTGTAGAAAATGGTCCAAATTCACCATATGCTAAAAGTAACACCAGAGGTATAACTGGTCAGGTTTCAAATGTAAGACAACAATCAATAATACAGCAACAAACTGAATTTTCAAGTACAGGTGATTGGAGAGTAAGATTAAAATTAGCTCCAGGGGCAAATTATTTGTATGCTGCTGAAAACGTAGAGGACCGAGGAATTTTAGCTCCTTTAGCTGAAACCGACGGCGTAATTTTTCCATATACCCCACAAATAAGTGTGGTGTATACTGCAAATTATGAACCTACTTCTATTACTCATAGTAATTATAAAATTGCACAATATCAATCAAGTAGTGTTGACTCTATACAAATAAATTGTGATTTTACTGCACAAGATACTAAAGAGGCTAGTTATTTATTGGCTGTTATACATTTTTTTAGATCAGTTACAAAAATGTTTTATGGTCAAGACGAAAATCCTAAACCTGGAACTCCTCCGCCTTTATGTTATTTGGTTGGAATGGGATCCTTTCAATTTGATATGCATCCATTAGTCATTACATCATTTCAATATAATTTACCTGATGATGTTGATTACATACGGTCTACCTCTATTTTAACAAGTGCCGCAGCAGCAACCAATTCACCAAATTCAACAGGAGCTTCAAATTTAAGTGCAATGGGAATACAGCCCGGAGGTTTAGCAACAAATGTTACATTTTCAACACCTCCTACAGGACAGTCAGGAGAACCAACATATGTACCTACCAAAATGAAAATACAAATAAGTTGTATGCCTATTGTCAGTAGGGCAGATATTAGTAATGTGTTTAGTTTAAGAAATTATGGTTCTGGAAAACTTTTACAGGGTAGCAAACGGGCAAGCGGGGGGATTTGGTAATGTCAAACCAAAATACAATTTATCCATCAACAAGTCCATATTACAATACAAATATAGTTGATGCAAAATACTTAGATGTTTTAATTAATAGGTCTATACCAAGACTTAGTAGCGATGTACAAATAACATTAATTAAAACATACGAATATAGGCCTGATTTATTAGCCTATGATTTATACAATGATAGTAGATTATGGTGGGTTTTTGCTGCCAGAAATCCAAACAAATTGGGGCAAGATCCAATTTTTAATTTTGTAACAGGAATTAACATTTATGTCCCTAAGTTGGACACCTTAAAACAAGTTTTAGGTATATAATGGCAAATGAATTAGAAGGGTCAGATGATGATTTAACAGGTTTGACCCAAACAAACCAAGATAATCAAACTACGACTACTAATGGTCAGCAAACACCCGGAAGACGATTATATAATCCGTTAAGCACATTCGCTAGTTATACATATAATATTTCTCTTTATATGATAACTCCTGAAGCATATGATGCATTTATACAATCTGGAAGGAGAAACATATACGCCTTGTCTGATGCGTCCACAGATACTACCTCAGCAGGTGACACATCAGGAGTATATTTAATTGCACAAAGCGGTGGAATTAACAACACAGTGAATACTAGAGCTCCTGGTTTTCAATTTGATTACTACATTGATAATTTAAAAATAATTTCCCATATTTGTGCTAAAGCATCTGGAGGAGCTGCAAATACAAGTGCAATTACTTTTAATGTTTATGAACCATATGGTTTTAGTTTTGTTTCAAATTTAAAAAGAGCCCAAGACAGTTTACAAGCCTATATGGATCAAACTGGAAGGTCACAAAAAAATTTAGCCAATCCTACACGACAATTTTTTATACTAGGGATAAGATTTACTGGATATGATGTAAATGGTGAAATTTTAGTAGGAGAGAAAGGAAAATTTTTAGATCCTACTGCAACTGATAATGGTTTATTTGAAACTTTTTATGATGTAGCAATAACCGAAATTAAATTTAAGTTAACTGGTAAATTAGTTACTTATAATGTAAAAACTCAAACATTACCTAGTAAAGAAGCTTTTGGCACTAAAAGAGGTTTAGTAGATTTGGGAGCAACCATTGAAGCAGGTTCAGTTTATGATGCCTTACTTGGGAATAAAGGGTTAATTAAAAAATTGAATGATGAACAGCAAAGATTACTGGATGCAGGAAGTATAGGAAAAAAAGACACATATAATATTCAATTTCTTTCAGATATGGAAGAACGTGCCAAAGCTGCACAGATAGTTAGCCCAAGTGATTTAGACAAATATAAATGGGGGTCATCAGGGGCTTTAAAAACAATTGAGTCAAACGATGCTACAGCAAATAAGGCACCACCAAATAATAATGTAAGAAATGTAGTCATTCAAGGTGCCACTCCAATAATGCAAGCAATAAATCAAATTTTTTCTCAAAGTAGTTATTTGGAGGACGCTCTCAAAGTTGTTTATACTACTAGTTTACAACCTAATCCAAGTAAAAAAACAGAAAACGAAATTAAGTCTGATAGCAAAGCTTCGGTTAGTTGGTATAATATTAGTGCACAAGTTAGTAAAGCACAATGGGATGATAAAAGATCAGATTTTGCACTAGAAATCGTATATATGATTGCTCCGTATGATACTCCTGTCATACAAAATGCATATAGTAATCCAGGTGTAAAATATTATGGACCACATAAAAGGTATGAATATTGGTATACGGGAAAAAATTCAGAAATATTAAGTTATGAGCAATCTTTAGACACAGCTTATTATAATGTTGCATTAGTGCCTAGTAGTGCAGGAAGTGAAGCTAAAGGTGGTCCTGCTGCAATACCTTTAAAAGCAAATCAAAGAACTCCTATGCCTAGAACAGGTAGAACAGATGTTGGAGCTGAAGCACAAAACTCATACTTAACTAGCTTATATGATCCTAAATCTTTTGCTACAGCTAAAATAAACATTTTAGGTGATCCAGATTATTTAATACAGGATGCAGAGGATATTGGGGGAGTCGGAAGTGTTTATAATAAATTTTATGGAAATAATGGATATACAATTAAAGCAAATGGGGGTCAAGTTTTTATTGAGATAAATTTTAAAGAAGCTATTGACTATTATCATGACACAGGAACATTAGATATAAATGATAGTATTTTATTTTGGGCTTATCCACAAAGTATTAGTAAATTAGTAAAAGGTATAAGTTACCAAGTTGTAACAGTTGAAAGTAATTTTTCAAGTGGAAAGTTCAGTCAAATATTGACCTGCAATATTAATACTTTTGGAGATGTAACGGGTGAAGAAGGTACAGGTAGAGAATCAAATACTGGTTCTAATGCAAGTCAAACTGATACTACATCTTCTACAGGCTTAAGGTCTGATGATCCTACAGTAACTAATTCTAACATTGTAGCAGGAAGTCCCAATGCTTCAAACACAAATCTTCAACAAACTGATAGTAAGGGAGTAGCAAATGACGATGCAGGAACAACAAATGATTAAGGATGATTAATGGCTGAGGATGTTTTTAAACCTGCTGGAGTTTTAAAGGCAGCTAAGCCAGATGCAGGTGGTGCAGCGGTACGTAACGTTCCGTTATTTGGTATAGTTAAAGATAATATTGATCCTAATAGATCAGGTAGAATTTTCGTATATATTTCTGATAATAGTGGAAAAGATCCTGACAGTAGAGATAGTTGGACTCCTGTAAGTTATTTGAGTCCCTTTTTTGGGAGAACTACACCCAGTGCTCCTGATACAGGATATGGAAAATTTGTAGAAAATCCAACTTCCTATGGTTTTTGGAATAGCCCACCTGATATAGGAACAACAGTAATTTGTTTTTTTGTAAATGGTGATATGAATTATGGTTTCTATATAGGATCTATACCTGACCCAGAGACTTTACAAATGGTTCCTGCTATAGGTGCAACAGAAAATATTGTTGCAAATGAAAGTGAAGCTTCAGGTTACGGGGGCGCAACACGATTACCAGTAAGTAATATTAATGTAAACAATGCTGGTATTGCCGATAGTCCGTTATATTTAGATGAAGCCAAACCTGTACATAGCTATAGTTCTGCAATATATACAAAGCAAGGATTAATAAGGGATCCTATTCGTGGACCAATTAGTTCTAGTGCTAATCGTGAAAGTCCAAGCAGAGTTGGTTGGGGAATCTTAACTCCGGGCAGACCTATTTATACAGGCGGATATACAGATGAAACAGTTTCCGAAGCAATAACCTCAAAAAGTAATAGTATAGGTTTAAAAGTCATTTCTCGCAGAGGTGGACATAGTATTGTTTTAGATGATGGAGATACCATTGGGCGTGATCAATTAGTAAGAATAAGGTCTTCCTCAGGCCATCAAATATTAATGAGTGACGATGGGCAAACTCTACTAGTAATTCATGCCAATGGACTATCTTATATTGAATTAGGGAAAGAGGGTACAGTTGATGTTTATGCAACCAATAGTATTAATTTAAGAACACAAGGAGATTTAAATTTACATGCCGATAGAAATATTAATATAAATGCTAAAAAAGACCTTAAAATTAAAGCTGAAAATATAAAAATAGAATCTGAAAAAAATACGGATCAGAGAGTAGGAGAAAAGTTTCAACTTTATGCTTTAAATAATTACACAGTAAAATCTGATGCTAGTATAAGTCTAAATTCACAAAGTGACATAAGTGTTGCAAGTAGTGCAGTAGCATATGTAAACGGAAGTAAAGTTAATCTTAATACAGGTTCTACCCCTGTTAATCCACAAACTGTAGAAATTATTCCAGTTATATCACACATTGATACAGCTTATGATTCAGTAACAGGGTTCACAGCAGCACCTGGTAAATTATTAAGTGTAACCAGTAGAGCCCCGGCACATATGCCATGGGCTAATGCTGGTCAAGGAGTAGATGTTGAGGTTGATTTATCGGAGTCGGCTAATAGTCCACAGGCTCCTATTGATAATGTAGCAAACGTAAATGATGCGTCTAATTCTGTAACACCAATAACTATTACACCTACCCAAGCAGCAACTATTCCTAGTGTACAACCTATTAGTGCAAGTTTAGATGTAAATAGTTCAGGAGCTTTATTAGCTGCCAGTGCTGCAACTGCTGCTGAAATTATGCCGAAATCCTCTCCACTTGAGGGATATGGGATTATTACAAGTAATAATGCTAAAATTCCTGTTATAGGATCTTTTGCACAAACTCCTGATAATATTCAACAAGGAGGTTATACAAAACCTGGATCAGCAGCATTACTTAACAGTTTAGCAGAACGAGGCTATCAAGTGCCACGTATTTTTACAGAAAACATGTTTACAGGTAAACCAGGGGGAGAAAATTTTAATCGATTTGTTACAAATACGTCAGCACAGGCATCTAATCAAATTAATAATTTTCAAAGGACACAAAGTTTGCTAACAAAAACAGGTTTAATATCAGGAAAAGAATCCGCTTCACAAATAGGTGGAATATTGTTAGCAGGAAGTAATTTTGGAATAAAATCAACTGTAAATCTTTTTCAAGGCGTTGGTTCCAAATCTGCTAGTGCAATAAAGGGTAGTTTAAACTCAAATAACCCTGTGTTACGGGCTATAAGCACAGGCAATAATGCACTAAAAATTGTAAATACAGTAGGTTCATTCGGAGGCCTATCAAAAAGTATTGATGCATTGCAAAAAGCAGGTAGTGGTATTTCATCTATATATAAAGACAAAGGAATTGTAGCAAGTGCGTTTGGAGCTGTAAGCGGTACATTTAAAGCCTTAACGCCAGGAGTACCTCAAAATTTACGAAAAATTAGTGAACTTAATAAATCTTTTGGAGCAGTGGCAGGTCAAGCTGGAACAAAGACAAATTTGAACAATTTAGTAAACGCATCAAAAAGTGCAATAGGCGGTATCGGAGCACAGGCGTCAGCACTAGCAAGTGGTATTTTAAATATGCCAGGAGGTATGGCAGGGATGACAAATATAATAAATAAGTTACCAGGAGCTAGTTCAATTAATGTTCCTGGAGTTGATAAATTAACAGGTACCATAACAAGTGCACTTAATAGTGCATTTACAGGAAAAGGTACTCCTAATATTCCTAAAGGATTAAATGGATTAGTTTCGGCAGCAAGCACTAATTTAGGCGCAGGAGACATGGCACAGCTACTTACAAGTATAACGGGTCTGACAGGTGGAGGTAATCAAAAAATTCGACCACCTAATTTAGGATTCAATACTGTCAATGTATCAGGTTTAAACAATCAAGTAAATAATTTATTAGGGGATCCTAGGATTCCTAGTCCAAATAATATAGGCCAAATACAACCTTCTACAGTGTCTTCATTTCAAAATACTCAATCAGAATTAGAAAAAAATAGACAGGATATTGCAAAATTGAACGAATTTAGCAAAAAAATTTCTAAGGCTAGACAAGAATATGAAACCTTAAAGGCTACATTACCTGCTGGAGATCCTGAAATACAAGCAGCTAAAGAAGCTTGGTTCAAAATAGTTGACGATCCAGAACGTAAGGCTATTTTAGCTAGAATAGACAAACTATAAATACATTATGCCAAATTATATAGGATTCAGCACAATCAATTCCAATAAGCCAAAAACCACTAATAGACCTCCAGGTGAGGCAGGAGGTTTCGGAAGTGTTTTACAACCTATTGTATATGGGAAAAAATTTAGAATGCTTGATCAACAATTGGTTATTCAAGATTTAATAAATGCTTTTAATATAAAAAAAGGTACTAAAGTTGGACAGCCAGAATATGGCACAACACTTTGGAATTTTCTATTTGAACCAAATACTGCTGACATTCAATTTGCTATACAAAACGAAGTTCGTAGAGTTTGTAGCCTTGACCCTAGAATCATATTAAATTCTGTAACTTCATATCCTAAAGAAAATGGAATATTAATTGAAGTACAGCTGGCTGTAAATCCTTTTAAACAAGAAGAATTATTAAGCGTATTTTTTGATGCAACTTCTAATAATGCAAGTATTGTATCCTAAATATTATACTATTATTATTTGATAAATAATTAAAAGAGATATTTATGGCTAATTCTAGAACATCGAACATAGTTGGGGTAAACGATTGGAAGGCAATTTATCAAACTTTTCGTGAGGCTGATTTTAGAAGTTATGATTACGAGACTTTACGCAAAAGTTTTATTGACTATTTAAGAGTTTATTATCCTGAAACTTTTAATGATTTTACCGAAAGTAGTGAATTTATTGCATTATTAGATGTTATGGCCTTTATGGGGCAAGGACTTGCTTTTAGAAATGATTTAAATAGCCGTGAAAATTTTATTGATACTGCTGAAAGAAGAGATAGTGTTGTAAAATTAGCTAATTTAGTTAGTTACACTCCTAAAAGAAACATAGCAGGGCAGGGATATTTAAAGATTACCAGCATTAGAACAACTGAAAATGTTTTAGATATAAATAACTTTAATCTTTCAAATATTCCTATTTTATGGAATGATCCAGCTAATCCTAATTGGCAAAATCAATTTAATGCAATAATTAATGCAACGTTAATAAATTCACAAAGAGTTGGTAATCCTGGAAACACTGCTGAAATAATAGGTGTTGATACAGAGGAATACACAATTTCAATACCTAATACTGCACTTCCTATTATACCATTTACTTCTACAATCGACGGTATTACAATGAACTTTGAATTGGTAAGTGTGTCAAGTATTGACACAGATTATATTTATGAATTGCCCCCTGCCCCTTTTGGAAGATTTAATATATTATATAGAAATGATAATTTAGGTTTTGCAAGTCCTAATTCAGGTTTTTTTATTTATTTTAAACAAGGTACACTAACATCTTTAGATTTTAGTTTACAACAACAAATTGCAAATCAAACAATTGATATTGATATACAAGGTATTAATAACACAGATACGTGGTTGTTTCAACTTAATAATAATAACGGCGGACGAACCTTGTGGGAAAAGGTTGATAATGTTTACGCTGATGCATACTTACAGACTGAAACTTCTAGACGTAGAGTATTTTCTGTAACTTCTAGATTTAATGATCAAGTAACTTATGTATTTGGTGACGGTGTTTTTTCAGCTATTCCTGTAGGTAATTTTAGAGCCTATGTAAGAGCAGGTAATGCTCTAACTTACACTATAGAACCTAGTGAAATGCAAGGTATCAGTGTAAGTTTTGCCTATATTAGTAGAATAGGAAAGGTAGAAACATTATCATTTACTTTAGCTTTACAAACTAGTGTGAGTACTGCCCAAGTAAGAGAACCCATAGAACAAATTAAACAACGTGCACCAACTAGATATTATACTCAAAATAGAATGGTTAATGGCGAAGATTATAATAATTTTCCATATACTTTATATAGTTCTATTATAAAAAGTAAAGCTATTAATAGATCAAGTGTAGGAGTAAGCAAAAATTTAGACCTATTAGACCCAACAGGCAAATATTCAAGTATAACTAGCTATGGCAGTGATGGTGCTTTATATCAACTAACAGATGAAAGTTTTTTAACAACAGTTATCAATAATACAAACGATATAAGAAATTTTTTAACAATTTTAACTACAGCTTTAGGAACTATACCTCCAAATCAATATTATGTAGCAAATTATCCAAGATATGATGTTAACCAAAGCACTGGCGATGATACCACATATTGGCAAACTAGTACAGTCAACACATCAAGTGAAACTGGATTTTTTTACAAATTTGTAAACTTAAACAAGACGCCTGTTCCTACTGGCACCTTTTCAGCAACAAGTATGAAATATGTTATTGAAGGGTCAATGATAAAATTTTTAGCTCCAATTGGTTTTTATTTTGATAATGACAATCGTCTAGTAGCAGGGTTGCCAGGACCAACAAATAAAACTTATTTTTGGACTACTGTTTTACAGGTTGTGGGTGATGGTTTTAATAGCGGGGATGGGCAATTTGCTAACGGTCTAGGACCTGTTACAGTAAGTGGGTATGTACCTTCAGGAGCTATTATAACCACTGTAATTCCTCCCTTTTCAAATAGATTTAACACAATCGTAATTGATGAAATTCAAAGAAGGATGGAATTAAATCAAAACTTTACTTTAACATATAACAATTCATTACAAACAAATCAGAATCCATGGTCTATAGAATTAGAAACTGAACCTGATTACTTCATTCTTTTTACAAACACAGGAGTAAATCGTTATATTGTTCAATATAAATCATTAAATTATTATTTTGGTAGTGTATCTGACACTAGGTTTGCATTTAGCCAAGACGAATTAGTTTACGATCCATTTACAGGAAAAACGATACAAGATAATATAACTATTTTAAAAATAAATAATCAACCTAATTCATCTTATCCTTATGGATATGATATAAAAGTTAATATAATAGGACAAAATATTGCTAGTGATGGATATGTTAATGATTATGAAATTAAAGTAGCTTCAACTGATATAAATAATAGGAACCTAATTCTAAACCCTGATTTTTTTTATGAAATAACTGGTTACCAAATAAACAGTTCTAATGTTGGTAAATATGTTTTTTTTGAATTAATAGAAAATCCCATTACACTATCATTTTTACAAATTATACCTACCTCAACCGTAAATTATCAATATCAAAATTTATCACAAATTGAAATTGTAAAGTATGATTACCCATTAGGTCAATTGTTTTTTGCTTATGTAGAAAATAAATTTTACAAATCCTTTCAAGATAATACAAAAATAACTCCATTTTTTGTAATGAGGGAACAACCACAATATTCAGTTAGATTTGGTAGACAAGGTTTAAATTTTCAGTATAAACATAATAGTAATAATACAACTAGAATTGATCCTGCTACTACTAATATAATAGATTTGTATATAGTAACACAATCATATTATACAGCTTATAGTAATTACATACAAGATACAACTAATACTATTCCTAAACCAGAAGTTCCTAGTATCACTGAATTATCCACGACATATAGTGAACTAAATAATTATAAAATGCTTAGTGATAATATAGTTTTAAATAGTGTCGTTTTTAAACCTTTGTTTGGCCCAAAAGCTGATTCTGCACTTCAGGCTACTATAAAGGTAATTAAGGCATCATTTACTAATGCAAGTGACAGTGAGATTAAAAGTGCAGTGCTTACAGCTATGAATAATTATTTTAATATTAATAATTGGAATTTCGGAGATACTTTTTATTTTGATCAACTAAGTGCATACTTACATGCAACGATTGGTGAATTTATAAGTTCAGCAGTTTTAGTTTCTAATAATCCAAGTTTACGGTTTGGAGACTTGTATGAAATAAGGTCTATGCCTTATGAGATTTTTGTTAATGCTGCAACAACAAGCGACATACAAGTGATAGCTGCATTGACTCAATCACAACTTCAAATAAGATAATATGACTAGAATACGCACATTAGAATTTCTACCAGAAATATTTCAAACACCAACTAATGCACAATTTTTAAATGCAACATTGGATCAACTTGTAAATCCACCTGTCACTCAACCTGTACAGGGTTATGTAGGTAGTAAACTAGGTTATGGTATCAATCCTAAAGATTATTATGTTATAGAACCTACCAAAGAAAGAACAGATTATCAATTAGATCCTGCATTAATTTTTACAAAAAATAATAATGTTACAGCAAATGATTTTATAACCTATCCAGGAATAATTGATGCTTTGGAGTTAGAAAATAGTATAGTAAATAATAATTCAGAATTATTCGAAAGTCAAATTTATTCCTTTGACAGCTTTACAGATTATGATAAGCTAATAAATTATAATGAATATTATTGGTTACCAAATGGGCCCCCTGCAGTTGAGGTAAGTTCCGACACAATTTTTAAAACAGCAGAATTTATTGTTGAAGATGAATCAAGTTATTATAATATAAAAGAGGGTAATAAAGAATTTAAGAATCCAACTTTAACATTATTACGACAAGGTAAATACCGATTTATAGTAAATCAGGATTCTAATTTTTGGATACAAACCCAGCCTGGATTATCAAGTATATCATCCCTTCCGCCATACTATAATATACGAGATGTTTTTGGTGTTGAAAATAATGGTGCAGATCAAGGAGTAGTTACCTTTAATGTACCAGAAAAAACACAACAAGATAATTTTTTATTTCCTGGATTAAACAATGTAGATGTTGTAAGTTCTATGCCATTTTCAAATATTAATGGAAAAGCATTATCTACGTTTAATAATATTGATGGAGTAACATCTTTAAATGGCATGCGGGTTTTATTTTATAATACAGGAATTGAAGATGAGATTGGTTACGTGCAAAGTTTTTATGGTGAAACAGGATACGATACTAATTCCAATAGTTTAGTTAGTCCTGTAGTACTTTATGTATCATCAACCACAATTACTAATTTGGTTTTGGCAACAGGTTATGATACAACAAATCTAGTAATAGGTCAAACAGTTACTTTTGGAAGTACCTCACTAGGCGGAATCATTCCTAACAATATTTACTACATTTCACAAATTATAAATTCTACAGAATTTAGAATAAGCGATACATTAGGAGGAATTCACTTAACTTTATTTTTTGATTCAGGGTATATGCCTGTATACGCCAATCAAGGGTTATTTGAAGAAGGTTATTATTCAGAGGTCAATAGTAATTTTTATAGAATAGAATATGTAGGTGATGTTAATGATCCTATTATTAGGTTAGTTAATGATGGTGTAATACCAATTAATCAAAAAATTACTGCAAAATATGGTATTGAGTATATTGAAAGGAATTTTTTTAAAAACTTAGTTGGTGAAATAAATTTAATACCTTATTTAACTGCTCCACTTGATGTTTTATATTACCAAGACGGACAAAATCCTGATAAAGTAGGAATAATAAACTTAATTGATTCTAATTCAACAAATTCAATAAATGTTAATACTGATATTATAGGACAAAAAAATTATACATCAAAAAATGGGGTTGTGTTTACAAATGGACTAAAAATATTTTTTGATGGTGATGTAACTCCTGCAAATTATTTACAAGGCGAGTATTATGTTGAAGGAGTAGGAACTTCAATAAATTTAATACCTACTGTAAGCACAGTATGCCCTGAAATTTTTACACAAACCCAATTTTTACCATATGATGTGACCCCGTATGATTTTGGAAATTATGACACAAACTTATATGTTCCAATATATCCTGATTATATTACAATTAATAGAAATGCAAATAATTTAAATGCTTGGTCAAGAAGTAATCGTTGGTTTCATTCACAAGTTATAAATGATACAGCAATATATAATAATGATCCCTCTATTGTAACATTGTATGGCACTTATCAAAACAAAGCGAAAAGACCGATTATAGAATTTTTTCCAAATTTAAAATTATTTGAGACAGGAACCTTAGAAACTAGTCCAGTCGATTTTATTGACTTTAGAACAACCGATGCATTTTTAGAAGTAGCAGGGCAAGAAACATATTATCCTGATGTTGCTGTATATACAAATAATACTGTAACTATTGCAGCTACGACTACAAATTCAACTACAATTACAGTGTTAAAACAAAATGTAATTGGAACATTTATAATTGGACAATATGTAGTAGATAGTTTAGGTGTATTACCAATTAACACAAACATTAAAAATATTAATCAAACAAATACATCCTTTATACTTACAGTAGGTTGGGAAGATCCTGAAGTCATTAATTTAACTACAAATGATAGTATAATTACTACAAAAATTCAACCAGATGGTTATAAATTATTTTCAGGTGCTCACATAATTTTTGCTAATGATAATAATATTGAAGTTAGAAAAAAAGTTTATGAAGTTTCTTTTTCATCAATTAATTCAGGTCCATTATTAATTACTCTAACACCTGTACCAGATTTAATCTTAGATGCTGATTATAATATTATAGTATTGAAAGGTAATAATTATGAAGGAAAAAGTTTTTATTTTGATGGAGTTGATTGGCTTTTAGGTCAACAAAAAACAAATATTAATCAAGCACCTTTATTTGACGTATTTGATCAAAACGGTATAAGCTTTAGTGATAACACAATATACCCAGGCACTTCATTTATTGGAAGTACATTGTTTGCATATGGTATTGGTAGTGGAACTGATGATAGCATTTTAGGCTTTCCTTTACGTTATAGTTCAGTTGAAAATTTAGGCGATATTAGTTTTGATGTATCCTTTAATAAAGATACTTTTAATTATGTAGAATTAAGTTCTCCACAGACTAAAAAAATTAACACTGGATATGTACATAACTACTTTACGAGAACAGAATATACTAGACAATTAGGTTGGCAAACTTCTATTTCTCCAAGTATACAATATCAAATTTTTGAATTTAATTATAATATTGGAGAAACAAAAAATGAATTTATTTGTGATGTAGCACCTGCTAACGATAGCACTAATAAGTGGCCAAAAGTGCAGGTATTTATTAATAATGTTTGGCAAAATCCTACAACATATACCATTGCAACAACATTTTCTACAACCACAATAATTTTGGGTAAAGTGCCAACATTTGATACTGTAATAGAAATATATATTTACAGTAATCAAGTTAGTAAGAAAGCATACTATACTATTCCTATTAATTTATCAAATAATCCATTTAATACAGATATCGAAACTGTACAAATGGGAGATTTAAGACTTCACTATGAAAGTATCTTTGTAAATACTCCTAATATAGAAGGTAAAGTATTTGGTAGTAATAATTATAGAGATTTAGGGAATTTAATACCATATGGTAATAAAATTATTCAAAATAGTGCTAGCCTTGTATTACCTAGTGTATTTTTAAGAAAACAAAACCAAAGTTTATTTAATAGTTTACAGTTTAATTGTCAACAATATTTAAATTATAAACAACTTATAGTTAATACCGTTGACAAGTTAGATATTGGACAAACATTTACACCTAGTATTGTTTTAGATGCAGCTATTGAAATAATTACAAAAGAAAAAAACAATACGCAATCATTTTTTTATAGTGATATGTTGCCTAGTAAAGCTTCATATATTACAAATTCATACATTTTTAAAAATGATTTAAATGTAACAATATATCCTTTAAGTAAAATTTACAATTTTGATACTGCTAATTATAATGGAGTTTTAGTATACTTATTAAGAGAAAAAAATAATTTATTATTAGAGACTTTATGTATAAAAGATATTGATTATACTATTAGTAAAACTGCACCTAGCCTAATTATCAATGTGCCTTTACTTGATAATGACATAATTGTTATTAAAGAATATAATCAAACTTATGGAAGTTTTGTTCCAAATACACCAACTAAGTTAGGTTTGTATCCTGCGTATTTACCAGAAGTTGTATATGATACAACTTATAATACACCAACTTGGTTTATAAAAGGACATGATGGTTCATACACAAAATTATACGGAGAATACAATACTGATTTAGAAATATTAATTGATTTTCGTGATCAAGCACTTTTTGAGTTTGAAAAAAGAATTTATAACAATTTAAAACTTGAAGGTTTTAGTATACCTATTTTACCAAATCAGGTCATTCCAGGTTATTTTAGACAAACCAATTTGTCATTTGAAGAATTTAATGAAATATATTCTTTTAATTTTCTTAATTGGGTAGGACAAAATAGGTTAGATTATTCTACGCAATTTTACAATGTTAATAATAAATTTAGTTATAATTATAGAGATCAAGAAAATAAACTAGATGACAAGCCTTTCTTACAAGGAAATTGGAGAGGGCTTTATCAATATTTTTATGATACCTCTGAGCCTAATTTAACTCCATGGCAAATGTTAGGCATACCAAATAAACCAAATTGGTGGGAAGAAAGATATGGGCCCGCACCATACACAAGTGATAACTTTATACTTTGGAATGATTTGGCTCAAGGAATAAATTACAACAACGGTAATCCAGTTGTAATACCAGAAGCAATAAGACCACAATTATTTGAAATAATTCCTGTAGACGGTAATGGAAATTTATTGAATCCTTTTGAAGTTATGCTTGCAGGATACGATATTAATACATTTCAAAAAAGTTGGATAGTAGGAGATACAGGTCCTGTAGAATTTAGTTACAAGCGAAGTAGTACATTTCCCTATGATTTAATTAAAATTTATGCTTTAACACAAACAGCTAATTTCTTTAATTTATTTGTTGACGTTGACAATTATAGATATAGTTCTGAATTTAATCAATATTTAGTAAACAATCAAAATCATCTTATTCCTAATCAGATACAAATTTATGGTAATGGTATAGCTAAAACTAGTTATTTAAACTGGATAGTTGATTATGAAAAACAGTTTGGGTTAAATGGCACAAACAATATTTTAACACTATTAAATAATTTAGATGTTAGATTAGTTTACAGGATGGCAGGATTTAGTGATAAAAAGTTTTTACAATTTTTTGTCGAAAAAGGTTCTCCAAATGATAATAATGCAAGTTTATTGATTCCTGATGAAAGTTACGCTTTATTATTATATGACAACCAACCACAAAGTAGGATTATATATTCCAGTATAATTATACAGAAAATACCATTTGGATATGCAGTTTTTGGTAATAGCCAAGATAAAGCATATTTTATTATTTTAAATCCTTTAAACGATGGAAAGTATGAAAATATAACAGTAGAAAAATTGAGTGTAAAAGTTCCTTTAAATTACAGTAATACTGAATCGATTATACCTTATGGTACAATTTTTTATACTGTCCAACAATTAGCTGACTTTTGTAATGGATATGGTGCAAAATTAAATCGTGATGGTTTAGTATTTGATTCTGTTGAAAATGGGCTTGAAATTAATTTTAGACAACTTATTGGAGAATTTTTATATTGGGCACAAACAGGATGGGAAGATGGAAGTATAATTACATTAAATCCTACTGCTAAAGAATTAAAAATTAATAAAACAAATGAAATAGTACAACCTTTAACGGTACACAAAAATAATTTTGTTTTGAATCAAAATTTTTATCCTATCCCAGTAAATAATCTGTCAATAGTTCGAGAACAAACTATTTTTAGTGTAACAGCACTTAATAACGGAGATACAATAAGTTATGGCCAATTTAATTTAAGTAATTTTGAAAATGCAATTGTTTTTGATAACAATACTGTGTTTAATGATGTAATTTATGACCTAATCACTGGTTTAAGACAAAATAGAATTTACGTTCGGGGAGTAAAATCTGCGGAATGGAAGGGCACAGTGAATGCTTCTGGTTTCATTTTAAACCAAGACAATATTGAAGAATGGAATAAAGATTTAGGATATACAAAAGGTGTAATAGTTTTATATAAAAATAAATATTGGACAAGTATTCGTAAAATTGAACCTAGTGGAATATTTAACGAAAATGATTGGAAGGTTACAGAATACGACGAAATACAAAAAGGTTTATTACCAAATTCAAGTACTAGATCATATGAAAGTACCTTGTATTATGATATTAATAAAGTTAATTTAGAACAAGATGCTGACTTATTGAGTTTTAGTTTAATAGGATATAGACCAAGAGATTACTTAACATTGGTTGATTTATCAGATATCACTCAAATTAATGTTTATAAAAACTTTATAAAACAAAAAGGCACACAAAATTCCTTATTGGCATTTAAAGGAAGTAATTTGCCACAAGGAGGAATAGACTATGATACATACGAAAATTTTGCTATTAAAATTGGTGAATTCGGAGCCGTAACGAACAATAACTTTGTTGAATTTAAACTTAAACAAAATTTATTAACAGGCACACCTAGTATAGTTAGTTTAACTAAAGGAGTTGCTACAGAAGGTTCACAACAGGAAGTTCCATTAACTTCATTATTTAATTATAATAGACCAATAACTGATCCTAATATATTGTTAACAATACCTAGCTCAAGTTTAAGTTATGTATTTCCAAATGCAGGTTATGTAAATTTTAATGATGTGAAAATGTCAAGTTATTTTTTTACTAATCTGTCAACAGCAACAAATAGCGCAGGAAGTATAGTTCCTATAACAAATTTTTATGTAAGAAATTATGTATGGTTGGCCAATTTTCTTGAGAATTGGCAAATATATACTTGGAAATCAGTGGGACAAATTATAACTATTATTCCTAATATTAATAGCACATGTATTGTAAGATTTTTACAACCTCATAATTTATCTAGATTACAACCTATTAGTATAATAAACTTTGGACAAAATATTGACGGGTATTATTTAGTATTACAAGTTAATAATGATTATGAAATTATAATAAATTTAAATTTAATAACTGCTGTTCCTGAAGTAATAGGCCAAGGCATAGGATTAACATTTGTTTCACAACGTGTTGACACAACTAAAGATATAGAAAACCTTAATCTTATTGATGCAGAATTTATTAAAAATACAATTTGGGTAGACTCAGACAGTGATGGACAATGGGCAGTACTACAAAAATCAATAAATTATAAATATATTGATACATTTACGATTCCAAATACTCATCGTTTGGGAACGAGTGTAGCCTATAATGACAAAGCAGGATATTTAATAGGAGACACTGAAAATATTATTCAAGCCAATAATATAGTTGTAGGAGAAACATATCAAATACAAACATTAGGTAATACAAATTTTACGACCTGTGGCGCTAGTTCTAATACATTAGGTACTATTTTTCTTGCAACAAGTATTCCAACTGGAAACGGAACTGTTATCCAAGGAAAAGTATATAGATACAAACAAAATAAGGTAACCCAAGAATATGAAGTAGTACAATCTTTATCTGGACCAAAATCTTTTGGGAAAACTATAAAATATACAGGACAAATGTATTATATATCAGATAATAATAGTACAAGACCTGCTGTATACATTTATAACATTAATCCCAGTATTGTTAATACTAATTTAATACTTAATCAAGTTATATTAGCTCCGAATTCTCAAATAGTAAATTTTGGAGAAGATATAGCTATCAGTCAAGATCAAAATTGGTTGTATATAAGCGATATAAATAATGACCCTAATAATTACAGACAAAATGTTTATGTTTACTACAGACAAAATATTCAAATGTCTGCAGGATTTTTTGTAATAGGTGAAACTTATGTCATAACTGAAATAGGAACAACAAATTTTATATCCTTAGGTGCCATTGAAAATACAGTTGGAATTATTTTTGTAGCCACTGGTAGTGGTACAGGCACAGGAAAAGCCAATAAAATATCTTATAAATTATCTACTATAATTGACGGTACAAATTACGGAAATAATTTTGGTAAAAGTTTAGCAACAAATTATACTGGTGATAGAATACTTATAGGAGCTCCTGGTAAAGTTATTAATAATCTTGACAATGCAGGCCAGTCATTTTTATATTATAGAACATATCAAAACATTGAAGTTTTAAATAAGTTCACTCAAGAATTTAATTTAGGGTGGAATACAGATAATTTATTAAAGACAGCAGTTAGTTTTGATGGAGTTAACAATTTCGTACTTTTAAATAATGTTAATGGAATAAGCATTAACGATCCTATAATTTTTAGTGGAGTAGGATTGACAGGTTCATTAGTACAACAATATAAAACATATTATATTGGTAGTATTTTTGGTAATAATATTACCCTCAAAACGTCACGAAGTACCAATAATTTCTTATCAATTAATACCGTTTCAGGTCCGTTAAGTGTAATAGCCTCAGTTCAAACCTGTCCATTATTAGTAATGTTAAATGGAAACACTTTATATGATGATAGTTATGGTTGCATATTAAACAAATTTTATTATACAGGGTCATTGAATCCTGGAGATATTATAAACATACAGGATAATCAATTTACTTTACTTAATACATTTACAGGAATCAATAATGAGCGAGTAGGTGCACACTTTGGTAATGCAGTAGGAATGAATAAGCTTGGAAGTGAATTGATGATCGGGAGTCCTTTTGAAATTGATAATAATAATTTAGAAGGAAAAGTTTATAGATACACCAATGGTGGAGCGAAGTATGGTATACTAGTAGGTAATACTATCTGTAACGTAAAAACACAAAGACAAATTTTTATAAATGGTTTTTTGGTACAAATTCCTGCAGGCAATGCTGATGTAGTATCCTATGCTATAACTCAAGCAGGAATACCAAATATCACAGCTAAAAGTATTGATGGTAGGTTAGTAATAAGTACAATTAATAACAATATGGCTGTACCAAATCAAAAATGTATAGTTTTTGTAACAAATCCAATTATTTTAAATGAATTAGGACTAAGTCTTTATAATTTTACTCAATTAATATCAGCACCACATAGTGAAGGGTCTACACAGTTTGGTTCAAATTTAAAATTTAATGAATTTGATAGTGTAGTAATAAGTGCACCAATAGGATCCAGATACGAAGCCACAACTTTTGATTTTACAGATGATTTAAATTTTGATAATGATACAATATTTGATAATAATGCAACACAATTTATAGACAGTTATCCAAATGCAGGAGCTGTTTATATGTTTGATTATATAGCTACCTATAATGAATCAATTGATAATGTTGGAAAATTCATATATGCTCAAAGCGTTAATTCAATAGATCAAGTTTATGGATCTTTACCATATTATGGATACAGTTTAGACTTTAATGATTATAATGTAATAGTAGGTAGCCCAACTTTTAGTACAGGTGGATTCACCATATATATTAATAATGAAAAGGTTAAAGATTGGATTCCATATCGTAAAAGTGCTCCTATAGTTAATACAGAAAAAATACAAAATGTACAAATATTTGATTCAGAAACAAATAATACTTTAGTAAATTTAGATTATTTTGATCCATTGCAAGGTACATTGTTGGGTGTTGTTAGAGAAAATATTGATTATATAAGTAATGTAGATCCAGCCAAATATAATAGTCCAGAAAGTTTTCAATTAGGACTTCTATGGGGTAAAAATCAAGTAGGACAAATATGGTTTAATACAAATAATGTAAGATATGTTAATTACCATCAAAATGATAATGTTTACAATGGTAAGTATTGGGGAACTGTATTTCCAGGTAGTCAACCTGAAATGTATACTTGGATTGAAAGCACTGTGCCACCTGATCAATATATTGGGCAGGGACAAATATTTGATCCTACACTTTACGTTGTCCAAGTAGTTATTAATAGCACAGGATCATTAACACCAGTTTACTATTTTTGGGTAAGAAATACAGGTTTTATAGGTGTGAATGCAGGAAAAACTTTATCAGATACCACACTAGAAGAATACATTTTAAATCCAACCGCATCTGGTGTAAGTTATATAAGCACATTATTACCAAATAGTATTGGTTTATATAATGTTGAAAATTTTATTAATGGTAATAATAGTGTATTTCATATAGGATATTTAAGTGGTAATAATTTTGAACTTGCTCATAATGAATACACTTTAATAAGAAGCGATTTTGCTGACGATTTTTTACCAGGTGTTCCTAATTTGGGCACCAATGAATTACCTGACAGTTTATATGATAGATTTTTAGATAGTTTATCAGGAGTTGATGAAAATGGTTCGGTAGTCCCTAACCCTTTTTTACCTCTTGCAGTTCAATCAGGTGTTCAAGTAAGACCTAGACAAAGTTTTTTTTATAATCGTTTTACCGCCTTAAAAAATTACTTGACATATGCTAATGTAATAATTAAACAATTTCCTATCGTAGAGACAAAACCATTTGCGTTTAGAGATTTCCTGCAATTAAAAAATAATTCAACTTCTGTTTTTACAGAAGGAGATCAATTTGATGTAAGTTTATATTGGGAATACATTAATTGGTGGGCGTTAGGGTATAGTGATAATACTAAAGCTGCATTTGAAGTGAAATATTATTCTGATCTTTCAACTTTAACTGTTGAACCTAATACAATAGTAAATGTAGGATATAATTTAGATGGAAACAGAGAAACTTACATATATGAAGGTAATAACAAATGGACAAGAATTGGTTTACAAAATGGTACTATTCAATTTAAACCAACTCTTTGGAATTATAACATAGCAAAATTTGGATTTGGGGATAATTTTTATGATACTACTAGGTATGATATTTATCCGAGTACAGAAACCAGACTTATAGTAAGAGCCCTTGTAGAAAGAATTTATACAAATGAATTATTAATTTTTAGAAATAAAAGTTTAATTTTGATTTTTAATTATATACAAACAGAAACTATTGAGTCACAGAACTTTTTGCCATGGTTAATGAAAACTTCATTGGTTGATGTTTCTCATAAAATACGTGAATTGTATCCATATGAAGTTTATCGTAGCGATAACCAAGAGTTTTTAGAAGGTTATTTGAATGAAGTAAAACCATATCATGTGGTAATTAAAGATTATTTGTTAAAATACACAGGAGAAGAAATATTTGAGGGTGACTTAAGTGATTTTGATTTACCTGCAAAATATAACAAAACAGTTGAGAAATTTATAAGTCCTGAATTAGTTCTCGACATTCCTAACAATGAATATGAATTTCTGCCAACCAATCCAATTTGGCAAGAAAATAGCTATTCTCAATGGTTCAAAAATCGTGGACTAAGTTTATCAGGAATTGATAACTACAGTTTAACAACTCTAGCAGCATTTGTAAATATATCCAGTACAGTTATTTTTCTTGACAATGTAGCAGGACTTCCAGTAACTGGTTATATTTTAATAGATAGAGAATATATAGGTTATAGTTATGTTGATAGAGCATTAAATTTTATTGGTAATTTACAACGTGGTTTATATGGTACAGAAATAGTTGATCACATACCAGGCGAAACAGTAATCATAGATTTACCAGGAGTGGTCGTTTTAGATTCAGGTAGAGGATACATTTCAGCACCTAAAATTACTGCTTACATCGATCCTTTATTATATCCACAACCTATAACTCAGGCTGTTTTAATACCTATTATGAGCTTAGACAAAGTTATAGGTGTTGATATAATTGATCCTGGTTTAGGATATTTAACACAACCTGAAATAATTATAGAACCATCTAACGTTACCATATTTTCAAGTGAAAATATTGATACAGAATTTAGTACTATAACAATATATGCACCTACTTTAATTACAGGAGATCTAGTACAATTTATAGTAGAAGGAAATAGTAGCCCAATCAAAGGACTTAAAAATAAAAATTGGTATTATATAAATGTTTTAGAAATTGATCCAAACTATATATTTGGTTTATACTATAGTTATTCAGACGCAATAAATGATGATAATCGTGTAAAAATATTAAGTACAGGCAATGGTACATATAGTCTAAATTTAGGAGCACAAGCCTATTCTATAACCACTGCTCAACCAAAACGTGAGGAAATTACAACATTAAGGTATGATAGAACAACTTATAGACCACAGGTTACTGACTGGATAGCAGGCACGTATTATGGTGCATTTTTTGCCGGACTTTATAGTAACAGTGAAAAAATTTCAAGTTCAAGTACTAAATTACAAAGTGTATTACCTTCTATCAGTAATATTTTAGCAAGTGCACGTGGTGTGGTTTTTGAAATTGATAACGTTGTTAATGATCAAGTAATAACCTATAGTAGTTTTGTGCGTTTTGCGAGTCAAACAGTCGCAGCTAGCAATTGTATTAGACTAATTCCACAGGATGGAAATAATGATCCTTTAGTAACTAATCCAAACTCAGCAAGTGGATTAACTTTAGGATTTTATTCTACTATGCCAATTAAGTTCTCAGGAGATGTTGGACCTATTATAGTACAAAATCAAGTTTATTATGTAAAAGACATAATTAATAATTATGACTTTTCAATATCCACTACACCTAATGGTCCTACTTTACTTTTAAGTAATTACACCGTATCGGAAGTTTGCAGTTGTTTTGTAGGAGAGGTTACAAATACAGCTTTGATTACTGTAAACTATCCTGATATATTAAATGTAACAAAAATTACATCAGGTATTAATAAAATAACAGTTCCTTTAAATAGCACAGGTACAGGTGGTACAACAAATATGTATATTAACGTACCTGTAGAATTTGTTGGTAGTATGTTTGGTGGATTAGTTAGTAATTTTATCTATTATGTTACAACCATTATTGACGAAGAAAATTTTACTATTTCTAAAAATACAGATCCTATTAGAACAACTGTTACAAATACTTCTAATAGTAATGTAATTACTGTTGAAACCACTAGTGGTTTTAATATAAATGATCCTGTAATTTTTAATGAGATGAAAGTAGCAATAGGTAATCTTAGCGTAGGGCAAACTTATAAAATTTTACAATTAAATGGAACAGATTTTACAACTCTCGGGGCTTCGGAAAATATTATTGGATTAGAATTTATTGCAACTAGTAATGGTATAATAAACGCAGGTCTTACCACAATAGGATTAATTTATTATATTACCTCTTTAGGTAATACTGATTGGAATAGTTTAGCGAATACCACTGGATTAGTCTATGCAGTTGGTGATGAGATTTTAGTGCATGATCCTTCTTTAGTAACAGGATCGACTGGTACATGTGTACAAGGATCAGGAGTTGTAACAACAAAGTACTTTGGAAATATTTATTCAGGAAGACTATACTTTGTTAGAGAAATTATAAATCCAACATCCTTTACAATTTCAAGTGAAATAAATGGATTAGAGTACGTTTTAACCAGTCAAATTGGTACTGCACTTGTTACAAACCAAAGTGATGTAGTACCACTTATTGATAGTGTTGGTAATTGTACATGTAACCTATCTTTGCCAGTAAGTCCTGGCCAAGTAAATGGACAAATATTTAATTTTTATAACACCAGTAAGAATTTTATAAGTCCTAAATTAGGACCAAACGAAAACTTAATAGTAAAAACGATTCCTGCATCTTTAGGCAATGGTACTATGTCAGGAGAAAATAAATTTCCTATCGTAACAACTGCTACTGGTTTAGGTAATTTTTACGTAAATATGCCTATTGAGGTCAGTGTAGACCAAGGTGAAGCAACATTTTCAGGTTCAATAAATTTTGGATATTTAACAGTGTCAGCGTTGCCTGCTCCTATTGGCAATATTAACTTAGGTGGTTTAATAACTGGAAACGGTATAGTCGTTTCTGATAATGTCAGAATCGTTGGACAAACAGACGGAGTTCCAGGAGGACCGGGCGAATATTTGCTTAATCAAGCTATCAGTGGTCCTAGTGGTACTTACAACATAGAACCTAATTTAAACACCTCAACCACTTACTATGTTATAAACTACACAGGTAGATTAAACCCAAGCACAAATATAATTGAACCTAAGTTAACAGCTACATGTTCCGCTACAGTGGCAACTGTTAATTATATAATTTGTGATACTACGTCACAATTATATGAAGGAATGCCAATTGTATTTTCATTGTTTAGTTTAGGAGGTTTGTTGCTTGATACAGAATATTATGTAAAAAATATTATTTCATCAATTGAATTTACTATTAGTAATATTAAAAATGGCCCAATAGTAGAATTGAATACAGAGTTTGGAACTATGATTTGCACAGGTCAGGATTGGATACAACTATCAACTTCAATAAACGGAGATTCTTTAATTTTATCCAACTCAGTTGACGAAACAATTGCAACACAAACTCCACAAGGTGCCCAACCAGATTTTGACATAAGTTATATTTTAGGAGGTTATAGAGCAATCATTACAGCCCAGGGATCAGGTTATGCTATAAACAATACTATTACTATAGAAGGTGTTGATTTAGAAGCAGTAAGTCCTAAAAATAATTTAACTTTGACAGTTAATGGAATAGATAGTTTAGGTCAAATTACAGATGTTATTTGTTCAGGTACAGTTCCTGGTTTAGAATTAAGTTATTTTTGTAAAGTATATTCTGGTAATCAATTTTACGTATATAATAATCCTTTACTAACAGTACCAGTTAGTGGAATAGATTTTCCGTATGTTGGTATTACAAAAACAACTGCGGTATCATTAAAGCAAACATCTACTGTTATTTCTCCATCAGTTCCTGTTGTCACTGTTTCTAGTACCTCAGGCTTTGAGCAAGGTGATTCTGTTAATTTTACAGGAAATATTATAAAGGCACAGGCAGAATTTACAGGTTCTATAGCTGGTTCAACTTTAACAGTAAGTTCAGTAACAGCTGGTGAAATTTTAATAGGAATGGAACTAAATGGCAGTGATGGAAACGGAAATATTGTTATTCCAGGCACATATATACAAAGTGGTAGTGGTATAACTTATACATTAAGCATTAGTCAAACTCTTGTAGCTGCAAATTTCCAAGCAAGCAAACATACAATTAGCAATAATTTAACGTACTATATTTTAGAAATTGATAGTGTTAATAATGAAATTTCTATAAGCACAGAACCATCAGGACAAGCTGTTGAAGTGGGTGAGGGTACAGGGTCAATGACAATGGCTAAGTTAGGTAGTACAATATTTTTACCTGAACCATTTTATTTTAATCAAAGTATTGTAAAATTTAACAACCGTGTTTATAGTTGTGTAGTTAGTAATAATGATCAAGAATTTATTTTAGGCAAATGGGAAGAAATAAGATCAGATAGTTATAGACTCAATGCGCTTGATAGAGTGACAGGGTATTATCAACCTACAAGTGATATGCCAGGTAATGATGTTACACAAATATTCGAGGGTGTAACTTATCCAAATAGTACATATTTTGGTAATCCATTTGCTCCTGCACAACAGTATCCTATAGATACAATTTTGCAAGACGTTCCATTTTATCCTACCCAAGTTAATATTACATCAATTCTATACAATGATGCAATCTATTTTGGATCAGCAAATGTTACAGATAGCTATTCAGGAGTAATTCTAAGTGACAATGGTAATGACTGGGAAATTTATAAAATTTCTGATGTTGGTATTAACACAACTGATATTATATTTGGTGACAATGTTTATGTAATGACTTCAAGAAATCAGGCTACTCCTATTTTTAGAAGTAATGATGGTATTTCTTGGACTACAAATGGATATTATGTACCATATGGTTCAGGTCCATATGATACTAATCCGTATGATTTAACAGCAATTTATATAGCAGCACTTTCTTTAAATTCAGTAGCATTTGGAAACGGGGTTTTTGTAGCAGTAGGGCAAGAAATAGTAACTAGCAAAGATACATATATATGGCAATCAACTTATAAATTTCCAACCGTCGGCTGGAATAATGCTACCTTAGTAAATGAATTATATGGGGTAACCTACGTTACTAATAATAATTTTACAGGTTTTGTAGCAGTTGGTAAAGGTCAAACTTATGATTATTCTTCAGGATTTTCTGAAATAATTGATGTAGGAATAATTTTAACAAGTATTGACGGCACGAACTGGAACCAAGTTGTAAATTTAAGTAATAAAGGATTATATGGTGTAAGTTCTGATGGTACTAAAATTGTAGCTGTTGGTGAAGATGGAATCATATATTATAGTTTGAATGGAACTGTTTGGTTCGGAATCACACAAACACAAGTATTAAGCACTATTTCAATAGACAATGTTATAAATGTAGATAGTACTATTGGATTGAATATTGATGATGCAATTAGATTTAACAACAGCTTTTCCAGTGTTATAGCTAATACAACCTATTATATTAGCTCGATTGTAAGTAATACTCAAGTTAAAATTAAGACCGGAATACTAGATCCTGTACTTACTTTAACTGTTGGTTCTATACCATCTAACACTTACTTAGAAAAGTATCCATTAACAAATACATTAAATGACATAATATTTGCAAATAACTTTTTCTTAGCGGTTGGAGACGGCGGAATTATAAGAAGCTCACTTGATGGTTTTACTTGGACTGATGAAACCTCAGGTACAACAGAAAATTTAAATGGTATCACATATAAAGTAGTTGCTTCGGGCTTATATTTAGAATTAGATGGTTTGCCTGCTAATTCTTATATGACTACAGAAAATGACTTAACAATGACCACAGAAACAACAGGTGCCGGATTACCTAATCAAGTATTGTTTGTTGTAGTAGGTGATAATAACACAATCATAGAAAGTATTGATAATGGCATTACATGGAAATCAATTTCATTGTTTAGAGTGCCTGCAACATTATATGATGTACAAGGTGAATCATTTGATTCAGGATATAGTCCTGAAGAACTGGTTTCAGGTGTAGTTAAAGATAATTTAACTATGGTTATTACAACCAAACCAGGAAGCAATTGGCCTGCTTATGAATATGCCAATGTTGGATACAACGTAGTGAGTATAGAATTAACGCCTATTAATGCATTCCAATTTGTTTATTCTTTTAGAGATACAGTTCAATACCCAGCACAAATATCTTTGTTCATTATTGATAGAGATACAGGGTTGTGCACAGGTTTGTTACCATCACAATATACTATAAATTGGATAAGTGAAACAGTTACATTAGCAACTCCACTACCATTCTTTCCTATTCCCAGCAAGTTACGTATTGATGTATATGAAGTTGGTAACGGCAATCAACTAATCAGATCAAGCACAAAAACTGATCCTATTTTATTAAATAGTGTAACAGGTTGGCAAGAAATATTTTTAAATTGTAATTATAGTGCTGATATCTTTAATGGTAGTGGTGTTCTAAGACCAGATGAAGTTGTTACCGATGTGATAGCAACACGTACTCAAAGCAGTAATGATTCAATTTTTGTAAGTGATGCTAGTAAATTTATTATTAATGGTGTAATTTATTTTCAAGGGACAACATTTGGTAATATTTTAGAAGATACACCATATTATGTTAAAAGTATCAGTTTGCTTACAAATAGTATAACAATTAGCGATAATTATAGTATTGCTACAGGAGTAGCAGGTGCTATCTTTAATTTATCAAATGCCACCGGGTCAATGGGAGTAATTATAGCAAGTGGTTCTAGCTCTGTATGGACAGATCCTATTATTCTACATAATGGAGTTAAACTTGCTTTAGGAGTTGTTGGTAATATTTTTAGAACCAAATCATCAAATAATGCAATAACAACAAATAGTACAGCAGGCTTAATTGAAAATAGTCCAATTAAATTTGCAAACTATAGTTTTGGAGTAATTGTACCCCAACAAACTTATTATATTAAAAATATATTGGATAGTAACGAATTTACGATTAGCTCAACAGTTATAAATGGGATAGCTGGTCCAGTACTTCCACTAACTGATGAATCGGGTACAGGTACATTTATCACAAGTGATTTTGCATTTACACAAGTACCTAATGGTGCAGGTACTAATTTAGTATTTTCACGTAATGATTATGATAAGACATATGATTACATTACATATACAGTTTTTGGTGAAAGCGAACCAATTCAGTATGGATATACTATTCCTGAATTTCAAGGTTTTACTGCAATTGCAGGACAAAGTATTTATAACCTAGACAATTTTGTAGGTGGTTTAAACCCTAATAATGCTGTAGTAGAAATTAACGGGGTAAGACAATTAAACAACATTTATATTATAAGTGGTAATAATCAAAACATTACATTTTTAAATCCACCAAATAACGGAGATATTATAACAATTACTAGTTATAGTAATACAGATAGACAATATTTAAACACACAGTTTGGTATCACAGGCAGTCCATTGATAGAATTTAACGGTGTAACAGTTGCAGATACTTATAATGATACTTACATATTTGATGAAACACAAAACGCACAACAGCTTGTAAATCTGAAACAATATCAAATAGCATATGTTAATGACAATGAATGGCCAGTCGCAGGTGACTCTACTGATTTTAGTTTACTTGGAGCCACAACAGTAAATGTAGGAAGTTTGGTAATAGGTACAACTTATGTAATTCAATCGTTAGGACTTACAGGCATAACTGATTTTACATTATTAGGTGCACAAACAAATACATATGGATTAAGTTTTACTGCTACAGCAACAGGTTTAATTACAGTGGGTAATTTTACACCTTCTTTATCATATAAAATAGTAAGTCCAGGTACAACTAATTTTACATTGTTAGGTGCAGTAGATAATAATATAGGAACTGAATTTATAGCTATTGGCACAGGTGTATATGCAGCAGGGCAAATTATAGGTGGAGAAACCTATACTATAGCTACGCAAGGATCCACTGACTTTACACTTATCGGTGCAGCCAATAATAACGTTGGTACAACCTTTATTGCGACAGGTTCAGGTACAGGTACAGGCACTGCAATACAAGGCAATGGCACTGCCACTCAAGGTACTGGTTTTACTTGGGAGAAACTTTTTGTTGCCAATGGAGTTCCTAGTGCAGAGACAGGTAGTGTAGTATTAAATGGTAACGGTTTTGATAGTCAATTGGTTGAAATGGGATATTTAGTATATAACCAAGTTTATACCATTATTGATATTGGAACAACAACTAATGCTCAATGGAATGCCATAGCAGGAACTAGTGATATTTCTTCTAGTAGCCTAATTGTAGGTACTTATTATGAAATATCTGTTTTGGGACTAACTAATTGGAATTTTATTAGTGATCCAGCCTCTAGGTCTTGGGGTATGGGGTCTCCTAGTGTGGGAGATACTTTTCAAGCCATTGGTAATTCAGGAGGAGGTGGATTCGTTACAATTTATTACCAAGTTGGATATGAATTTACATGTGTAAATGATGGATATAACTATGGAACTGGATTAGTTTACGGAGCAGGTCTATTTGATGGCGAAATAAATAATTTAGTGTGTGACGCTAATACTTCAACAAGCATTTTAACCATAAATGATCCTATTTTATTTAAAGAACCTGTAATAGGTGGAGTACTCCCTGAAATAACATATTTTGTCACACAAATTTTAAACAGTAAAATATTCCAAATATCTGAAAGTGTGGGAGGTTCTACGTTCATTGTTAGTAATGATACAGGTGCTATGAATTCCATAATAAACACAATACAAGTTAATAATATTACTGGAATTAATAATACGTTAACTCCTGTTTTAGGTACTAGTTATGCAAATGCAACTATTAATACAAGTGTTACTATGAATAGTTCTAGTATTTCAGGAACAGTTTTAACAGTAGGAACAGTGACAGGTACTATTCAACTTGGCATGGAGCTTACAGGTACAGGAGTTCAATCAGGTACTATAATTATATCAAATGTTAGCGGAAGTGGTTCAGGGTCAGTGTGGACAGTAAATAACAATCAAACTGTATTTTCTACAACCATAACAGGTACTCAGAATTGTATAGAATTAGACGATACAATAGGATTTATTACAGGTCAAACAGTTGAATTTAAATCTCCTTATATTGATGTAGGAACACTTGAAGTAACAAAAGAGTACTATATTTTTTCATTAGGTACTACAACAAATAATCAATGGAATACTATTGCAGGCACAACAGGGGTAATTTATGAAGTTGGTATGACATTTACCTGTTCTGATCCTGGAATAGGATTCGGTACAGGAATAGTTTTACTTGCGAATTTTGGTGGACTAAATTGTTTAGGACAAGTTTATTTTGTTTATTATAAAACTCCAACAAAATTGGTTGTTGCTGATGAAAATAATAATATAATACCATTATCAAATTCTACCTTTTCTCCATTAATAAAAGTTGTAACAGGAGGAGTACCATCTATAAGAATTACAACTTTATTACCTCATAACTTTTTAACTAACCAATATGTAAGAATTGATGGGGTAGAGGGTGCAATTCAATTAAATAATAATACATACTTTGTACATGTTATAAGTGAAAAAGTATTTGATATATATTTTACACCATATAATTTTGCAGCCACAGCAGTTAATAATTACGTGGAGGCAGTCTCCACTTATATAGGAGGAGGTTTCGTTTGGTTAGATACTTTATTTACCATATCTGATACAGCAACTTATTCTACTTCAAATATAAACAAAAGAATTTACGTTAAATCCACCGATAATTTTATAATAGGAACTCCTGTATATTTTAGTCAACCAGGTAACTTAATAGGTGATTTGATTATAGGTAATTTAGAAATGGGAAGAGAATATTATATTAGAGAAATTTTTGACATTGAAGTGGGAGTTCCACCTAGTGCTTTAATTTTAGGAGCTACCTATAAAATTACGGAGTTGGGGAATGCAAATTGGAATTTCATTAACGGTACATCTGGTGTACAATATAAAATTGGATCAATAATTTCTGTTAAAAACACTGTTTCAACTGGGACAGGGTTAGCAGATAGTGTACCGTCTTTCACTGTAAATGTAGAAAGAAATGGATCATTATTTTCTGTATCCACAGACTATTTTACCACATTTGTAACTCAATGGGAACAAACAAATGTTGATAGATTATGGGTAACAATAAATGGATTACGAGTACCTTCTAGTTCTTTAAGAATTAATGCTAATAATAATTTAAGTATTTTATATCCTATTAATGCAGGAGACGAAGTTACAATAGGAAGTATGGTTCCAAATGCTACTCCTAACGAAGAAATTTACATTCTTAATGTAAATCAAACAAATGAACCTAGCGTATATAGAAACAATCGTTATAGAAAAACATATGTAACTCAAACATTATACCCTATGATTGATGTTCTTTTTGTTGATGATGTTACAAGAGTATCGAAAGTTTATGTAGAAAATACAGTTGCTCCTACTCCTACAAATAATATTTACACGATTGGCTTAATTGCTGAAAAAACAATTATTGCTAGTGTCACTGTTTATAATAATACAAAATCATTATTATTAGACCAAGATGTATATTCAGTTCAAATTGTAGATTCTAGTCCAATGTTAGAAATATTAGACGGAAGTTATATTGATGTAGGGGATAATTTGACAATTACTACTTTAGAGGGTAGAACAATATTAGTGAATGGAGAAATTATACAGTTTTCAGGTATTGATTTTGCAAACAATGCACTTCTTGGATTGTCCAGAGCATCATTTGGCACAGGAGAAAGAGTTATAATTCCTAAATATAGTGTAGTTTATGGTTTATTATCCCAGGACAAACTTTCTGATAATCAATATAATTTAACTTGGAACTCATATACATTTAATACTGTGGAAGGAGATCCATTACAAATTAGTACAACTGATCCAGCTTTATTCCTTGAAAGTACTTCTTAAAGTAGGAAAATAATAAATGATAAATAAAAATATGAATAATTATAACCAAAACAAAAAGGTAAAATCTATTAAAAAAAATGTTAGACCAAATGAAGTAAGTGGATTTTACTTTTCCTCGACGTTAAAAATTTTTGATCCTAATACCAAAGAGGTTTTAGTTCAAAAAAGAGGTGATATTTAATGTCAAGTCTAAATTTATCTTTAAAAATTGATGGATTTGTAAAAATACATGATCCTAATACTAAACAAATATTTGTTGATAAAAAAAATGCTATTAATTATGAAAATATAAGTGTAGCAATGGCTGATACATTAAGTGGAAGAAATTACGGTGAGATATTTGAAATGGCTTTTGGAAACGGTGGAGCCAGTGTTTCCGAAACAGGAATAATAACATATCTTCCTCCAAATGTAACTGGTCAAAACGCTGCGTTATATAATCAAACCTATCAAAAAATTGTAGATGACCAAAGTGTTTTAAATACTGATCCTACTAGAAATAAAATGACAGTATTACATACTGTTGGAAAATATTATACGGATATATTAGTACAATGTTTATTAGATTACGGTGAGCCTCCAGGACAGGCTGCTTTTGATAACAGTACTCAAACAGATTCTAATTTTGTATTTGACGAATTAGGTTTATTGGCAAATTATGGTACGGATAGTAATGGGGAAATAATTACAAGACTCTTAACTCATGTAATATTTCACCCCGTACAAAAATCATTAAATCGTCAAATTCAAATTGATTACACTTTAAGAATACAAAGTTTAACTAATTTGGTAACTATTTAAGATAAATAAAATAACGGAGAGTAATAAGAAATGGCTTATACAATAGTTAAAAGTAACGGTACTGTATTAACGACAATTGCAGATGGCACTATAAATACAACAAGTACATCGTTAGGACTTCCAGGTAGAAATTATGCAGGGTATGGACAAACTCTAGACACAAACTTTGTTCATATATTAGAAAATTTTGCAGATACATCTCCTCCTAGTAATCCTCTTGAAGGGCAATTATGGTACAATACTAATACAGGAATTTTATATGTTTGTCCAAACGATGGGGAAACAAATGCTGCAAATTGGCTAGCTTTAACAGCTACGGCAACTGGTGGAACAACTACCTTTGGCCAAATAGATGTAACTGGAAATGTTACAGCAAATAATCTTTCTATTGTTAATTGGGCAAACGCTGCCAATGCAGCTTTTGATAATTTAACTGTTACAAATAATGCCAATATAGCAAATGCTAATTTACAAGGTGTAACTACTGTTGCAAGTCTTAATACAACTTTAATTACAACGGGAAGTACTACCACACCAGGCACTATGATTGGTACATGGACTGTAAATGGTGCAGTTTCAGGAAATGCGTTGGTATTAAATGGAAACCTATATATCGCAAACGCAGGTTCTGGGTATTACGGAATTAAAACAGACAATTACATGTATGCTAATGGTACACCTATTTCATTTGCAGGAACATATAATGACGCTAATGTAGAGGCATTGTTGCAAACTTATAATGGTCCAATATTGGCAAACACTATAACTGTAACAAATATAACAACAGGAGCTAACACTACTCCAGGTAATATAACAGGTAATTGGATATTAACAAGTGGATCAAGATTACAAGCAACATATGCTGACTTAGCTGAACGGTTTGAATCGGATACTTCTTACGATCCTGGTACAGTTGTAGAATTAGGAGGTTCAAAAGAAATAACAGCAGTTAAATTTGATTTAAGCGAAGATATATTTGGTGTAATTAGTAGTACTGCTGCATATTTATTAAATGCAAGTGCTGGAAACGATAATACTCACCCTGCTGTAGCAGTAAGTGGTAGAGTGCCTGTAAAGGTCACTGGAAAAATTAAAAAGGGTGATAGATTGGTAAGTGCAGGTAACGGTATAGCCAGAGCAGCAAAAGACAATGAAGCTACAGCATTTAATACAATAGGACGATCATTAAGTTCTAAGGAAACTTTGGATATGGGTTTTATTGAGGCAATAGTAAGTATAAGGTAAAAAATATGTCATATGCACAATTTAATTTAATTGAAGCTTCAGATTTTAATGGTTTAGTAGGAAATTCTGTAACTACAACATCAGGAGAACTTAATACTGTTTGGTCTACAGGAGGATCAGCCGCTGGATATGGTCAAACAGCAGTACCTAAGGTAGGACAGGGTAATAGTGTTGTTTTTAATGATTGGGCAAATTTAGTAAATAGCACCTCAAATTCTGCTTTACATCAAGGAACAACAATAACTAGTGTTACGGTGCCTACACAGGGAGTAACTGTAACATATGTTAGTGCAATACAAACAAATTTAACGACAATTTATAATGGCAGACGAAATGCAGCAGCACAAGGATCAACTACTTCAAATACAGTAACCAGGGGTACTTCATGGCAGAATGAAATAACCTTTACTAATATAGTAAGTTTTGCGAACGGGGATGCAGCACGTTATTTTTTTAATGCAGGTGGACAGATTGCTATGACTGTAAGTCACCCAGGATCAACAGGAATTGACTTATTATTTAATAATTTAGCAAGTAACGTCGGAACAATTGTATTAAGTAGTATTTCAACAGGTACTGTTAGTATAGCATCCACCAACTATGCTGGTGTTACAAAAATTGGTGGTGGAGGAGCTACACCAACTATTGATGCTACTAAAGGTTATTATGGACTTACTACCAGTAACAGCAATATATTTACACAATTAGCTACCACAGGTTCTAGTAGTTACTTAAATTCATATATAAGGATGATTGCTAAAACGAATGGTACACAGGGTGGGAATGCTGACAATGGAAATGTAATCACAATTTATACACTTTGGGATGAGGTTCCTAATGGATTAACAGTTTCTTCTGGATCAATTACAACTTTGACAATTCGTCCTCCTAGTACTGCACGTATTGCAAATACATGGGGAGTAATTACTTTAGCAGGGTCAGTTACTGGATCATAAAAAAAATCTCATTAATATTTTATATAAATATTAGCAGGAGATTAATATATGAACACAGAGCAATTATTAAAAGATTCTAAAGCAAGATTTAGTCATAATTCTGCAAAATTTGCACTTAGTGAAAAATATGCAAATAAATTAATTATAGTTGAACAACATGGATTATGGAAGATTACTCCTGAAATTATTGCATATCTTAATTCTTTAGGTAATACAGAAGAAACAATTATATTGGACGAATATAAAGATCCTAAAAAGGTTAAAGTTACTAATTTAAGAAAAAAATTTACAGAAGTTTATAATGAAGTTATGCAAGAATGGTATAATGAATGGTCTATGTTAGAAGGTAAAAAATGAAAGGAGTCGTGATTTTTTGCCATAATAACGGTAGTTTTGATTATTTAGCAATGGCAAAGTTTTGTGCTAAACGTGTAAATAAATTTTTAAGTTTACCTGTAACATTAATTACAGATAAAGAAACATTTAAAAAAAGCAAAACATATTTGTTTGATAAAGTTTTATTTGTTGAACCAAATAAAAATAACTTTAAAGAAAATACAATTTGGATAAACAAGGATAGATTTAAAGTTTTTGAATTAACTCCATATGATGAAACAATATTATTGGATAGTGATTACATCGTAAATTCAACAAAATTATTAAAAACTTTTGATATTTGTAAAGACATTTGTGTGCATAATAGTGCCTCATATATAATGCAACCTAAATTGGAACAAGAATTAGTAAGTCCATATATGGATGTAACAGCTTGGGCCACTGTAATTACTTTTCAAAAAACTAAAAAGGCTAAACAGGTATTTGAAGTAATGGAAATGATTCAAAAAAATTATAATCATTACGCTAATTTACATAATTTTATAGCAGGAACATTTAGGAATGATTATGCATTAACATTGGCACTAAGAATAGTTGATGGACATTTACCTAATATAGCAAATTACATTCCTTGGAACTTACTACACGTAGGTAGAAACACAGTAGTTTATAACTTAAATGATGATATTAACAATAATGAGTTTTTGTTTATGTTTGACAACTGGCGTAATAATAAAATAAAAAAAGAATATATTACACTTAAGAATTTAGATTTTCATTTAATGAATAAAAACAATTTAAGTGAGCTTATAAATGAATAATGGGTTTATAGTTTTAGCACAAAATACCGATAAAGTAGATTATGTAACTTGCGCCGAAGCATTGGCAATATCTATTAAACGAGTTATGCCAGATGCTAAAATAAGTCTTATATCAAATAATAATACCAATTATAAACATTGGGACAAAGTAATACCATTACCATATGGCGATTTGGTACCAAATAGCAAGTGGAAATTACAAAATGATTGGCAAGTGTATGAAGCAAGTCCATATGATTACACTATCAAACTTGAAGCGGACATGTTTGTGCCAAGATCGCTAGAACACTGGTGGGATATTTTGAAAAATCACGACTTAGTAATTTCTACAACTATAAGAAATTTTAAGCAGGAAATTTCTAATGTAAAAGTATATAGAAAATTTATAACAGATAACAATTTGCCTGACACATATAATGGATTAACTTATTTTAAAAAATCTACGTTAGCAAATGAATTTTTTAAAACTGTAGAAAACATATTCAAAGAATGGGAAAAATACAAAAAAATTTTAAAATGTAATATAAATGAAGAACCAACCACTGATTTTGTATATAGTATTGCGTCACATATATTAGGCAAAGAAAAAACTACTTTACCTTCATTTAATGATTTTAGTATGGTTCACATGAAACCGTTTATAAATGAATTTGGGATACAAAATTGGACAAAAATATTTACTTATGAACTTTTACCTCATGTTTTTAGAATAACCACGTATCCACAACTTTATCCCTTCCATTATATAGAAAAATCTTTTGCAAAGGAAATAATTGATGCCTACGGAAAATAAAGATTTTATTGTTATATATGAAGCACCTGTTATTGAAAAACCTGAATTTAGATTATATTATGATGAAAAAGGTAATGTCTTATCATACACTACTGATAAACTTGAAGGTAATTATATTGTCATAGATGCTGCAACTTTTGCTGAAGGGCGACCTGATGTAATTGTATTAGACAATAAAATAACTAAAAAAAGTTTGACAACAATTTCTTCTAAGTATGTTCCTAGTGATAATCCTGAAGTTATTTGCCATAAGGATGATATATCAATAATAACTAATAAAAAAGGAAAAGGTTGGGTAATAAAGTTTTATGAATTATGATAACATTATTGATGTTGCTGATTTAGACTGTATATATCTTAGTTACGACGAACCGCAAAAAGAAGAATTTTGGCTCAAAATAAAAAATATAGTACCATGGGCTAAAAGGGTGGATGGCGTAAAAGGAAGTGACGCTGCACACAAAGCAGCAGGCGAAAAAAGTGATACAGAAAGATTTATATTAGTCGATGGTGATAATATGCCAGATGAATCTTTTTTTAATATTCAACTTGATTTTACAGATAAAGATTTAATTTACCATAAAGCACAATTTCGTTGGAAGGCAATTAACAGTATAAATGGTTTATGTTATGGTAATGGCGGAATGAGTTCATGGACTAAAAGTTATGTAAAAAATATGAAAACACATGAAAATCAAACTGAGGGTGACTTAACACGAGTAGTTGATTTTTGTATGGACAGTAGTGATAACATATATTGGGCAATGTGGGATTGTTATTCTGTTACATATCCAAATTATACACCTTTTCAAGCATGGCGTGCAGGTTTTCGTGAAGGCGTTAAAATGAGTCTTTACAGAGGCGAAAAACCTAATGTACAAGATTTTAAAAACAATGTATCATCACGTAATCTTAATAATCTTACTGTTTGGCATAATGTTGGTGCAGATGTTGAAAATGGTTATTGGGCTATATATGGTGCACGATTAGGTACTTATATGACTTTATTATCCAATTGGGACCCTAAAAATGTACAGTGGTTCGATAATTACATAGATATGTGGGAAGAATACAAGAATCTAGATGCAAATGAGTTAAATAATTCAATTGAGAATATAGGTAACATATTGTATGACAAGTTAGATTTGCCTATGTGTATTCTATCACCTTCACAAAGTAAATTCTTTAAAAGACATTTAAATTCTAATAGGTATAATCGTGGACCTTTAATAAGAGAAATGGATGTTATTCGCCAAATTGAAGGCTGGTAATGATTAATGAAGTAAGTACAATAAAAACCATAATACCTATTACAAACGAAATAAGTCAAACATTTTGTTACGCTAAATGGTATCATACAACAATTTACTTACATATGGGAGAAACCCATAGTTGTTATCATCCTGCTCCCCATAAAGTTCCTTTGCAAGAATTAGAAAATAATCCAAGTGCGTTACACAATACAATTCATAAAAAAAAAGAACGTGCATTAATGCTTGTCGGTGAAAAACCTTCAGGTTGTCAATATTGTTGGAATGTCGAGTCTTTAGGTTCTGATTATGTTAGTGATAGGCATATTAGAAATGCAAGTTTACATAGAAATAACTTTTACAACGAAATTACGAGCCAACCTTGGGATCAAAATATTACCCCAGATTATATAGAAGTGAGTTTTAGTAATGAATGTAATTTTAAATGTGGTTATTGCCATCCTAAACATTCAAGTAGTTATTACAATGAAATAAAATCATATGGGCCTTACTTAGATGTTTCTAATCATGCAAATAATATCAATTTATTTAAAATTCATAAGGAAGAGGATAACCCATATATTGAGGCATGGTGGAAATGGTGGCCTGAACTTAGCAAAAAACTTAATATTTTACGAATTACAGGTGGTGAACCTCTTTTACATAAAAGCACATGGAGATTATTTGAACATTTAAATAAAGAGCCTAAACCAAATTTAGAATTAAATTTAAATAGTAACTTTGGAGCTAAAAATCAATTTATTTTAAAATTATCGGAAAACGTTAATAATCTTTTAAATAATAACAAAATAAAATCATTTAAAATTTTTTCTAGTATGGAAACTTGGGGCGATAGGGCTGAATATATACGTACTGGTTTAGATATTAATTTATGGGAAAAGAATTTAGATTCTTACCTACAAATTACAAAAAATCCAATTACTTTTATGTGTACTTTTAATATTCTTACAGTAACTTCTTTTATATTATTTTTAGAAAAAATATTAGAATGGAGATATAAGTATAAACACTTGTTTAATAACTATGAGGATAAAAAACAAAAAATTAAATTTGACACTCCATACCTAAAAGAACCATTACAATTTGATATGCTTATATTACCAAAAAAAGAATTTTTGCCTTATTTTGATAAAATATTAAAATTTATATCTGATCATAAAGATGATAGTGATTTTACAAAATTTAGTGAATTAGAATATGAAAGGTTTCGTAGGATTCGTGATTACTTTGCCACAAAAGAATACTCAATTGAAAAAATTGTAGAAGGAAGAAATGATTTTTACAATTGGTTTAATCAATATGACGAACGAAGGAATTTGAATTTTAAAAAAACTTTTCCTGAAATGGTTAATTTTTTTGAAGAGTCTGGAAATCTTACTAAGTAATAAAATGAATAATTTAACAGAAATATTTTCACAAAATGTGTTAATCGATGAAAATACAAAAATTCTAGATGATCCTGTACGACATTGTATAAAAAAGAATTTTTTACCATATGATGTAGCGATTGGGATGTATAATGAAATTAAACAAATTGATAATACTTTATTAAAACATTTCACCAGAAATGGTAGTAATATGTATGAACTTATAGGAAATTATAATGTGATTCCAATCGCATTTAACCTAATAGGTTATCTAAATAGCGGAAGTTTTCTCAAATCACTAGAAGATGTTACAGGTATTAAAGGATTGATATCCGATCCATATATTTTAGGTGCTGGATATAGTAAGATTTATAATGGAGATAGAATAAAAGTTCATACTGATTTTAATTGGAATGATAACTTAAAATTACATAGAGCATGTTCTTTAATTATTTACCTAAGCCCTGATTGGAAAGAAGAGTATGGTGGAGCGTTAGATTTTTACGACAAATTTGGTGAAAATATTGTATCAACTGTGCCATGTTTATTTAATACCTGTTTAATTTGGAACTATAATAAATTTGGATTTCATGGCTGTACACAACCAGTACAATGTCCAAGTGATAAATTTAGAGCAGCATTTAGATTATTTTACTATACCAGTAATAGCACTTTTAAAGAAGATGATCCTCCTCACAGAAGCCAATATTGGAAAGATAACAAAACAAATTTACCCTATGACATAAAAGGATATAAATGAAAATTTATACAAAAACAAACGCACACCATGGTTTTTTTGATAGGAAACATTTTTTTGATTTAAAAACATGTAAACAAGAAAATAATTGTATATATTGGTACGATCAACATGATTCTTCGGTTAGAGGAACACCTTTTCGTGATTTTTTAAATCATGAAAATTGGATTCATTGTTCTAAAGATCCTACAGCAAAAATTTTAATTTTTTATCCAGATGAGTATTATAATAGGCTTGATGTAGATGATTGGGCAAATACAATTAAAAAATATAATATAAATCCAAATCAAATTTATATAGTTGCAATAGATGAAAATTTTAAGAATTGGACAATAAAAACTCTTGAATCATACCAAATAACTGGGGTTAACATTACATCTTATAATTATTTGCTTCAACGTGTTCAATACTCAGTAGATGCCTATAATATCAATTTAAATATTAATTTTACTAAAAAATTTAGTGCACTTAGTAGAAATTACGGAATGTTATCAAAACCATATAGATTATTTTTATTTACAGAACTTTTTTGTAATAACTTACTGGATGATTTTTATTTTACATTCAATATTATAAATCCATATGGAGAAATTATAACCTATTCAAAAGATAAAATTAAAAATGATTTGGTAGTTGATTTTAATTATACTTTGACTCCCGCTTTACATAATTGGGTGGACAATATGCCTTACCAACTTGAAATTGAAAATGTTTTAGATAAAATGTCTAATACCATTTATAAATATATTAATGAATCAGCAATTCATATTACCGTAGAGTCACACTTTGATCCTTTTTGGATGTTCAGAGGACATGCACACGAAAATATACAAGCATTTAGTCCTGCCTTTCCAACAGAAAAAACCTATAAACCAATTGCATTAAAAAAACCATTTATTATTTTTTCAACTCCTTATTTTTTACAAGAATTTAAAACTTTGGGATTTAAAACCTTTAGCCCTTATATTGACGAAGATTATGATTTAATAGTAAATAACATTGATAGGACTAAGGCTATTGTTAAAGAAGTGCAAAGATTAAATTCTTTATCACAAAATGATTTTATTGCTTTATTAAGAAATTGTCAAGAAATTTGTGAACACAATTTTAACGTTTTTAAACAAATTTGTAGTAATAATATTTTTATAAATAATTTTGATTTTATAAATCATCTTAAAGATAATGGTCAACAAATTCATTTTTAATTATAAATTATTAAAAAAAAATCCTTATATATATAAAGCACCTTGTATTACATTGTTAGAAAATGAACTTGGTAAAAATTTTAATACAAATCACTTAATAAGTATTGGGGTCGGTACTAGACCCCAATTATGGTGTAACTTTAATAAAAATTTGTTTAAAAATTTAAGTACTAAACAACTTAAAACATTACAGCAAAAAAAATCAATTTTTTTAATAGATCAATCTTTAGAAGGATACTCAACTAGTTGGTTATGGGATTGGTTTCATAAAACTTGCATTGATTTTAAAGTTAATCCTAATTGTGTAATTTATATTACAGGAGACTTAAATGCAGAACAAAACTATAAAAAATTTGTTTTTAATAATAATATAAAAGAGGAAATTAAAGTTATATCGTTTTCCTACTTTGAACCATCTTTATATCGAAACTCGCAAAACTTTTTTTTAAATAAACCATTTTGGGATAAAGAACATTTCAAAAATTTTAAACCGGTTTATAAACATTTAATAAAAGATAATGTGAATCATTGGTTTATTAAAATTTCATCGTTTGAAAGAAAACTAAGGAATAATAAAATTTTAAAATTGTTATATTCTCTTTTAGGTCAATTTGATTTTAGTGAAAGTTTTAGTTACCCACAATTTTTTAAAATTGAACCCATTACAGTAAATAAAAAACTTCTTAACTACACTACAAATTTACAATTTAAAATTAAAAATAAACCAAGAATTAAAATGTTTGATATTTTGCAGAAACGTCCAAGAAGTCATAGAATTATTTTTTTTTATAAACTTTGGAAAAATAATTTATTAGAAAATAATATTTGTTCAATGAATACATTTGTTTATAATCCTGTTGATAATAAAAATGATTTTGATTTTATTTCTAAAAATGATGTTGAAAATATGAACAAATTATTACCGTTACTTCCTCCTGATCATCCAAATGGGTACGGGGCAGGTAATTTTATGTCGGAAAACGGCGCTGCTTATATAAATGATATGAACATTAATATTAAGTTGCAATCTTTTTGTTCGGTAATAAGTGAAGTTTTTTATTTTGAAAAAGATGATTTTTTTATAAGCGAAAAAACTTTTAAATCAATTGCAAACTCTCAACCATTTATAATTTTGAGCACAAAAAATTTTTTAAAAGAATTACAAAGATTAGGTTATAAAACTTTTCATCCATTTATAGATGAAACTTATGATGACCTAAATGATAAGGATAGAATGAATGCTATAATAAGTGAAATAATTCGACTGAACAAAATGTCTATTGAAGAAAGAATAAATTGGTTTAAGACTTTACAACCAATATTAGAACATAATTATAATCATTTTCAATTTAGATATAATTATACTCTAAATAATCTCCATGAGAATATTAAAAAGGCAACAAAAAAATTTTTATAGAATTCTTTCCTATAAATAAATTTAAAGGAGAAAAATTGAAAATATTTATTACAGGTGTAGCAGGTTTTTTAGGTAGTCATGTAGCTGATAAGTTACTTGATTTGGGTCATACAGTACACGGCTGTGATAATTTGACAGGTGGCTATTTAGATAATGTAAGTAAAAATGTAAAGTTTTATAAAGGAGATTGTTGTAATCTAGATTTTATGGTAGCAGTAACAAAAGATATTGATATAATAGTACATACTGCTGCTACTCCGCATGAAGGATTAAGTATTTTTAGTCCATATTTTATTACTACAAATGTTTTTCAAGCAAGCGTAAGTACGATAAGCGCAGCCATTCAGAATAAAGTTAAAAAGTTTATATATTGTTCAAGCATGGCAAGATATGGATCACAAGAATATCCTTTTGTTGAAACTCAAACTCCGTCGCCCATAGATCCATACGGTATTGCCAAAGTAGCAGGTGAAGAAGTACTAAAAACGTTGGCTAGTTTAAATAAAATGGATTATATTATTGCTGTTCCACATAACATAGTTGGTCCAAGACAAAGATATGATGATCCTTTCCGTAATGTCATGAGTATAATGATTAACAGATGTTTGCAAGGTAAACCTCCAATCATATATGGTGATGGTAGTCAAAAACGTTGTTTTAGTTATATAGGGGACAGTGTATTTTGTCTAGAGAAACTTATACTTGATAAAACGATTAAAAATGATATTTTTAATATTGGTCCAGATGAAGAATTTGTTTCAATTAAAGAACTTGCAGAGTTAGTTATTAAAGAATTAAAATTTGTAGGAGATCCTATTTATTTTCCAGATAGACCTAGAGAGGTCAAATATGCTACCTGTAGTGCAGAAAAAGCAAGAAAAGAATTGGGATATCGTACAAAAACATCACTTGTTGAATGTATACATGAAACTGCGGAATATATTAAAAAGCGTGGGGCTAAACCATTTGATTATACATATCCATTGGAATATATTAATGACAAAACTCCAAAAACATGGTCAGAAAGGTTAATGTAATGTTATTTGTTTTTGAAAATATAATAAAAGTAGAAGGTCAGGTAGATATAAATTTAAACCTAATAGGTTGTACTGATAAAAATAAATCAGGACATCCTAGATTCAATCCGTCACCTGTTGTATTTTCTTTACTTCATAAACAGAAAACAGGTCAACTTAAAAAAGTTCATAGAGAACCAATGATTGCATTGCAAACACCTCCTATAGGTCTTCCATATATTATTCCAGTTGGTGTTGCACATAATCCTGATGATTGGTGTGGCCCGGATAAGTTTAAAAATGGTTTAAATGCAAATTATCCTGATAGGAAAAATCTTTTTGAATGGCTAAATGAAGACTACCTAAAAGATTTACAAAATGGTATGGCATATTTATTAATTGATCAAACTCATGAAGGATATCATCCTGATTGGCTATTTCAATGGTTTCATAACTCATGTGATTCATTCGGAATTCCTGTAAATAGAATTATATATCTTACAGGGGATATGAATGCTGTAAAAAATTATAAATATTGGGCAGATACTTTTGGATTAGATTCAAGATTAAATATTATTTCTTGGCCACATTTTGAAACAGTTATTTTTGATATTTGTTCAGGTTACCATGGATTTGATGAAAATATTAAATTTGCAAATGATCATGTATTACCGCCTGGCTTAAAAATTCGTAAAAAGTTTCCGCATTTAATTGATCAATTAAATTATAAAAAAGCAAATTACGAAAAAATTAAAACATTTGATATTTTACAAAAAAGAACAAGAAAACATAGGGTACAATTTTATAAGGGTTTGTATGATGCTGATCTTATTAAAGACAATATAGTTTCAATGAATACTTTTGACTATGATTCCGATATTTTTCTAAATAAGAATTCGTATTTAGAAATAATTAAAAATCTACCATTATTACCTTTTGACAACCCTAAAAATTATGAAAAAGATGATTTTGAATCAAGTGATGGAGCAAACTATATATTATATTTAAATGATGAAACTATGTATAATTCATTTTGTACAGTAGTAAGTGAAGTATTTTATAATGATGAAGATCCATGCTTTATAAGCGAAAAAACATTTAAACCAATTGCATGTTCTCAGCCTTTTATAATTCTAGGTAATTATTTATTTTTAGAAACTTTAAAAGAATTAGGTTATAAAACTTTTCATCCTATCATCAATGAAAAATATGATACTTATGATGACCCTATTAGATTAAGAGTTATAATATTAGAAATGAAAAGAATTCAAAAGTTAAGTCAAAAAGAAAAATTAGAATGGTATTTAAGTATGCAAGATATTTTACAACATAATTTTGAAATTTTTAACAAAAGACAACGATGTGATAACGTGACACATCTAATTAATATGTTACTAAGTTGTACGGAATTTTAATATGCGTGACATTCAAATACACAGAATTAATAAAAAATTAGAAAATACCGATAAAGTAATCATAGCTTTGGGATGTAGTTTTGCTGAAGGACAAGGGGCAATATATGACTCGTTATATGATAACTATAAGTGGCATTATCAAGGTATGGGTAAAGGTATGCTTGTTACTGTATCAGACAGCGAAAAAAAAGAAATTATGTATCAATATCCTGACAAAGTAACTGTAGATAAAGCCTCAGGAAAACTTGATTTTTCAATTATGGAAATAGAAAATAGTTTTTCACACGTATTAGCTGAAAAATACTTTGATAATGAATACGTGGCAATAAACATGGGAATAAGAGGTACAGGAAATCGTGGACAAATAAAAGAATTATATTTTCGACCTGAAATCAATTGGCATAGAGTAAAAAAAATTATTGTTGTTTATTGTGTAAGTGGAATTGAACGATTTGATTTTGTAAATGATTTATGGGACACGCATTACCATTGGAAAGCAATGTGGCCAAAAAAGGAAATTGATGAAAATGACAGAAAACCTTTATGGGAAGGTTATGGGCAAACTGTATATAGTGAAAAGCAAGCTATAATTGAACAAATTGCTAACGTACAAGAACTTTTAACTTGGTGTAAACTGCACAATGCAAGTTTAATAATTACTCCAGGTTTTGAACAACGATATACAAAAGAGTATTTTAATGAAAATTTAAATACAATAGTTAATAGGAATTCTAGACAAGAAATAATTGAAAACTCATTTTTAAAAAATATTTTAGATGTTAAAAAAGTATCACATGATTACCTTTCACTATTATGGCCTTGGAATAATATGTTTTATCCAGATGATAATGATACATTTATACGTTTATGTATGTCTCAAGAAAATGACGAGATAAAAAATAGTACAGATTGGTTTTGGCAATTTTTAGGTAATAGATCCCCTAAAGGATATATTACGGGATGCGCTCATCCAGGCGAAAAAGGTCATGATTTATTTGCAAAACATTTGTATTTTCATATTTTAAAAAATAACCTATAAAATGCACTATTCAAAAAAAATTTTAGATATTAATGAAAATTTGAAAAAAACTAAGAAATTATTTATTTCTTCAGGGTGTTCATATGTTGCAGGCAAGGCTGCATGGCCAAAATCTTTTATGGAAGAGTTTAGACCAAATTTTGACAATTATTATTATACTTGGGATCATTTAAGCAATAAACAAAAAGAATTAGCAATTAAAAAATTTCCAATTATAACAAATAATAATAATGTTTTTGAAACCATTAATTTAGAAGTTGATAATTCATTTACATCAATATTGCACAAAAATTACATTCCTAATTATACAATAGCTAATCTTGGAGAACAAGCAAAAGGATTATTTTCAAGTGTAATGAATTTATATGTTACACCAATTCAATTTGCATTGGCAGATGAAATTATTTTATTTTTTTGTCCCACTGATTTACAACGATTTGATATCTTAAGCGATGAATATGCTTTTACAGACTCAAACGTTGCGGCATGCAGATTATTTAACACATTTTGGCCTTTTGATAATGAAAAAAAAGATCCTATAGGACTTTTACAACTTGGGTATTCTCAGGCTGTACATAGTCTTAGATTTGAAATCGTACATGCTATTATGTGTTTTAAATTGCTAATTAATTGGATAGAACAGTATAAGGCAAAATTAATTATATTTCCTGCTTTTAACAAGATTTATAACAAAAATTATTTTTATGAAAATTTGGATATAACAATACTGCGTGATAAAACATTAAAACAAAAAGAAATAAAACATTTTACATTTAGAGATAGTTCAAATTTTTATATAGATAATTTTGTTCCATGGGATAATTTTACAACATTTGATGGTTTTAATACTTTTTTTGATTTAGCGTTTGGTCAAGAAAAAAACTATGATCCAAATATTGAAATGCAAAGTTTGGTTGGACCAAATGGCGGAACATTAAATCAATTTATTATGAAATGTGGTCATCCAGGCGTTGAGGCACATGAATTATTGGCAAAAAAAATTTATGAAAAATATTTTTAATTATTTAAAAGAAAAATATACAATAAAAATTGATACTATTACTAAAAAAGAATCTTTTCATTTTAAAACATTTGATTCTTTGCCAATCAATTCAAATTTTTATGATTTTATAAATCATCCATTTTATAATTATCTTGATGACAATGTTCAATTAAAAAATTATTGTGGTAGTGATAATTATGAATTATTAAAAAAAAATATTATCCACCAACCATTGGAATGGAAATATGGTTTAAAAAAAATTACATATAGACTTAATAAAAGTGGATTCCGTACATATGAATTTAAAGACATTGATTGGAGAAATTGTATTGTTTTATTGGGTTGTAGTAATACGTTCGGAATAGGTGTTGATGAAGACGAAACATTATCGTATTTTTTAGAAAAATTAACAAATAAACAAGTAGTTAATTTAGGGATGGGGGGAATTTCAAATGATGTTATTATTGAAAAGTTAAACATTATTATTAATAAATTTGAGATTCCTACTAACATTATTATTAATTGGACTTCACCTGACAGGTTTAGGTATTATTTAAAAAACAAATTCATAGATTGTGGTAATTGGATCACTGAGGAGAGTGAAAGAGAGTTGCAAAAAAATCAACTTTTTGGAAAAGAATTAGAAACAGTAAATTTAAATACACTTTATTATAATTTAAATGCCATAGAAACAAATATATATTTTAAAATGCGTAATTTAAGTAATATTTCTAAAGCACTTTCTAAAAATAATTTTAATTTAATTACATTTAGTTGCTTCCCTGACGCAGCATATTATAGTGAATCAGATTACTTTTTTCCAGATGACTCTAAGGTAAATAAGGCAAGAGATTTAATACACCCAGGCTCGGATTATAACCAAATAGTAGCTGAGACAATTGTAGGTAAATTAAAATGAGTTTTTACAATCAAAATGCAGACCTTGCCGAAAAACAACTTAAATTTATTAGTAAAACTATGTGTTATGCTAAATGGGCGCAAGTTAGCATTCATTTAACAAATGGTATGACACAAAGTTGTTACCATCCACCTTTACATAAAATTGACACAAAAGAAATAAAAAATAATCCAAGTGCACTTCATAATACAAAACAAAAGAAACAAGAAAGAAAATTAATGCTTCAAGGAGAAAGACCTGAAGGGTGTAATTATTGTTGGAAAATAGAAGATAGCGGTGCAAGAAGCGATAGAATTTATAGATCAGGTGAATATTGGGCTCAAAATGCACGTATCGATATCATTGAAAATTTAGATACAGGTGACATAGATCCAAGATATGTAGAAGTAAATTTTAATCAGGCTTGTAATTTTAAGTGTATGTATTGTAGTCCTCATTTGAGCACAGCATGGGAAGATGAAATTAAAAAATATGGACCCTATTTATTAACTCATAATGAAAATACTAAAAAACATAATGATTTACATTCTTTAAAAAAACTTGGTCTTATGCCGTTAAAAATCAAACAGAACGAAAATCCTTATGTAGATGCTTTTTGGCAATGGTGGCCTAAACTTTACAACAGTTTGGAAGTTTTTAGGCTGACAGGAGGCGAACCATTAATGGATATTAATACATATAAAATTTTAGATTATATTTATAATCATCCAAATGCTTGGTTAGAGTTAAGCGTTACTAGTAATTTTTGTCCGCCTAAACAGGAATTAATGGAAAAATTTATTGAAAAAGTAAAAAAATTAGAAGAAATACAAATTTGGAATGATCCTAATAGGTTTAATTCGGGCTCGGGTAATAATTGGTATGTTAATATGGCTTTAAAACATTTTAGTTTATTTATAAGCCTTGACAGTGTAGGAAAACAGGCAGAGTATATTCGTTATGGCTTAGATTTTAATCTAATGACCGAAAACATATATCAATTTTTAAACAATACTAAAAACACAAATTTAACCTTTATTAATACATTTAATGCTTTAAGTGTTATAAAAATTAAAGAATTTCTAGAATATATTCTAGACTTACGTTCAATTTATAGTAAAGACAATCAAGGAGTTCAGTATATACCAATAAGCGATCCATATACAAAACATCCTGATTACGTTATAAACCCAAGGCAAAGAATATGGTTCGATTTACCTATTTTACGAAATCCAATTTGGCAAAGTTTTCTTATTTTACCGAAAAAATATGATACATACATTGTTGATGCGATTAATTTTATGGAAAAGCATAAGGATACTGATAATTTTGTTGGTTTTTATGATTTTGAAATAGATAAACTAAAAAGAAATTTAACTATTTTAAAAGAAAATCGTTTTGTTGATAATGATGCTAAAAATCATAGAAAAAACTTTATTGAATTTTTTAAACAGTATGATGCAAAAAAAAATATTTCTTTTAGTAAAGCTTTTCCTGAATTTGAAAACTTTAAGGAAGAATTATGTTTATAATTAAATTTATTAAAAAGATTATAAAAGAATACAAATATAGAAAAAGAATTAAAGAATTACGAAAACGTGATCCTTTTATATATAAATAATTATGCAATATATAGGAATTTCAAGTCATTTTCATGACGCTGCAATAACTCTTTTGTCCAATAATGGGGATATATTATTTGCAGGACATAGTGAAAGATATAGTAAAACTAAACATGATTCACTATTAAATATTGATTTAATTAATGATCTGTTATACTATGACAACAAATATGATAAGTTTTCAATTCATTATTATGAAAGACCTTTTATAACACAATTAAGACAAATTAGAGCAGGTCAAAAACTTGATTTTGTTACAACTAAAAGTCGTATAGGCAAACCAATTTTACAAATGTTAGGCAATCCTGATATAAAAAATTATAATCACCATTTAAGTCATGCAGCCGCGGGTTTTCAAACCAGTCTATTTGATAATGCTACAGTTGTTATAATAGATGCAATTGGAGAATTCGATACAATATCAATTTATGATGCTTATTATAATGATAAAGGATATGCAAAGTATAAAAAACTATATAGTCAAAAATATCCTAATAGCATTGGATTATTTTATAGTGCAATGACTAAAAGAGTTGGATTGAAACCTTTAGATGAGGAATATATTTTAATGGGCATGTCAGCTTATGGGATAGATAAACATAGTGGGGAAATGTTAAAATTCTTTAATGATATAAAAAATATTGAAATGAATACTAATTTGCATATAGGGGTAGATGATAATTTTTTATTTGGTGCTGATTTAATGGATATTGCATGTAGTACTCAAGTGGTTGTTGAGCAGTTGATTGAAATAGTTATGAGTAAAGCAAAATTACTAGGACGAAGTAATAATCTAGTTTATGGAGGAGGCGTGGCTTTAAATTGTTTAGCAAACAGGAAATTAGGAAATTTTTTTGATAAAATTTGGATAATGCCGAATCCTGGTGATGCAGGGAGTAGTCTAGGTGCTGCTGCATTAGGATATGGAAAAAGATTAAAATGGGAAAATGCATTTTTAGGATATGATATTAAAGGTGTGTATCCAATAGATAATATTCTTAAAGAACTAAACAGTAATAAAATAGTAGGTGTTGCCAATGGGCGTGCAGAATTTGGACCAAGAGCCTTAGGTAATCGAAGTTTATTAGCTGATCCACGCGGTAATTTAATTAAGGATAAAGTTAACGAGATTAAGCGTAGACAAAAATTTAGACCATTTGCTCCTGTGATACTTGAGGAATATGTAGATGAGTATTTTGTAATGCCAAAAGGATTTAGTATCAGTCCATATATGCAAGTAGTTGCAAAATGTAAACAACCTGAATTATTACCAGCTATTATACATCATGATGGTACGAGTAGGGTACAAACAGTAGGTAAGGACAATACGGGAATAAGAAAACTTTTAGAAAAATGGTATGATTTAACAAAATGTCCTTTGTTATTAAATACATCACTAAACATACGCGGTGAACCTATGGTTAATGATAAAAAGGATGCAGTTAGATTTGAAAATCTGTACGGAGTTAAAGTTTTTTCATAAGTAGACTTATGATTAGAGATGTTTTTTATTATGGCAAGAAGCCTAACATTCATCCAAGAGAAAGATTTGCTAAAAACCTTGAAGAAGCAAGAGAGTTATCAAATACAGAGCATTTTTGGATAATAAATGAATTTTGTGATTATAAAAATTTTGATTGGGATTTCGATTACGAATTTTTACCAGACGAGGATGTATGGGCGCAGGATCATATAAATATATGGCCAAGTTTATATCAAAAAGATAGTGGAACATGGTTAGTTCCAAATAATAATAGTTTAGTGAGAATTTACAGAAATGATGTACAACCTGTAGATAGAAAAATAATTAAAGATAATTGGATTATTTATTCACAAATAGACAGTAAAAAATTTGATTTAAAATGGCATCCTGATCCACTTGATCCGCCCTTTATTTATGTATGGGGGAATAAATTTATACCAGCAGAACTGCAACCTACAATAGAATATTATACACCTAGTGCTGTTGAACGAAAATACATGGGTGAAGTTGAGGTATTACCACAAATGGAACGTTGGGTAATGGTTCAAGATATAACTGAGGATTTTGATTTAACTTGGAGACCTGATCCAAGAGAACCTCCGTACATTTACGTTTGGGGAAACAAATATATACCTGGAGAGTTACAATCTACAATTGAATATCATACTCCTAATGCAATCAATAAAAAATATATGGGTAATGCACCTGTTTTACCTGATAAAAATTGGAAAATTATACAGGAAATTGATAAAACTAAATTTGATTTATCTTGGAGACCTGATCCACGTGAACCTCCATACATTTATACTTGGGGAAATAAGTTTATTCCTGCTGAAATAATGCCTACAATTCAATACTTATGTCCAAACGCTACTGAACATAAGTACATGCAAGAACCATTAGAGGTATTACCTGAATATGAAAAATGGGTAGAAGTACAGGCTATCGATAAAACTAAATTTGATTTATCTTGGAGACCTGATCCACGTGAACCTCCATATATTTACGTTTGGGGAAACAAATATATACCTGGTGAATTATTACCTACATTGCAATATAATTGTATAGGAGCAAAAGAATACAAATATATGGGTGATGTTGAGGTTATTCCAGAACACGAAAAATGGGTAGAAGTACAGGCTATCGACAAAACAAAATTTGATTTATCTTGGAGACCTGATCCACGTGAACCTCCATACATTTATACTTGGGGAAATAAATATATACCTGGTGAATTAATGCCAACTTTAGAATATAGATGTATTGGAGCAACAGAACGCAAATATATGGGTGATGTTGAGGTTATTCCAGAACACGAAAAATGGGTCGAAATTCAACTAATTGATAAGACAACATTTGACATGACATGGAGACCTGATCCAAGAGAACCTCCATATATTTACGTTTGGGGGAATAAGTTTATTCCTGCAGAATTAATGTCAACTTTAGAATATAGATGTATTGGAGCAAAAGAATACAAATATATGGGTGATGTTGAGGTTATTCCAGAACACGATAAATGGGTCGAAGTGCAGTTAATTGATAAGACAAAATTTGACATGACATGGAGACCTGATCCAAGAGAACCTCCATATATTTACGTTTGGGGGAATAAGTTTATTCCTGCAGAATTAATGCCAACTTTAGAATATAGATGTATTGGAGCCACTGAGCGAAAATATATGGGAAATATTGATGTATTGCCTGAGTTTAATAGATGGGTCGAAGTTCAAACTATTGATAAGACTAAATTTGATATGACATGGAGACCTGATCCAAGAGAACCACCTTATATCTATGTATGGGGAAACAAATATATACCAGGCGAATTAAAATCAACAATTGAATACCATACCCCTAATAGTACTGAACGTAAGTATATGGGAGATGTTGATGTTTTACCAGAAACAGAACGTTGGAATATTGTTCAAAAACCTAAGGATTTTGATTTAACATGGAGACCTGACCCAAAAGAACCACCATACATTTATGTATGGGGCAATAAATATATACCTGGGGAGATACAATCTACAATAGAATATCATACACCTGACGCTCAAGAAATAAAATATATGGGTGACATAGAAGTTGTACCATATTATGAACATTGGAATATTGTGCAAGAAGTCGGTGATGATTTTGATCTTTGTTGGAGACCTGATCCAAGAGAACCACCATACATTTATGTATGGGGGAACAACTATATACCTGGCGAGGTTAAAGCTACAATTGAATATCATACACCTAATAGTATTGAACGCAAGTATATGGGTATTGCCAGTGTTAAACCTGACAAAAATTGGAAAATTACACAGGATATTGATATTGAAAAATTTGATTTATGTTGGAGACCTGATCCTAGGGAGCCTGCATACATTTATACTTGGGGTAATAAGTATGTAAGTGCTGAACTAGTACCAACCATTGAATATTATACTCCTAACGCCACTGAACGTAAGTATATGGGTGAAGTAGACGTTATTCCTGAATTTGATCGTTGGGTAGAAGTACAACCAATTGACAAATCAACATTTGATATGACATGGAGACCTGATCCAAGAGAACCACCATACATTTATGTATGGGGTAATAAACATATTCCCGCCGAACTAAAACCCACGCTAGAATATTATACTCCAAACGCAACAGATAGAAAATATATGGGTAATGTTGAAGTTTTACCAATAAACGAAAATTGGAAAATTACCCAAGAAGCTATAAACTTTGATTACACATGGAGACCGGACCCAAGAGAACCTGATTATATCTATGTATGGGGTAACAAGTATATACCTGGCGAGTTAAAACCTACAATTGAATACATTTGTCCTAACGCTATTGAAAAAAAGTATATGGGGAATGTTGAAGTAGCCTCTGAATGGGACAAATATAGAATACTGATCCCTGTTGATAAGAATAGTTTTGATTTTAGTTGGAGACCTGATCCAAGAGAGCCTCCCTATATTTACGTTTGGGGCAATCAAACTAATAGTGCCACTATAGAACCTACGATAGAATATCATTGCACAGGTGCTGTTGAACGCAAATACATGGTTGACAGAGTAGCTACAACGTTACCAGATATTGAAAAATTTAAAATTTTAATTTCAGTAAAAGATTTTGATTTTAGTTGGAGACCAGATCCTCATAGTCCTCCTTATATCTACGTGTTTGGTAACCAATGGCATGATGCAATGACTGAACCTACAGTAGAATATCATGTACCTGGTGCGAAAGAAAAAAAATATATAACAGATATTATAGCGAAGGTAAGTCCTACACAGGAAAATTGGAAAACACTTATCCCTGTTGTAGATTTTGATTATAGCTGGAGGCCTAACCCACACAGTACTCCATACATTTATGTATTTGGAAATCAATGGAATCCTATTGAATTAGAGCATACAGTTGAATACCATACACCTGGGGCAAAAGACTACAAATATATAACAGATATTGTAGCAAATCTTAAACCAACTAACACTGAAAAACATTGGAAAAGGTTGTTACCTGTTGAAAGTTTTGATTATAGTTGGAAACCTGATCCAAGAGAACCTGCATTAATATATGTATTTGGAAATAAATGGAATGATTCTAAGACTGAGCCTACTATTGAATATCATTGTGAAGGTGCTACAGAACGAAAATACTTAGATTTTCCTGTAGCTAAACCCACAGTTGAATTTAAATATTGGTCCATATCAAATAATTACGATCTAGAATCATTTGATTTTAGTTGGAGACCTAATCCGCATAGTCCACCACAAATTTATCAATGGGAAAATAATGGTCCAAGATATAATGTACCAGGTGCTACAGACGTTGTATTAATGAAAAGAATTGATACTGACTATGCACCGAAAATTAATAAATATTTTATTAAAACTAACCTTACCGATTTGATTAGTGAACATCCAAATGAAGTATTTTGGGCTTTAAATCCTGATCTAAATTATGATAAGTTTGACTTTACATGGAAGCCTAATAAAGAAAATTTTACACACATAAATGTTTTTGGTAATGAATATAGTAAAAATACCCACACATATTATATAAACGGGCCAATGTATAACTTGGGATATAGGCAATATAATTATATAAATAATCAAAAATTTAGTGGGGATACAAACCTTTCAATGTTTTTTATTGATAGGGGTAATGATTATAGTCAAAAAAGATTCGATGCACTTAAAACAAAGTACCCACAATTACAAAAAACAAGATTTCTAAATTCTTGGGTAGATACTATTAATCGTTGCACTCAAAAATCTTATACAAAGTTCCTTTGGGTTTTAAGTAGCGAATTAGATTATAGTGAATTTGAGTTTGACTTTTATCCTAGTCCATGGCAAGAAAAAATGGTACATGTGTTTGGTACACAATGGAGTCATTGGGGTAATACATACCTAATAAACAAGGAAACATTTGCAAATGATACTAAGTATATAAAAATTATTGAACATTTGTCATGTTTAAATTTTGTCAAAACTAAACGTGCAAAAGCTGTGGACATTATTTATGATATTGTCTATATTGACCACAAAAATACAAAAGTGGATAGTAATAAATTTAAATATGTGATTGAGTATGAGGATAATTATTATAAAACTTTTAAAAAATTAATTGATGTTTTACCTAAAAAGAAAGAGCATTATATTTGGATAATAAGTTCAATCTGTGATTATACAAACTTTAATTTTACTTACATTTGTGACCCATTTGCTAAAGAACAATTACACGTTTTTCCAAGCGATAAACAAAAATATGGTGACACATTTTTTGTAGACGTTAATAATTTACGTGAACAAATTGAAAATATTGAAAAACTTAAAAATTTTACAAAAATAAATTTTAATAATCATCAAACAGTAAAAAGATTAGATTGTCCTAAATTTGTAATAGAGGATGATACTTTTGTAAATTCAATTAATGTTGAATTTAATTTTCCCTATGCAAATTTTGTAACGGTAGATAATTGTACATTAAATGTTGTGGACGATGATCCAATCAATTTGTGGGAAGAAGAAACAAAAAATATTATAGTGCAAAGTACAGGTAATACAAATATTATTATACCCAAAGAAGTAAAGAAATATGTAAAAAAAGAATTGTATGATTATCCTTATATCACTAAACGTGATAAATTACAATCAAGTTTTCCATTAGATATTGTTTTTTTAAGTAATGGTGAAAAAAATGCTGATGCAAACTATGAACATCTATTATCTGTAATAAAAAATAAACCAAATAGAGTAATAAGAGTTGATGGTATTAATGGTAGAAAAAATGCAAATTACGCAGTTGCAGATATTAGTAATACTCCTTGGATGTTTGTAGTATTTGCAAAGTTAAAAGTAAAAGAAAACTTTGATTGGGATTGGCAACCTGATAGAATGCAATTACCAAAACATTATATTTTTTATGCTAGGAATCCTGTTAATGGTTTGTTTTACGGACACCAAGCAATGATAGCATGGAATAAAAATATAGTTTTACAAACACAAGGAGTAGACTTAGATTTTACAATGGAAGGTAACCATGAAGTTGTTAAGATAGATAGCGGAACACCTTATTATAATACAGATGAATATAGCACATGGAGGACTGCTTTTAGAGAGGTTATAAAATTGAAGTATTACAACAATAAAGAAAGTCAGCATCGTTTAAAAGTATGGTCAAGTATAGCAGAAGGTGATTTTGCCCAATTTAGTTTACAAGGAGCAAAACATGCTATAGATTACTTTAATGCGGTTGATGGTAATATTGATAAATTAAAATTAAGTTACGAATGGGCTTGGTGTAAAGAATATTTTCTTAAAAAGTATGATAGAATTTAAAAAATATGTTATTACTTTTTTCATCTCATTTAAATCATTCTATTTTACAAAATTTATCACAGGAAGAAAGATTTGTAGTTGCTTTTAATTTTTTTATGAAGGGAAATATAGGTACTAATGAATGGATGTTAAAACTATAAATAAAGAATAAAGAATTGTTGTATGAAGTTGAAGGAAAAGTGCTGCGGACGCGGGTTCGACTCCCGCCTGGTCCACCATAAGGAAATATCCATAAGGAAATATCCATAAGGAAATATATGAGAGTTACAAACACAGAATCAATTCAACTTACACCTAAAGATGGTAAATGGTATGCTATGCCAAATGACCAATACATTAGATGGAATTTTGATGAGAGAATTTGGGATTATATGATCACAAAAGAAGGGGACACAAAGCCTAGATTTTGGGATCAATTACCGGATGGTACGGTTTCCTTATGATGGGCCAGACATGGTTTCGACGGGGTAAAGAGTACGGATATGGACAACACGGTAGGCGAAGACCGCAAATCTAGCAAAGCAAATAGACGCAAATGACGACTATTTTTATCAGGATCTCAAGCTAGCCGCTTGAGCCTGACGGGGTAGGAAAGACCTTGTAACCAAACAAACCTAGGCTCTACGGAGCCTATTTTACCCAATATCTATAGACATTGCGTAAAAAAGTGTTATAGTTTGCACTAATACTTTAATTAATTAGGTTAGATTATATGCACTAAATATTAATCTACACCTGATTTTTATCAGGTATTATTTTATAAGGAACTAGAATGAAAAAACTTTTATTAGCGTCACTTATTGCAGGTGCTACATCAGTTGCAGTTGCACAAACAACTGTATATGGTTTGGCTGATGCATATTATGGACATCAAACAAATGCAAAAAATAGCAATCAAGTAAATGCTGGTGGTATGACAACTAGTTACATTGGTATCAGTGCATCTGAAAAAATTGGCGATCTACAAGCTAGAGCAGTATTAGAGACATTTTTGCGTCCTGATACCGCACAACAAGGTCGTTTTAATAATGATACTTTTTATGCAAGAAACGCATATGTTGCACTATCATCTAAAGCAGGTGAAGTACAACTTGGTCGTGTAACTACACCATACTTTATCTCAACAATTGCATTTAATGCATTAGGTGATAGCTTTGTATTCAGTCCAACAGTAACATCAAGGGTTGGAGTTAATAACTTTAATCTTGGTGGTGGTGGAAGTGATACAGGATGGAATAACTCAGTTTTAGTAAAAACTAGTATGGCTGGTTTAGCACTTACAGGTGTCTATAGTGCAGGAGTTACTGATGATAGCAACGCAAAATTATCAGGTAAAAGCGTTGGCGCCATGTACTTTCAAGGTCCAATTGGTTTAACTGCAACTTGGCAAGACGTAGAGCAAGGCGCAGGTAAAGCAAGTATGTCATCAACAATCGTTGGTGCAAGTTATGATCTTAAAGTAGCAAAGGTGTTTGCTCAACATGAGACTGTTAAAAACAGCGATAATGTAACAAAAGAAGATAGAGGTTATACAGTAGGCGCAACAATGCCAATGGGTAAAAATACTCTAATGGCAAGCTATGCAAAGAAAGACCATGATTTCACAAATGGTAGAACTGCTGAAACAGCAAGCTGGGCAGTAGGTGTAAGCCATGCACTAAGCAAGCGTACTGATTTATATGCTGCTGTACGTGATACAAATTATACTAATGACGGTTTAAATAGAACAAATGCAAACTTCGTCGATACCCGTGTAACAGGTGTAGGCGTACGTCATCGTTTTTAATATATACTTTAGTTGTATAAACAAAGGCACATATTGTGCCTTTTTTATTTTGTGCTAAATAAAACTATGAATAAAACTCTTATAGCATTAATGTTTTTGCCCGAAAGGGCATTTTTTTTGGAGAAATATTATGTCATGGTTTAGACACTTTAGACCCAAGCACCCACCTTTCCCACCGTATAAGCAACCTGTTCCTATACCAAAAAATAAGGAGCCAGTGAAACCTAAATCATAAATACTTAATGGACATTAAAGAACTACACTCATTTAGATTAAGTGACGCAGTAAAATTTCAGGATAAACTTAACCCAAAATTATTCTTGGGAAACCGTTTAGATCCTGCTGTAAAAAATCAATTAATTACAATTGCTAAAGATTTTCTTACAGAATTAGGGATAGGTGATGTAAAAGTTAAAGATATAACAATATCAGGTAGCAATGCAGCATTTACTTATACACCACATAGCGATTTAGACTTACACATAGTTGTTGATTATAATCAATTTTCCAATGATAGCGTTTACAAAGAATTGTTTAACGCTAAGAAAAATTTATACAACGATAGTCATAACATTACAATACGTGGTATTCCAGTAGAAGTATATATGGAAGATAGCAATGAACCAGTCATTAGTGTTGGTGAATACAGTATACTAAAGGATAAATGGAATCAAATTCCAACTAAACGTAGAGCAAACTTTGATCAAACTGCCACTAAGGCGAAGTATGGTAAACTAAATGATTTTATACTAAGAGCATTAAAAGAAAAAAGTAGCAAAAAGATAGCCAAAGCATTAAAAATAATTAAGCGTTACAGACAAGCAGGGTTAGATAAAGGTGGTGAGTTTAGTCCTGAAAATTTAGCATACAAAGCTTTACGTAGTCAAAAAGCAATTGAAAAACTATATAAGTTGCGTGATGAATTACATAGTAAAGAATTAAGTATTGAAAACATGTATCAGGAACAAAAGCTAAATCGATTCGATGAAGACATTCCAGTTCAAAAAGGACCAGCGCGGTTAAAAAGACAAAGTGAATTAGAAAAGACACAAGACGAATTAGGATCAGGTTTTTTTGGTACAGTTTATGATGAACCAAAAAGTAAAACTGGTGTAGGCACTGCTAGAAAAGTTTCTACATTTGATAGAGATGAGATGACTGCTGACGGGTATTATGCTTATATCAATAAGATTATTGATCTTAAAAATGAAACTAATAATCCATACTTACCACAAGTATATGATGCTAAAGTTGTAAAACCAAAGTCAGTAGGAAGTGAGCCATACTTTGAATTAGAACTTGAAAAATTAAGTAAATGGGAAGATTTAAGTGGTAATCAATTACGAGCAATACTAGAAAAAATGCTTGATGAAAGTTTTGAAAATGAAAAGAAACTACAAGATGTTTTGAAATTTTTAGGGCATTCAGGTGCGTCAGATACGAGTGACGAATGGTTAATGTATGTAATTTTATATTTTATTAGGCTTACAATTAAAAATCCAAACTTTAGTTTAATGGGTATGAAAATTCGTGACCCACAACTTCTTGAAGTCACTGATATGTTAAGATATCTGTCTAAGTCAGGGTATGGTATGGACTTACATGATCAAAATATCATGGTAAGAAATAGTAAATATGGCCCACAATTAGTTATTACAGATCCTTTAAGCTTTGGTGAAACTAGTCAGATACGAAAATTTAAACAAGGCAATATGAAAATGGATGTAAGGGGTGTAACTATACCACCTAATTACATAATTTATGACATACATGATAAAGATAGACCAGTATTGCGTGGCTATGGCAGTTACGAAGAAATCTACCAACAATTCATAGAATTAAAGAATAAAAAACCATATAATGATTATGAAATAGCTCCAATGAATCAAAAAGCTTCGGATGAAATGGATGCGAAGCAAGCAAGTGTAAAAGCAAAGTATAAAGAAAAACCACCTGCAAATCCTAAATATCAGCTTAAACCAAAATATACTTATGCTGTTTATGATAAAGATAAAACAAGCAATATGCTAATTGGTTATGTTAATGCTAACCATGATTCTGAAGCATTGGGATTGGCAAGAAAAAAATTCCCCGATGTAAAAAATATTAATGTGTTGCCTGATTTACTTGGTGATCCAAATGATAAATTTGCTGGTATGTTAGAAGAAGCATTGGGTGAAAGTGCCTCGGGATATATCCCAAGCAAAAAACAAGCTAATGACCCAAGATTTAAGACTGCCTTGACAGTAGACATAAAACCCGATAGCATCCAAAAGAATGCCAAAGCTTTTGGGTTTAAAGTAAAAAGGTCTGGAATCCCACCCCTGCTAAGACCCTAACCCAAAACTTGACAATAATTACCCGAAATGCTATACTATGGGTATAGTAAATCAACGGGGTAAGTATGCAAGATTTGAAAGACTTATTGTTAGGGATCGCAAGTTCTACTACTTTAGTACTATTGGTAAGTGCTTTGAAAGCATTGTGAGACTTGACAATAAATCAAATCGGCTTTATAATACTCACATACACTCAAAAAACAGGAGTTTTTATGCGTAGGTCTCAAGTCATCAAGGGTCTTAATAATAGTCAAAAAGTACGTGTTATTGTCAATGGTGTAGGTTTCTATACTACGGTGCAGAGTGCGTTAGATATGTGTTTCACCCGACAGCGTAGTGCCGTAGAAATGGCTTTGACTACGATTGGTCTTAGTAAGATTGCAAAAAAGCCAATTACAGGCTTTGCAAGCAACTATGACTTTGCAGGTACCTCACAACCTGTTGAAGTTCAAGTTGACCTAATCTAAGGAGTTGTATATGGGATATAAGGTACTTGCCGATAAGTCTCAAATGGATGAAATGCGACAAAAGTATGGACCACGCAAAGGTTTAGAAGGTCCATTTAACTTTTCGGGTAGAGTGTTGTATTATGACAACAAAGAAGGGTTGTACTACGATCCTAAAACGGACTTTTATGTTGAGCAATCAGAAATGGATCTAATCCATAATGGTTTAGTCCAAAAACTAATCAAATAAGGAAACTTATGGCATTTATTGTACGTGACAATGAAATAGTCCCAATCGCTATTCCCTTGGGAAAACGTATAAAGATTGGGTCCAATTACACTGCGCCTTATGAAAATTATGTAGCCAATGACCAACTTTGGATACAGGACGTATTTACATTTAAGAATATTCCATGGTATGCCATACGTAATCGCTTTGAAAAATATTTGGTTGTTGGGGTTATCTATTGTGCAATCGTATTGATCCTATCAATGATAGGACGGTATTATTTGGGTGCTCCAAGTTGACAATAAATGGACTTGGTAGTATACTATATGTATGTTGAATAACAAGGAGTTGCAAATGGAATACGTAGTTTATCACAAAGCAAGTACAAAGATTCTTAAAGTGTTCAATGCAAAGGCTTCAGCCAAGCGTAGTGCTACTTGTATGAATCGTAAAGCAGGTGATGTATACTACACTTTTGCTGATCGTGAAACCTACGAACGCCGTGTTGTAACCCGTAAAACTGTAAAAAATTTGTTGACTGGGCAGGATGTTGAAATTGATAGTAACACTCCACATTGTTGTGATCCTTCCAGCGAAACCTATTGGTCAATGTAGTGTTTGACAATAAATCACATATTTTGTACAATAGAATTTCTTAAATAATTCGATAGGAGTTTATATGACTAAAGTTTCTGATAACCACACTGTAACTAGTGTTCAAGCACGTAAGGCTTTGCTTAAGGCTTTTGATGCTAAACGCCCCATTTTCTTGTGGGGTCCTCCCGGTATCGGTAAATCTGAGGTAGTTGCAGAGGTTACTGAGGAACTTGGCGGTTTTATGATTGATTTGCGTATGGCGCAAATGGAGCCTACTGACATTCGAGGCATTCCGTTCTTCAATCGTGACCTTAACAAAATGGATTGGGCTCCACCGATTGATCTTCCCGATGAGGAGCTTGCAAGTCAATATCCACTGATTGTGTTGTTCCTTGATGAAATGAACAGTGCACCGCCCGCAGTACAGGCTGCAGGTTATCAACTTGTTTTAAATCGCCGTGTGGGCAAGTATGTGTTACCTGACAATGTTGTGATTGTTGCGGCAGGTAATCGTGATAGCGACAAGGGTGTTACTTATCGTATGCCAATGCCCCTTGCTAATCGTTTCATTCACCTTGAAATGCGAGCCGACTTTGCAAGTTGGCAGAACTGGGCAGTAAACAAAGGCATTCATAAAGATGTGGTTGGTTACTTGTCATTCAGTAAACAGGACTTGTACGAGTTTGATAACAAAAGTTCTAGCCGTGCATTTGCTACTCCGCGTAGTTGGGTCTTTGTTTCAGATTTACTCAATGATGAGGAAAGCGATTACGATACCCTGTACAACTTGGTAGCAGGTAGTGTCGGTGACGGATTGGCTGTAAAGTTTATGGCACACCGTAAGGTTGCAGGTAGCATGCCTGAACCAAGTGACATTCTTAGCGGTAAAGTTAAGGATCTCAAAGTTAAAGAAATTAGTGCTATGTATTCGCTAACCATCTCAATGTGTTACGAATTGCGTGATGCATTGGATAACAAGAAAGTGGATAACAAGAAATTCCACGATATGGCAAACAATTTCTTTACTTACATTATGGCTAACTTTGAGACTGAGTTGGTTGTAATGGGTGCAAAGATTGCTTTAAAAACTTACAAGCTTCCAATTGAACCCAGTCAATTGAAGAACTTTGATGAGTTTCACAAGCGTTATGGTAAATACATTGTAGAGGCAGGTAACTAAAATGAAGAAACAACTAGGGGGTAAAAAGTATTTTTATGCCCTTGGTCAGTGGGCCCGTAGTAAAGGGCTCACCAAGGATCAAGGTATGAGTGTTTTAGGTCTTAAAGAAGGGACCTATGCTAGTATTGCGTATGACAAAGGTTATCGTGGACTATCAACTAAAGGTTGACAGTAATTCTTTGTATTGCTATACTAGTAAAAATTAAGGAGCTTATATGTCTGATGTAATTGGTCGCAAGAGTAAAAAACGTAGTAGCAAGTTTGATAACTTGATTGGTGTCACTGATCCTAAAATTGATAATTTGGCACGTGAGAAGTTAGTAACTGCTAGAATTGGTTTGTTACTGCGCCATAGTTTTTTCGGTAATCTTGCTACCCGTCTCAGACTAATTAACGCGGATGAGTGGTGTAGCACTGCGGCCACTGACGGATTAAAATTCTATTACAATTCACGTTTCATTAATATGCTCAAGCCTAAGGAAGTAGAATTCCTAGTAGGGCATGAAGTGTTACACGTGGTCTATGATCACATGGGCCGTCGCAATAATCGTGATCCGCAGATTTGGAACATTGCTGATGACTATGCAGTTAACGCAGACCTAAAACGTCATCGTGTTGGCGAGTTTATCAAAACTGTTCCGTGCTTATACGAGGCAAAATATGACGGCAAGGCAGCTGAGGAAATCTATGATGACCTGATGAAAAATGTTCAAAAGATTAATATTGAGGACCTCATCGACCAAATGATTGATGATCATATGGACGGAGAAGGTGATGGAGAAAGTGACGGAGAAGGTAATAGTAATCGTCCTAAGATGAGTGCCGAGGAGCGTGAACGTGTCCGTCAAGAAGTAAGGCAAGCAATTCTTAATGCCGCACAGGGTGCTGAAGCAGGAACTATTCCCAAAGGTGTTGAACGTCTTATTAAACAGCATACGAATCCAGTTATGCCGTGGCGTGAGTTAATTCAAACTAACCTGACTAGTGCTATTCGCACTGATTTTAGTTGGATACGTCCTAGTCGGCGTGGTTGGCATAGTGACGCAATCATGCCTGGTATGACCCCAGGTGAAGAAATTGATGTAACTGTTGCTATTGACATGAGTGGATCAATCAGTGACAAACAGGCTCAAGCATTTTTGGGTGAAATTGCAGGCATGATGGCAAGTTTTGATGGGTACAAAGTACATGTATTTTGCTTTGATACTGATGTATACAATCCTGCTGATTTTAATTCAGAGAATATGGATACGATTGAATCGTATGAGCCAGCAGGTGGAGGTGGTACTGACTTTGATGTAATCTTTAGCTATCTTAAGGAACATGCAATTGATCCCAAACGATTGATTGTTTTTACTGATGGATATCCCTGTGGTAGTTGGGGTGATCCTGATTATTGCGATACTACTTGGATCATTCACGGTGACAAGGATCCGAATCCTCCTTTCGGTACTTTCGCACTCTATGATGAAAAGTCATAATAATGATGTAGTTTACGAAAGTCCAGATGGAGGTAAGACGGTGTACGCACGTAAGATTGGCGACACCGTCCGTACTTTACATCAAGTTGATCCAAATTGGTTTAAAGAAACACAAATTTATGAACGTTGGGAAAGACTAAAACCAGCAGTCTATATGGCTGAGAACGATAAAAGTTTAGATGATGCCATTAAAACAGTAGAGATTTTATATGCCCTCAAGAAAAAAGAAAACACATAATTTTTTAGTTGTTTGGGATGTACTTGGTTTAGAAAGTATATTTGATGTTGATGATGCCATGTGTATCATTGAGGATTATGAAAAAGAAAAAACATGGAAGTTACTAAAAGGGGAACCAGTATCCAAACGACCAAATCCTATACCATTACAAACGATATTGATGAGGGCTAGAGTAAACACACAACGTAGTTATGAAATATTTACGTTTAATAGTGAATTTACAATGAACGAGGTCAGAAAATTATTTGCTGATGATCCACAACCGATTGTGGATTGGATCCGTGAAAACGGTAATAAAATATACAGCGATTATTCTAAGACTAAAAAGAATTTGATTACATGATGTATATATCAACAAAGTGTCCGAGGTGAAGCTATTATAATTATTACCTGAACAGCATGAGATAAGTACAAAGTATTAATAATATTAATTCATGAATGAAATTAACCTACATACTTGGTATCAACAAAGAGAGGTACCATATTGCCCACAACATTTTGTAAAAACACGCACTGTTATTAGTAAAGAATCTTTACAATGGATTAAACAAAAGTTAGTTGGTCGCTATGCTTTTGTACCTGCAATAGACGGAGAATATGCTTCAGTGCATGGTCAACTGGATAACGCACCTGCCTTTGAGGATCCTACAGAAGCAATTTTATACGAATTAAAATGGTCGTAGTAAAAATTAAATTCATACAATTTACACATTAAATAGACAATAGACAGGAGAAAATAAATGGCTTTTTTAAGACATGTTGGAAAGCATGGTGACAGGAAAGTTGCTGTAGTTTTTAGAGAAATTCCAGGTGAAGAACATATGTGTTTAGTCACTTATACTGAATTGTTAAATCAAAACATTCATGATCCAATGATTAAATGTATTGAAAGTGATATTGGACAACATAGTGAAAACTTAGCGGATGCACTTAATCGTACACATACAAAAGATGGAAGAATTATCCTACAAGTATTGCATGGAGAAGCACAATTAAAGAAAGTTAATACAGAACAAGTTGTAATGACTCCTCAACCTAATGTTAAAATTAAATTAAGTGAACTAAACAAAATTTTAGATGAAATGAAACAAGGTGAGGCTGCTGTTAAGAAGTTAGCAGAGATGGATGCAAGTATGGGTATGCAAAATCCTGTTGATGTTGCTAAACGTTTACGTGGAAATCAAAATCAACCAGTTGTATCTAGTGGTGACACATTGAGTGATGGGCATTTAGCAAATCAATTACGTGACCAAGCTAATCGTATGAGCATGGAAGCAAAAGGATTAATGGCAGAAGCAGAACGGTTATTAAAAGAAGCCTCAAACTTAGACCCAATTGCTAAAGAATTAGTAACAGAGGGTATACCTGCAACAGTTAGTAAACGAGGTAGAAAGCCAAAAATTAAAGTGTAAAACTATGTCACCTGATTTCATTAAAAAATGGGAACACATTCTCGAGGATGTGGAAAAACAAAAGATTCCAATTCAATTCATTAAAAAATTGGTAATTAAATTGGATAGTAAACGTCAACAAACAATTAATATACAACGGTTACTTAATCAAGGATTAGATCCTGAACAAGTTGAGGTGGCAGTAAGTAAAAAATTGCATGAATTGGATGATGAAATAGCAAGTGTAGAATTTATATTAAATGTAGAAGGAATAGCACAAATTGTTCAGCCTGAAACTGACAAATTACTTAATAAGTTATGAAGTTAATTGTTGCTTGTGATGTAAATGGCGGTATAGGATATAAAAATAGTTTACCATGGAATAAAATAAAAGATGATTTGCCTAGATTTAGAAATTTGACAGAAGGAGGAGTGGTTATAATGGGACGTAATACTTGGGAAAGTCTTCCTATAAAACCTCTCCCAAATCGTATCAATTTTATAGTCACAAGCAAAACTGGTTTTTTTCCTAGAAGTTGTTTTACTATCCCAAATTTAAATTACCTAAGTAATTTTAAAAATGGTTGGATAATAGGCGGAGCTAAACTAATTAATACAAGTTGGGATTTAATTGATGAAGTGCACCTTACCAAAACAATAATTAACTATGATTGTGATTCTTATATCAACTTATTCCAGTTAAAACAAAATTACAAGATTAAAACTATACAAAATAATGAAGATCATACCTATGAGGTTTATGTAAAAAATGCAACAATATCATGATTTATTAAAAGACATTTTAGAAAACGGAGAAGATAAAGATGATAGAACTGGTGTGGGTACCATTAGTGTTTTTGGTCGTAATCTTCGCTTTGATTTGCGTAGAGGATTCCCTGCCATTACCACTAAGAAACTTGCTTGGAAAGCTATCGTTGGCGAGTTACTTTGGTTTATTGAAGGTTCAAAAGATGAAAGACGATTGGCAGAAATAATCTATGGAACCAGAGAAGGAGTAGTTACTATTTGGACTCCTAATTCTTTAGCAGGGTATTGGAAAAATAAAGCTAAATTTGATGGTGATGTTGGACGTATTTACGGCGTACAGTGGCGACGTTGGCGTAAACCCTTTAATGAAGGATATGTAGACCAATTACAAAATTTAATTGATGGATTAATACAAGATCCTAATGGGCGTAGACATATTATATCTGCTTGGAACCCAGGTGAATTACATGAAATGGTATTACCACCCTGTCATATATTGGCACAATTTTATGTTAATAAAAATAAAGAATTAAGTTGTCAAATGTATCAACGTAGTGTGGATGTTTTTCTTGGATTGCCATTTAATATTGCAAGTTATGCATTATTTACACATATGATTGCACAAGTTACAGATTTAAAAGTAGGTGAATTAATTATTAATATGGGTGACACCCATATATACAAAACTCATATTGAACAAACTAAGCAACAACTTACAAGAGATGTATTATCAAGTCCTTTACTAGTTTTAAATCCTGAAATAAAGGATATAACAAAATTTACATTCAAAGATATTAGTTTATTAAATTATACACATCATGGCATAATAAAAGCTGAAATGGCAGTATGAATACATTTAATACAGTTGTTTTTAAATTCAGCATGGGTGACGTTGATGATCCTGATATATATGCAGCTCAATCTATAATGCAATGGCAAAGTACTGAAAGTGGTAAATGGATAATGGACCATGCTCTTTACTTACCAAAGTGGGAACGTTACGCAGATCCTTACCAACATGGTTGGACTTTCACAGTAAGAGCAACTCTAAGTCCTGAAAATTACACATTTTGGAAATTGAAGTATGCATGATAAATATGATAAATAAGCGATGTGGATATTTACTGTTTTATCTGAATTATATATACATATAATATTTTTTGCAGGTTTTATATTAACACTTGCAGGGTTTGTGCTAGGCTTTATACCTTTTATAAAAACTTATAAAATACCTATACAGGTTCTAGGTGTACTAACCTTAATATTAGGCACATATTTGGAAGGTGGTTTAGCAGATAATAAAGAATGGCAATTAAAAGTTAAAGAATTAGAAATACAAGCCGCTAAAGTTGAAACAAAATCAGCCGAAAAAAACATAGAAATACAAGAAAAAATTGTCACAAAAACAAAAGTAATTAAAGAAAAGGGTGACGATGTAATAAAATACATTGACCGTGAGATTATTAAAAAAGAAGAAGTAATTAAATATATTGAGAATTGTCCGGTTCCTAAGGATATTATTGATGCACACAATGCTGCTGCTAAACTAAATGATACGGCAAAGGATAGAAAATGAGACTGTTATCAATATTTTTTTTTACAATATTTGTGACAGGGTGTTCATTGTTTAAGCAGCCTGTTACAGTTGTGCCAAAGTTTCCTAACGCCACTCCCGAATTAATGAAAAAATGTGAGAATCTTAAGCAAATAGAAGGTGACAAAGTGTCTATAGCGGATATGTTAAAAGTGGTAGTAAATAATTACACATTGTACTATGAATGTTCTACTAAAGTTGATGGTTGGCAAGACTGGTATTATGAACAAAAGAAAATATATGAAACTAAAAAATAGGAGTTACCATGAAAAAAAAATTACTTGTAACGATTTTAGCTAGTTTAAGTTTAATTGGGTGTGCATCCACACAAACTGCATATCAATTATATGCAGAAACACAAGCAAAAATAGCTCAGGCCAATGCGGTTGCTGAAACAGCAAGATATAATGCACTTGCAGAAATTGCTAAAACTGGGGATAGTGCTGCCAAAGTTGCTGCTGTTTTAAGCATTCAAATAAATAATGGTACTTCACAACGAAATCATTTACAAATGGTTCCACCAGAATCTTTTGAAGATAAAGCATTAAAATGGACAAGTGTGTTATTGCCTAACTTTGTACAGTTTTATACAATTAATAGAAATACAAGCGTGGCAATGAGACAAAGTGATAATCAGGCAGCTATAGCTATTAGTACAAATAAAGCATTTACTGATATATCTAATGCAGGTCATGCTGCAAATAGTAGTATTGCAAATAACGGATTTAGTGCTATGAATACATCTACTATTGCAGGTCATGCTGCAAATAGTAGTATTGCAAATAACGGATTTAGTGCTATGAATACATCTACTATTGCAGGATTTAACGCTTTGGGTACACAAAGCACAGCAGCGTTTAACACTTTACAAAACATAGGTGTGGCTGGGTTTAATTCTCTTAAGGATGTTGCACCAACCGTTACGGTACAAGGAAACTATAATATAGGCGAAAACAGCGGTAACAGTGGTAAGTTAGCTGGTTATGGATTAAATGACAATACTTCTACCCCAACAGTTGTTACACAGCCTGCTCCAACTATTGTTAATCCTACTGTTGTTACACAGCCTACGCCTACTATTGTTAATCCTACTGTTGTTACACAACCTGCTCCTACTATTGTAAATCCAGTCATAGTTAGACCTTAATAGTGATAAATACACTATAGGATAAATTATGTCTGAGCAACAAGTTATTAATTTGGGTACTTTATCAATTGAGGAAACTTTAAGCACTTCAAATGCTAATATTGTTTTGGCAAATATTAATGTTGGAACTTTACCTAATGATGGTTTAGGTGATCCATTAAGAATTGCATTTAGTAAAATCAACAATAATTTTAGTAATTTAATAAGTACGCTTGGTGGTAACCTAAGTAGTACAATAGAACTGACACAAGTAGAGGATTTTAGAGAAACTACTAGTATAGAAAACAATTTATATATTAACCAACTCAGTATTTTTAATAATAACGTAAGCACTGTAACAAGCACTCCTTTACCCATAGTAAGTACTCCTATTAATTCTGCAAATCTTGCTACCCAAATAGGTCCGTTTGGAAATCAGTTGTATATTAATATTGGTAATACCCCAAATGATGGACAGGGAGATCCCTTACGTGTTGCCTTTGGCAAAATCAATAATAATTTTAGTAATTTATTTTTTACTACAACTAATACCACATTAAGTTATACTGTTGGAGTATTGGATCAAATTATTTTTGAAGCAGATGCTAATAAATTTACACAGGCAGAATTTAAAATTCAAACTTCCGATAGTGAAGGACCCAATAGTCAAAATATAACTATATCTGCTCAAATGAAAAATAGTGGAACAAATGTTAGATGGACGGGATATGCTACAATATTTGATGGATCTCCGCTTACAAATTACAATTTAGAAGTAATTGGAGGAAATGTAGTAATTATTGCTAAACCTATTGCAAATACTACAATGACACATTTTATTGCTAGCTCTATTACATGGCAAGGTGATCCTTTACCTGGATTAGACATTGAACTTGATGGATACATGAACTCAGTAATGTCTACACAAAATAATTTAAATATCACTACAGAAAATTAATGAGAGCAAAAGAATTTATTAAAGAACAAAAATTAAGTGATGTCCATGATGGATTGGATGTAGCTGCTAAAGCATTACCCAATACATTTGTTATTCCTGAATTAAAAAATCAAGACTTTTATGATTTGTACAGATTTGGTGTGGCGATAGCTGATGTTCGTGGTAATTCAGGTGATGTAAAAAATATTGACCCTTATAAACCAAAATTTCGTCCTGAAACAAGATGGGGTGAAAATCAAATTATAAGTAGTTTTGATCCTAATATAGGAAAAATTATTGACCAAGCACTTAAGAAAGTTAAAAAAACAGGAAAACGTGCAGTAAGTAGTCCAGGTAGTGATGAATTTGATGATACCTTAAAAAATAGTCCTATTAAACCTTTTAAAGGGTATAAACGATGAGAGCAAATGAGTTTATATCTGAGGCTAAAAAGAACGGAAAAATTAGAAAAAGTCATAGGTTTGCAACAAGAGGGTTACATAAGTTTAGAGATGAAACTTTAGCAGATAGAATATATGAATTAAATAGAATTATGATGGCAGCTGCATCAACTGATGGCACATTTATGCCAGATATGAATCATGAAAGTTGGGCAGGAAGATATGATATCGCTGCCCCCTACACTAAACAAGAGCATGATATGTTAAAAATGGCTTATGCTGTAAACGGTACAGAATATAAAGATTTAAATAATGGCGATTTGCGTAGTCAAGAATTACCTGGGACAAATACAACAAGTATAGTAAAGCCATTTAAAGGCTACAAGAAAAAATAACATATTCATAAATTTAAATAAGTAATATTTAAATAGAGGGTAATTATGGAAGTTATAGATATTAATAAAACATTAGACTTAGTAAAAATAAAGTTTTATAATGAATGGTTATATACTGCACACATATACGACGAGGGTGATAGTCAATTTCATAAAGAATTAACAAAGCAAGTTGTTACAAAATATGTTGATCCATTAAATTTGTCAAAAGATGCTAAAATTTTAGATTTAGGTTGTGGTCCTGGATATTTTTTAGATGAAATGAAGGCACGTGATTATACTGATATTATTGGAGTTACATTAAGTCCTGGAGATATAAAAATTTGTGAAAATAAAGGTCATAAAATTAAAAAATATGATCTAAGTTTCTTGCCACAACAAGAAGGATATTACGATGAATCAGTAGATTTTTTATTTATCCGTCATGCTTTAGAACATAGTCCTTATCCAATTTTTAGTCTTATTGAATATAATCGTGTATTAAAACAAAATGCTAAAATGTATATAGAAGTACCTGCCCCAGATTGTGAGCGTCAGCATGAATTTAATGCTAATCACTATAGTATACTTGGGTCAATGCAATTAGGGGCATTGCTTGTAAGAACAGGTTTTAAAATTGATATTTTTAATAATTTAGAATTTGACCTAAACGCTCCTGATAATAACGGCGAATTAAGAACTTATAAAGAAAAATATTATTGTATAATTGCAACAAAGGTTCAACCACTTGATATAAAATAATTATAAATACTTTTAACAATGTTAAAGGTATTATATGCTCAAAGACCATTTAAAAAGAAGATATACAGCTAAATGGTGGGATGACAAGGAAGTTGAACAAGAAAAACTAAACAATGTTTTAGAAACCACATATCTTGCACCAAGTAAACAAGGTATTTACCCCTATACTGTGATTGTTGCTACAAATAGTATAGAGGGTAAAACTTTTAAAAATTGGTTATTCTATGATCACACATGGTGTGTCGATGGAATCCGTGGAAAAAAATCCGATAATCTTAAAGTTTATAATGGACAAGTATTAGCTCCTATACTACTAGTTTATCTTTGTCATTCTCAAAATATTTCTAATCAACAATTGATTTTAGAATATACTATGGATACTATAGTAAGTGCAACAATAGCAATGTGTGCAGCAGAAGAGCAAGGATTACAAACAGGTTTTTGTGCCTGTCTTCATGGATTGACGATAGCAGAAAAATTAAAAGTTTCTGATGCAACCTGTACAGTTTTATTAGGTATAGGATATGCAACTCATGATTTGAGAATTAGACGTGGATTATATGATAGTAATGATAAATTGTATGGAATGGATAGATCAAATACAGATCCTAGATTAAAAATAAGTAGTAATAGACTACAAAAAAAAGAATATGAAAACTTTTATAAAGTATTATGATTAAAGAAATTAGTTTAAGATTATTACATAATAAGAATACAGTAAACTTTGAAGATGAACTTGATAAAGTTTTTGTAAATGAAAAAGCTATTATTTTAGCTGATTGGGAAAAATTAATTTGGGATATGGAACTTAGGGGAGTTTTCCTACATAGGAAATTAAATTCTTTAAATAATGGTTTTGAATGCATATTTGTTACGGATAAATCTGATAACTTTTTAAGCTATTTTAATAACTCACTTTTTCAAAAATTATTTACCATATTAAAAAATAATAATTGGACAATAGAACACAGAGTAGAGGATTGGTCCATTTAATAAAGATTGTTTAAATATTACAAGAGATTTATAAATAATTTTATGAATAAGTCAGGATCAGTAACATTAATTAAAGATCCATATGTAAAAACTGTTTTTAAAACACAACAAGAACTTGATGACTTTATCAAATGTTGTGATCCAAAAACTGGTTATTTGCATTTTATGGATAATTTCTTTTATATACAACATCCTACCAAAGGTAGCATGGTGTATCACCCATATCCATATCAAAAACGTTTAATTGAAACCTATCATAACTATCGTTTTAGTATATCATTGATGCCAAGACAAAGTGGTAAATCTACCAGTGCAGCAGGGTATTTATTATGGTATGCAATGTTTGTACCAGATAGTACGATATTGATTGCTGCACACAAATACACAGGTGCTCAAGAAATTATGCAACGTATTCGTTATGCTTATGAAAATTGTCCTATGCATATAAAAGCTGGTGTTACAACATATAATAAAGGTAGTCTAGATTTTGAGAATGGTAGTAGAATTGTAAGTGCAACTACAACAGAAAATACAGGTCGTGGTATGTCTATATCGTTACTGTACTTAGACGAATTTGCATTCGTTAGACCAACCATTGCTGAATTGTTTTGGACATCAATAACACCAACATTAGCGACTGGTGGTAAAGCTATTATTACCAGCACACCAAATAGTGATGAAGATCAATTTGCATTAATTTGGAAACAGGCTACCAAAACAGAGGATGAATATGGAAATCAAACAGAATTAGGTAAGAATGGTTTCAGAGCTTATCGTGCTAATTGGTGGGAACAACCAGGACGTGATGAAGCTTGGGCAAAAGAAATCAGAGCACAACTAGGTGAAGATCGTTTTAGGCGTGAGATTGGTTGTGAATTTATTATTGCAGAAGAAACTTTGATCGCACCTACTACATTGGTAGATATGGAAGGCATTGAACCTGTACAACGTATGGGACAAGTTCGTTGGTATAAGAAACCAGAGAAAGGTAATATATATGTTGTTGGATTAGATCCTAGTTTAGGTACAGGAAGTGATCCTGCAGCTATACAAATATACGAAGCTAACACTACCATACAAATAGGTGAGTGGAAACATAATCAAACAGATATCCCAAATCAAGTTAAATTATTAGCACAAATAAACAAATATATTGAAGAATGCACTAATGAACCAAATAATATATATTACAGTATTGAAAATAATACGATAGGAGAAGCCGCATTAATTTCATTAGCAGAATACAGTGAAAGTAATATACCTGGTATATTTTTAAGTGAGCATGGGAAGAAAAGAAAAGGATTTAATACAACTCATAAGGTAAAATTAGCAGCGTGTGCTAAATTTAAAACCTTAATTGAAAGTAGAAAAATGAAAGTAAATAGCCGTAGTTTGGTAAGTGAATTAAAAACTTTTGTAGCAACAGATGGAAGTTATAGAGCGAAAATAGGCGAAACAGATGATTTGGTTATGGCAAGTTTATTAGTAATTAGAATGTTACAACATTTAAGTGATTATCATGTAGATTTAGAGACACAAATTCGTGACCATGACGAATACATTCCACCATTGCCATTCTTTGCAGTACTGAACTAGGTTTGGACTAAATAATAAATGCCACTAGACAAAAATTCTTACAATCTTAAATTATATAACCTGTTAAAGACACGAGGTTATCGTCCTATTCCATTAGATAGTAAAGGCGAACGTTCAGAAGCACCACAGGAAGCAGATGTTTTCAAGTTTACTTTTTCAAAAGCTGATGAAAAAGTAGGCACAATGTATGCAACTGTAGAAGAAGGTGACATAGTCCTTTATTATGATGAAGATGAAGTTAGTAAATCAAGCGATGCTAATACATCAGGAACAGAGTTTACTGATAGTTTTACAGGATTGATAAGACATTTAAAGCATTGGGCAATGACAAGACAATTAGGTTTTAGAACTGAACCTGATGACAAATTAGGTAGTGATATGGCGCAAAGGGAATATATGAAAAAGAAAGAAAACATTAGCGAGGGATATTATCCCATGGGTAAATCAGCAAGTTACAATGATGCTGTACCTACAGTAAAAATTATTTTACAACATACTCGCCAAATACAAGAGGGTGAACAACGTTTTCGCCATGTAAGTAAGATATTTTTAGAAAACACTTTAGGTGAAAGAATTCTTGCACCAACTATTCGTCCTGGCATTGCCCAAGTATATGCCAGACATATTGCTGAAGGTGGAGTTCCTAATGATGAGCGTTGGAATCATATTAAAAGCCTTTGTGAAGATTATAGTAAAATGGCAGGTTTTGTTCGTGCTGTAAAAAATAATCAATTTAATGAATCAGCACAACAATTAGTTAATGAAGGTGTTAATCATTATCAAAGTTTGCGTGAAACCTTAGGAAGAATGCGTGGTCATCGTGGGTATAACGCTTATTTTGAAAGTTGGACGCCAACATTAATGGAAGAGGAAAATTCTGATAATACATTAAATGAATTATTTGTCCAAGAAACATTAGATCCTAGAATTGAAAGTGTTCTTCCAATATTAAGTAAATTAAGAAAAACAGTTGGTGAAATGAAAGAAGTTAATGAATTAGCGGAATGGGCTGAAGAATTAACTGAAGCGCCTGGTGCCGAAACATTAGCACATAATGAAAAAACAGAAAAGTCACGTTTGGATGCATTTGACCTAGAGGAAAGTGATGATGCAGTAAAAGCAGGTCAAGTAGCCCGTGATAAAATTAAGAAGCCTGCGTTTATGCGTAAAGCAGCAGGCGAGAGGCCAGCCACATTAGGTGATGTTGAAAGATCACAGCAGCATCGTAGTAGCCAAGCAATGGTTGGTCAAAAAGGTGAAGAAGTTGAAGAAAGTGGATTACAAGCATATCTTGGTAATAAGAAGTATGGCAAAGATGGTATGGATGCTTTACGCAAAGCAGGGCGTGATGGTGCAAGCAAAGAAAAAATGGCTAAGATTCGTGCCAAGTATGACAAATTAGATGAAGAAGGTGTGGCGGAAGCAGCCAAATGGCGTGATCCAAAGTATAAAGATAAACTCTATACACAAGAACCCGGTGATAGTGATGACTATGACAATATTGGCTATGGATACGATTTTCCAGAACGGCCAGAAAATGACCCAGGTCAGAAACGTAGAATGGGTGGTGTAGGCAGTGAATTTGATCGCAATGACCCTTTGGTCAAGGGGCAGGGCATTGGTCGTAGCGGCATCAAGCACAGCCTCAATCTTGCTGGCAAGAGAAAAGGTCTGCCGTCAAGAGATCAAATCACCAGCCTTAAAGGCAGTATCAAAGATGCACATGGAAAACATCGCAAGCCCAATTTGCCAGAGCAAGGTGTGGCGGAAGGCTGGAATGACCATTTAGATGATCCTGATGATTATGAAGGACATTTGGAAAGATTGCGTGATTTAGCAGACCTAAAGCGTATGCAGGATAGAGAAAAAGAATCTACGGATAAAGAAGATAATAGTAAAAAAAAAGTAGATGAGGTTAATCCACATTATTACGATAGTGATTTAGATTATTATGATGCTGTTAGGCGTAGTAAATTACCTAAAATGCCTCGTCCTGGAGATGAGGACTTTGAAAAATACGATACCTTTGATAAACCATATGATGACTATGACGACGATGATAAAGATTTAAAGGAAGGTGTAACAAAAAGGTCATTATCAGAAATGGATTCTCAAGGTTATAAAGGATACAGGGACAATGAAGATAAAGGTAAAGGTCCAGAGAAAGTAGTCAAGCCAGCTAAGGCAAAAGATGTTGCTAAAGATGCTGAAAAAGAATTGACCAAGGTAATGGATAAAGCACACAAGAAAGATGTGGCAGAAGGCAGTGGCTCAAAATACAAAGTTAAATCTATTGGTAAAGATAGTAAAGGTGATTATTATATAAGTCCAGTCACTGGTAAAAAAGTATATAAGTCAGGAGTTAATAAAGGTGATCACGAAAATCCTAAAACAGGAGAAATTAAAAAAGGTGTGGCGGAAGGCTCGCTGCGTGAATTCGCACCCGATGATGGGGGTGACGGTGGCGATGATGGGTTCAGTGAAGAAACACTAAAGCGATTTGCGGCACAATGGTACAACGGTGATGAAGATCCCAGGATCGAACGTGCCCTAGCAGCAGCTGGTTGGGAGATCGGACAGGATGAGGGCTACGACGATGAGCCCGGTGTGTTCGTGGTACAGGTTGGTGATGTCAACGGCAATAGCTATCTAAGTTGGCCAGCACACGAATTGAAGCAAGGTGTCTCGGAAGACCTAGATGCTAATCAAAAGCGTGTAGGTCAATTGGGCCCAACTGAAAAAGTCAAAAATAATAATATTGGTAAATTGGTTGGAGCAAGTGAATCAATACAACATGATCCATTAAAAGATATTTTAAGATTATCGGGTAAATAAACTTACAAAAAACCGCACAAAAAAGTGCGGTTTACCATATTTGGGATAAATATATATTGACACAGCGTATTATGTAGTTTATAATCATTCTGTGTTTAGGCAAATTTTTAGGCACAAAACAAAGACCATCTTAATGAAATAAGGAGAAACATTATGGCAAGTTTAGCAGATATCCGCGCAAGAATCGCAGCGCAAGAAAACAAAACACAAAAAGGTCAAATCACGACCGACAACGCAGTATATCCTCACTGGAATATGGAAGAAGGTACAGTTGCTACTATTCGTTTCCTACCAGATGCAGATTCAAACAATACGTTCTTTTGGGTAGAACGTCAAATCATCAAGCTTCCCTTCAATGGGCTTAAGGGTGATCCTAATGTAAAACAAATTACTGTACAAGTACCTTGTGCTGAGATGTATGGCGATACTTGCCCAGTACTAACTGAAGTTCGTCCTTGGTATAAAGATGAAACACTAAAAGAAATGGCAAATAAATATTGGAAAAAGCGTAGTTATCTATTCCAAGCTTTTGTTCGTCAAAATCCAATTGGTGATGATAAGACACCAGCTAATCCAATTCGTAGACTTGTGATAAGTCCACAGATTTTCACAATTATCAAATCAAGTTTGATGGATCCTGAAATGGAAGAATTACCCACTGATTATGTACGTGGGTTGGATTTTAATATTAAGAAAACTAGTAAAGGTGGTTATGCTGATTATTCAACAAGTAACTGGGCACGTAAAGAAAGTCCATTGACTGAAGCAGAGCAAGCAGCAATTGAAGCACATGGATTATTTAATCTAGCAGATTTCTTACCAAAGCGTCCTAATGAAGCAGAATTGAATATTATTAAAGAAATGTTTGAAGCTTCGGTAGATGGGCAACCTTATGACAATGATCGTTGGGGTTCGTATTATCGTCCCTTTGGAGTTGATGCTCCGCAACATCAGGTAGATAGTGATAGCGAAACTGTTACAGAAAAGAAAGTATCAGTTTCAGTTTCAAAGCCTGCTGTTTCGAAGCCTGATGTTAAAGAAGAAACTGCTCCATGGGAAGATGAACCAGCTGAGGCAAGTCAACCTGTTAATATTCCAAAGTCAACATCAAGTGATAAGGCACAAGATATTTTAGCAATGATTCGTGCCCGTCAAAACAAGACAGCCTAAGGTAACACGGGAGGATTAATTCCTCCCTATTCAATTAGGAGAATACAATGACGTTACCAGACGAAAGATACAGAGCCTTAAAACAGGGCAAAAAGTTATTAGAGGAATTGTGCGACCCAGGTCGCACACCACGTGTTCCTAGTTTAATCAGAGATAGGGCAAGGGCAGCATTACGACATTACCCGAGTGATTATGAATTGGATCGTATTGCTGATAGTTGTCCAGATATGCTTGATAAGATAAGTTTTTCTGATAAACTATACATGAAAATAGCAAACAAATAAGGAGAGACCCTTGGGGAAACCGTTCGATGTTAGTAAATTTAGAAAAGATATTACCAAGTCCATTGAGGGACTTAGTATCGGGTTTAACGATCCAACAGATTGGATTAGTACAGGAAATCACGCACTTAATTATCTCATTAGTGGTGATTTTAATAAAGGCGTACCTCTTGGTAAAGTTACTGTCTTTGCCGGAGAGTCAGGATCAGGAAAAAGTTATATCTGTGCAGGAAATCTCGTCCGTCACGCACAACAACAAGGGATCTTTGTCGTATTGGTCGATACTGAAAATGCGCTTGATGAAGATTGGTTACATAACTTGGGAGTTGATACGTCAGAAGAAAAACTATTAAAACTTAATATGGCAATGATTGATGATGTTGCCAAAACTATTAGCGAGTTTATGAAAGGATATCGCACTATTCCTAGTGAAGATCGTCCTAAAGTACTTTTTATTATTGATAGCTTAGGAATGTTACTTACTCCTACTGATGTTAATCAATTTGAAGGCGGTGATTTAAAAGGTGATATGGGTCGTAAACCAAAAGCACTAACCGCACTAGTACGTAATTGTGTAAATATGTTTGGTAGTCACAATGTTGGATTGGTAGCTACAAATCATACCTACGCAAGTCAGGATATGTTTGATCCTGACGATAAAATCTCAGGTGGGCAAGGCTTTATCTATGCAAGTTCAATTGTTGTAGCAATGAAAAAATTGAAACTTAAAGAAGATGAAGATGGTAATAAAACAAGTGAAGTCCTTGGTATTCGTAGTGCTTGTAAAGTAATGAAAACACGTTATGCTAAACCTTTTGAAAGTGTACAAGTAAAGATTCCATATAGTACAGGAATGAATCCATATAGTGGGTTGTTAGATTTATTTGAAAAATCAGGGCTGCTTGTAAAAGAAGGCAATCGTTTAAGCTACACTACGTTAGATGGTGAAGTTATCAAACATTTCCGTAAAGGTTGGGAAACTAATACTGATAATTGTTTAGATACGGTTATGAGTGAGTATAGTAAAAGAAACGAAAATAAACTAAGTAATGTAACAACTGAGGAGGAAGTTACAGAATGAGTTTAACATTGATTAGTGAAGCATGGGATGCATTACGCCAACATATCCAAATGGCAGATAAAAGTGACGCTGCCGATACTTTGGTTAATTTGTTAATTGATAACGGGTATGATGTAGATGAGATTAAAGAAAATTTTCGTGGGGATAAAGACATTGCTAATGCTCTAGTTTATTTTAGTGAACAGGACGATTATATAGAAGATTATGAGGATGACAATTTAACCGACGATGATGAATGGTGATTAAGTGAGTTGGTATTCACAGATAACAGGTGACTTATCTGTTATCCCTGATTTTATTACGCACTATGAGTCTGAGTTAAACTCAGCCAAAAAAGATGTAAAAATATTTGGTAATGTTGAAAAGAACATTTCAGCATTACCTGGTATTACTGAACATCGTTTTAATCAACTACAAGAAATTGAAGCAGTATTAAATTTCTTAAATGTACAGCTAAGAAAAATTCGCCGAAAACATTTTCAAAAATATCTTGAGGCGTATAATAGAGTTTTAACAAGTCGTGATGCTGAAAAATATGTTGATGGGGAGGGTGAAGTTATTGACTTTGAGACAATCATCAATGATGTAGCATTGTTAAGAAACAAGTGGTTGGGCGTAATGAAAGGTCTAGATAGTAAAAACTTTATGCTAGGTCATATTGTAAGATTACGTTCAGCTGGTATGGAAGATATAACCGTAAGTTAAGGAATAGTATGGCTAAGATTCAAAATCTTTTTAATGATATATTAAATGATACAATATCTGAGGGGACGAATAATATATATATTACAGATTATCCATTATTAGTATTAAGTGCATGTAATTACAGGTTAAAACAAGAAGATCCTGAATTTAATTCTAATTCTTTACTAGGCAATATTATTATAAATCATGTAACAGATATTGATATAGAGTTTGCAAATAAAATTGGTGACTACTATAGTAAAAAATTAATGTTACTTAAATTAAAAGGTAAAGAGTTGACAAAGTTTCGCAAAGAATTAATTACTTTTTTACATGACAATTTTAACCATCAAGATGGTAGGTACCATACCCCTGAGAAATTTGCAGGTATGGCTTATAAATTACCTTATTTTTACACATATGACACAACATTAGATATGTTATTTGATTTGAAAAGTATTCCATATAAGCCTTTTAAAGGTGTTAAGCAATTAAAGTTTGTTACAAAACTTTTTACATCAAGAAAACATTGGGGAAATATTATAGAATATTGGTTTGTAGATATTGACAATAATAAATATCTTTTAGACTTTAACAAAGAAAATATGTTATGTAGTTTATTAGAAAAGGTAATTGAAAAAAATCAAATTATAGTATCAGGTGTATTTGGTGTAAATAGGAAAGACTATGAGTTTTTTGTACCAAGCAAATATACAATGGACTTCAAAAATATTATTTAAATTTTTTGTTATCTTTATCAACTGCTTTAAATAAAGAAATATTAAGCCCCAATTGTTTAGTAAGTTTATTAAAACTTTTCACATCTTTAGGAAGACAGGTTCCACCGTATCCACGTAAATTTTTATTCACTTCTAAATAATCAGAAGTGGGTGTTCCTCTCAAAATATATGTGTCTTTTATTTTGCTATAATTTGAATTTAATTTTTTACAAATTTCATACATGCTATTAGCAAAAACTATTTTGGTAGCATTGTATACATTGGAATAATATTTTAGTATTTCTGCCTCAGTTGGTGTAAGACTTACTATGTTTTTTGGTAAGAACCCATGGCTGGCAACAATTTTTTTAAAAATTTCTTTTCTATGACACCCAATGGCAAGTAAATTGTGATTTATTATAAAATCTTTTTCAGCATGAACTTCACGTAAAAATTCAGGAACAAAACAAATATTTAAATTGGTTTCTTTTATTAATTTTTCTGTAGTACCAGGTACTAAGGTAGACTTAATAGCTATTATTCCATCAAAGGATATTTTTTGTAAATCTTTTAAAACATTTTTAATTATTTTGTCTGTATACTTATTACCTTTATGTGTAGGAACACAAATATAAATAATTTCTGTTTTTTTTAAGGATTTAATATCAGTTTTGTATTTAATATCATGTACAATAACTTTATGACCTAGTAATGTGAAACCTTGTTTACATGCATTACCTACAACACCAGCACCTATTATACCAATTTTCATAATGAGTCCAAAGTTAACTTTATCCCTTGTTCTAATGAAATTTTAGGTTTAAAATTAATTATTTTTTTTAGTTTGTTAGTATCACACAACCGTCTTGATACACTTCCAATAGGAGCATTATTAAGAATAAGATTTTTATTTATTTTTGCATATCTACAAATTAGTTCTGCAACTTCTTTAATTGTTCTTTCGTCACTGACCCCTATATTTATAATTTCATTATTACAATTTTGAGTTTCTAGAATATTTACAGTGGCATCAACAGCATCACTTACATACATAAAACTTCTTGTATTAGAGTGTCCGTACAAATTTAAATCTCCTTTTTTAATTCTGCCATAAAACTCTGGTATAAAGTGATTAATTTGTCTTGGTCCATAAACATTATGATACCTCAATATAATAAAGTTTTGTTTTGTTTGATGATATGCAGCATTTACTTGTACCTCATTAGCAATTTTGCTAGCAGCATAGCTCCAGCGTGGATTAGTTACATCACTTATTGATAAAGGAACTTGTTCGTCTGTAGGAATTTTATAATTAAATGTATCAATTGTGCCTGCATAGGTTTCACAGCTACTTGAAAATATAAATTTTTCTATCTTACCTGCATATCTATCAAGTAAATATTGAGTTGGCAATAAATTATTTCTAATTACATCAAAAGGACGCTGGTAAAAAAATTTGGTACCATTTAATGCTGCTAAATGCACAACAATTTCAACATCGGGTAAATTCTTAACATTTTCCCAATTAGATAAATCAAGACCTGTTTTAATATCTGCCTTGTGTAAATTATATCCTAAATTTTCTAATTTGTCACACAGATGACTTCCAATGAATCCACAACTGCCTGTAACTAAAATTGATTTCATATATAAATTATTTATAAATATAAATCGACGCTTTAAATAAGTGTAATGAAACCTAAGATAAAAATATTTTTAAATCATCCTGAGTGTAGTATAGAGTGTGGTGCAGGAATGTACCATGCTCTTAATAAAGATTTTCGTATAGACTTTTTTACAAAAGACGATATTAAACCCAAATTATTTAGAAACTTAGAAATTATTGCCTTCCCTGGCGGTATTGGTGATAGTGATAAATTTGATAAAATTCTTAAACACAACCAAGATTACATTATTGAATTTGTAAAAAATAATGGAAGATACTTAGGTATTTGTATGGGTGCTTATTGGGCGGGTAGTCATTATTTTAATATACTTAAAAATGTAGAACCTGTACAATATATTAAAAGACCTAGGGCAAATATTAAAAGAAGTTACGGTACCACAACAAAAATAAATTGGCTAGGTAACGAACATAAAATGTATTTTTATGATGGCTGTGCATTGATTGGCAATGAAAGTAAATTTAAAGTAATAGCAAGATATAGTAATAAAGATCCAATGGCTATCATTCAGAAAAACATTGGGTTAATAGGTTGTCATCCTGAAAGTATGCCAACTTGGTATAATAAAAAATATCTTTCAGATAAATGGCACAATTACCATCATCATTATTTGTTATTAGACTTCACAAAACGATTATTGTAATACTTTTGTAATAATAATATGATAGTATATATGTAAATACGACAACATATAAAAGGAGAATGCGTATGTTACAACAAGTAGTACAAGAAGAAAACACTTCTAACAATGAGCATATTAATGACATTGTAAATCAAATATTACAAGATCCCAAACGCCGAACTTTTTTAAAAACAGGTTCGGCGTTTTTAACTGCTGCCACAGGCGCAACTTTAGCAGGTTGTGCTAGTGGAGATGACACCTTAACTGTGTCACATCTCAATTTTCCTGCTGTAGCTAAAAATATAGCAGATAAAATTACATTACCACCAGGTTATCAATATTCAATAGTACATGCTACCGGAGATAGACTGACTAGTAGTGTAGGTGCTTATACCAATAAAGGAACTGAAACTGATGATTGGTCTAACAGAGTAGGTGACCATCATGATGGTGTAGAATTATTTCACCTAGATAGTGCAGGTAAACGTACAAATCAAATGACTGATCGTGCTTTATTAGTTATGAATCATGAAAGTTCAGCAGACGCACACTTCTTTCACCCAAATGGACAAACCAGTAATGGAACTACCGGCAAAAAGTACGACCAATTTGGAAGTTGGGATTTAGGGGTTCGTCCTGGACTTGAAGCATTAAAAGAAATAAATCATCACGGCGTTAGTGTTGTTGAAATTAATAAGAGTAGCAATGGTTGGTCTTATAAATTAGATAGCGGGTTTAATAGACGTATTACTCCTCAAACAGTAATGAAAATTGCTGGACCTGTTAATGAACTTAGTAACATTAAAGCATTATTAGCAACCAAATATGATCCAACAGGTGCTACAAGTCGTGGTACATTAAACAATTGTGGTACAGGCATTACACCATGGGGTACTTTCTTAACATGCGAAGAAAATTGGGCTACCTATTTCGCTATGCCTAAAGGTAGCGTTGCTCCAGATGCACGTATGGCGCAGAGCCGTGCTAGATATGGTGTTCGTAACGCAGCTATTGCCGATACTGCCACAACAAGTAATACACAAGGATGGCACACTGTAACCGACATGCCCGATACCGCACAAAGATTTAGTCGTTGGGATGTAAGTGTAAAGGGAGCTACAGACAAAGATGATTTTCGTAATGAACCACATACGTTTGGTTACATCGTAGAAATTGATCCAACTAACCCAACAAGTCAACCAGTAAAGCGTATTGCTTTAGGTCGTACAGCACATGAAGCAGCAGTATATGGAAAATTAGTTGCAGGTCAACCAGTAACTTTTTACATGGGATGTGACAGTCGAAATGAGTATATCTATAAGTGGGTAAGTAATCAACCATGGAATCCAGCCGATGCTAACGGTGGTTTGGCAGCAGGTGACAAATATTTAAATGATGGCAAACTGTACGCAGCTAAATTTAATAATGATGGAACTGGTGTATGGTTAGAATTAAGCATTACAAATCCTCTTATTGCAGGATATTCAACTTTTGTATTTAAAAACCAAGCTGAAGTTTATGTTTTTACTAGACTTGCTGCTGACGCAGTTGGTGCCACCAAAATGGATCGCCCAGAATGGGGTGCTGTAAATCCTGCTAATGGTGAAGTGTATTTTGCTTTAACAAATAATAGTTCTGCAAATCGTACGCCTTCTACAGTTAATGCAGCTAACCCACGTAGTTATGCTGATCCAGATGGCAAAAAAGGTTCAGGCAATCCTAATGGGCACATTATTCGTTGGCGTGAAGAAACTAGTGGATTTAAGTGGGATATTTTCTTATTTGGTTCAGAAGAGGATAATTCTCAAAGTAATGTCAGCAAACTGACTGCCAATAATAGTTTTAGTAGCCCAGATGGATTATGGTTTAGTCGTGCTACTGGCTTATGCTGGATTCAAACTGACGATGGTGCATATACTGATGAAGTTCATAATCAATTACTTGTTGCTATCCCTGGTAAAGTTGGCGATGGTCAGGCAATTACAGTCAATAACAGTCTAAGTGGTGCTACTGGCACACAAGCAACATTTGTTGGTGCTGAATTAGGGGAAACTAAATTACGTAGATTCATGACTGGTCCTGCTGGTTGCGAAATTACTGGTATTACTGAATCAGCAGATGGTCGTGCTATCTTTGTAAATGTTCAGCATCCTGGCGAAGATACTTCGGCAGCATTTTGGACAGGAGGAGCGCCACAAAGTCAATGGCCAGGTAATGCTAATTATGGGATAACTGGTCGTCCTCGCTCAGCCACAATTTGTATTACAAGGGTTGACGGAGGCCTAATAGGCGTATAAAATATCAATCACACACAAAGGAAAAACAATGAAAAAATTTATATTGGCTCTTGCGACCATATTTTTCGCAATTTCAGCACAGGCACAAATTACAGGTGCAGGTGCTACATTCCCTTATCCGATCTATGCTAAATGGGCAGAAGCCTATCAAAAGCAAACAAGCGTCGGTCTTAATTATCAAAGCATTGGTAGTTCGGGGGGAATCCGTCAAATTAATGCCAAGACTGTAACATTTGGAGCAACAGATGCGCCAGTTAAAGGTGAAGACCTTGATAAGAACGGTCAAGTTCAATTTCCTGTTATCATTGGCGGTACTGTGCCCGTTATTAATCTTGACGGTTTTAAGCCAAGTGAACTTCGCATTACAGGTGCTGTCTTGGCAGAAGTTTTTATGGGAAACATTGTTAAATGGAATGATCCGAAATTATCACAATTAAACCCAGGTAAAAATTTACCTGATCTTAATATAACGGTAGTGCATCGTGCTGATGGTTCTGGTACAACATTTAATTTTACTGATTATCTAACTGAAGTAAGTCCTGCTTGGAAGGACAAGGTTGGTAAAGGTGCAGCAGTTAAATGGCCTGCTAATAGTTCTGTTGGTGGAAAAGGTAACGAAGGTGTTGCAGCTAATGTTAATAGAGTTAAAGGTGCAATTGGATATGTTGAATATGCTTATGTTAAAAAGAATAACATGAATTATATGAAACTACAAAACAAAGCAGGTAACTTTGTTGACCCTGATGATACAACATTTGCTGCCGCAGCAGCAGGTGCAGATTGGTTCTCAGTTCCAGGAATGGGATTGAGTATTGTAAATCAAGGCGGCAAAGATACTTGGCCCATAACAACAGCTAGCTTTATTATAATGCATAAAGATCCTGCTGATAAAAAGGCTAGCCAAGAAGTCATCAAGTTCTTTGACTGGGCATTTAGGAATGGTGCCAAAATGAGTGCGGATCTTGATTATGTTCATTTACCAGAGAAATTACAGAATGAAATACGTACAAAAGTATGGACTCAAATTAAGTAATGTAATAATACTGTAAACTAATCAAAAGTTAAATTTTGTAAATAGTTATAGAGAATCACAAATTCTCTATAACCCACATCAAGGAGTCACAAAATGAAACTAGAAATGAGAGCTTGGGATTTAGACGTAAAATTAGAATTACAGGATGATGATGCAGTAGACCAATTACAAGTTTTGGAAGTTGTTAAAAATTTATTAGACACACTTTCACAATTTGAAAAAGTCAATGTAGTAATTAAACAAATTGAAGAAACAACAGAAGAATTAGATAATAATTCTGATAACGTTGAAGCAATTACTCATACAACAGGTTACTAAAAGGTCCCCCAATGAAATGGTTTATAATGCTATCTTTATATCAGATGTACACTTGGGCACAAAAGGATGTAAAGCCGAAGAATTAATTAATTTTTTGAAAAACAACACCGCTTCAAAGTTATATCTTATAGGTGATATATTAGACGGCTGGAAAATACAACAAAATAAATGGGTCTGGAAACAGACCCATTCCAATGTAATCCGTAGAATTTTAGGTCATGCTAAAAATGGTACAGAAGTTTTCTATGCTATAGGAAATCATGATGAATTTATACGTCCTTTACTTCCATATAAGATAAGTTTTGGCAAAATTAAACTTGCTAATCAGTTTACACATAATGGTATAGATGGGAAGAAATATTTAGTTGTTCACGGAGATTTATTTGATGGAATAACAAGGCTCGCTCCTTGGATTAGTTTTTTGGGGGATAGAGCCTATGACATGCTTCTTTCACTTAATACCACATTTAATCGTATTCGCCATCGTTTTGGGTTCGGCTATTGGAGTCTTAGCAAATATCTTAAGCACAGAGTCAAACGGGCTATGGATTTTATGTTTAGATTTGAGAATAATATGGCTGATTATTGTATTAAGCGTGGGTATGATGGAGTTATATGTGGTCATATACATTATGCCGAAATTAAAACAATAAAGGGTATAACATATATGAATGATGGTGATTGGGTAGAAAGTTGTAGCGCACTAGTAGAAAATGTCAATGGAAGTTGGGAAATTATATATTGGACAAAAAAGCAAGATGTGGATATTGTTCCTAGTGGTAGTTAATACATTTGATACGAATGATGTACCTGGTAGAATCCAATTACAGTTTAAGGATCAACAAAGTTGTGAATTCGCACTGGCTAATATGACAAGTTATGTTAAATTTCCTTGGTTTAAAGTAGAGGGTAAATGTGAAAAAAATATTAATAATAACAGATAATTTACAGGATCAAATAAATGGTGTGGTTACCACTTACAAAAATCTTGAAGCGTGTGCGGTTCGTGACAACTATAACATTGTTTATATTACTCCCGATGAGTTCCGCCACTTTGATTGCCCTATCTATAACGAAGTCAAGATTGCCTTTCCGAGGAAAATGGGCGAGAAGATTGAGGAGATATCTCCACATCATATCCACATCGCCACAGAAGGTCCTGTGGGTCTGTGGGCTAGAGCATATCTTACAAAACATAATTATAATTACAATACTGCTTATCATACTAAATTTCCTGAAGGATTACATACCTTGGTTGGACTTCCTGAGTCTATTACTTGGCGCTATATAAAATGGTTTCATAAACATACAGGAAAAGTTCTTACAACCACTAATTCTATGGTTGAACAATTACAACAAAAAGGATTAAAAAATCTTGTACCATGGACTAGAGGTGTTGATAGAGAAATATTTTCTTCTAAATTACGAACAAAAACAGCGGAAAAACTTAATCTTGTCTGTGTAAGTCGAATTAGTAAAGAAAAAAACTTAGACGATTTTTGTAGTATCGATTATTTTCATGCACATAAAATAATGGTAGGTGATGGTCCTTATCGTAGGGAATTAGAAAAGAAATATCCTAACGTAGAATTTGTAGGATTTAAAACAGGAGTAGAATTGGCTACATATTTTGCAAACGCCGATGTATTTGTTTTTCCAAGTCGTTGGGAAACATTTGGTATCGTTATGATTGAGGCTATGGCGTGTGGTACACCTGTTGCGGCATATCCCTGTCAAGGACCACTGGATGTTGTAGATCATGGGATAACAGGGTTCTTACGAGATAATCTTAAACAGGCTATTACAGAATGTTTAACATTAGATAGGTATACAGTTGAAAAGCATAGTTTAAAATACAGCTGGGATAAAGCTTGGGAAATTTTTAAAAATAATTTAATACCATTAAAGTAATTAAAAATTAACAATAAAACAATAATTTTTAAATATATTGACTTTCTAATATAAATATTGTACAATTACACACACAAGGAGAAAACTATGAAAACAGTTGGAGATGTACTTAAGCCTTTCGCAATGACAGGCGTAAAACCAGGAGCGTTAACCTTAGATAATGCTTTTGAAACAATCACAGAAAAATCTTTTGAAGGTAAGTGGAAAGTAATCGTTTACTATCCTAAAGATTTTACTTTTGTATGCCCCACAGAAATTGTAGCATATGATAAACTTAACAGTGACTTTGCTGACCGTGATGCTGTATTATTAATTGGTAGCACAGATAATGAGTTTTGTAAATTAGCATGGCGTAATGCACATGAAGATTTGAAAAAAACTAATAGCTGGATGTTTGCTGATACAGCAAGAGAAGCAGATGAGAGTTATAACGTTGAAAGTGATAAATGGGAGCATAAGCTTCCAGAAGGTTTAGCTCAACAACTTGGTATTTTTTACAAACCTGCAGGAGCAGCATTAAGAGCTACATTTATTGTTGATCCTAATAATGTTATTCAACATGTTACTGTAAACAATTTAGATGTTGGTCGTAACCCAGATGAAACACTACGCATTTTAGATGCACTACAAACTGGTGAACTTTGCCCATGTAGTCGTCCAATAGGCGGTGAAACACTTTAATGTTTAAGTATGAAACTCTTTGGGATTTTTACAAAGTAAAATTTTTATTTCTTTTAATTTCTTTTGTAGTAGCAATAATTTTATCAAACTATTTGTATAACCATGATAAAGATAAAAAGATGATTGAGTTTCATAAAACATTTATTAAAAAATATTATGGAGAATGAGTTGAACTGGATAGATCAAATTAAAGCAAGCATTCCTGAACATTGTAAGGATAATAAACTTAACCTTGATAGTGTAATGAACCGTAGTGGTTTGGATGAGATAGATGCTCATGGGTGTGCGTTAGCCGCAGCGATATCTGCAGGCAATGGAGAATTAGCTTATGACATTCAATTAAATGGTCCTTTAAAAGGCACTAAAGAATCTGAGGCAGCAAAAACGGCAGCAGCGTTAATGGGTATTAATAATGTATTTTATCCATTTATTGAAATGTGTAATGATCCTGATTTAAAAGGATTGCCACCTGGATTGCGTATGAATGCTTATGCTAACCATGGCGGAGTCAGTAAAAAGCAATTTGAAATGTATGCGTTAGCAGCAAGTATTGTTGGTAAATGTCATTTTTGTGTAAAAAATCATTATGACACATTAAAGAAAGAAGGTCTTACCGTTCAGCAATTACAAGCAATCGGTAAGATTGCTAGTGTAATTGCTAGTATTAATAAGATAGCAGTATAATTAAATTATCCACCACTTACTGGCACGATAAACACAGTTTACACCGTCTAATACATTTATAAAATCACCTACTTCAACAACACCATATTCGGTAGTTGATGCTGGTACTGATAAATAACTCATTTATTATTCTCCTTATCAAATTATATACCAATTACTTGAACCGCTATAAATCAAATGAACTGCTTGCCATGGAACTTCTATAATATATTGTGTTTCACCATCAATAAATGATCCATCACTAGTGGTTATTGTAATTTTTCGATTACCTAAAGGTGGACCCATTTCAGCTTTTATAATAATTTCATCACAACCTGAAGGATTTGGGGGAAGTGTAACAGTAACCGGTCCATCACTATTAACGCCAATATAATAATCATCCATCGTAGCAGTGTAGTCTTGGTAAACCAAAACAGCTTGGCATTTGCAATCACACTGCCCAGGCGGTCCAATAGGTCCTGGAGGCCCTTGTTCACCAGGAGGGCCTGGCTCTCCAGCAGGTCCAGTCGAGCCTTGTGGGCCCTCAGGTCCAGGTGGTCCTGGTGGACCTTGTTCTCCAATTGGTCCAGGCGGACCTTCAGGACCTTGGGGTCCTGCTGGGCCTGGTGGTCCAGGGGGGCATTCATCGCATGGATCTCCTTTATCATTATTATTAATTACAATAGTATCATTACCTGGGCCAGTATTAATTGGAATTCTTCCGCCTGCTAATTGTAATTGAGCATGTTGTAACAGTTTTGGGTCTACTGGTTTACCCATACTCATAGTTAATAATGCCTGTTGCAATTCTACTAATCTTCTATCATGTCCGTCCATATCATGATCCTCATTTGAAATAAGGTAATTTCCTTGTGAGAAATTACCTTATAGTTTATACAACTATTGTGAGTTTTATCTCACATTATTGTACATTATTGCTTGTTGCTCTTTGACCAACACCTAATTGTGTACCAAAATTGACCATGCTTGCTTGTGCTTGGCCTAATTGGCTACCAAATGCTTGGATTTGTGACTGAAGTGATGCCCACTGAGCTTGGTCAGCGTGGTGTCTCCAGTGACGACCTTCTACAACTTCAGCATTACGCTCAATTAGCATACGATTTAAATCTTGTGTTTTCAAATCGTTAATTAATGCACGAGTTTTTTCACCATCAGCATCAATCTTATCGCTAATATAAGTTGATTGTCTAGCAATTTCAGCTTGTGTTTTAAGAGCAGTAATTTCTGTATCTTTGCTCACACCTGAAAATCCTGCTGCCATTTGCTGCTGTTGTGCAACTACTTGAGCACGTAGGTCAGCGGAATCACGACCCACTGTAAAAAAACGGTCGTCAACATTTACTTCAAATGCATTAATACGACTGTTAATATCAAAACGTGCGTCTTTAATTGCACCTAATGTAGCGTAGCTTTCTTTTAAACCTTCTTTAATTATTTCTGTGTGACCATTTTCTAACATCATTACATCATTTTTGTCTGCTGGATCAGCCATTGTTTTTTTCTCCTGAAAATTATAGAGGGGCAATTCATCATCACCCTTCATATAATACTTAAAAGAAAAACCTTTACTTTTACCTATGTTTTGGTATAGTATATACTTCAGCTTATGTTTCCAAAGAATTTGCAAACACTGCGAGTTGTGTTCTATTTCTTAACCCATATTTGCGTAATATTGCACCCATGTGTAGTTTTACAGTGCTTTCAGCAATTTTTAATGTCTTTGCTATAACTTTATTAGTAGCACCACGTTTTGCTACCATTGTAAACACTTGTTTTTGCCTTGGCGTTAACTCTACTTCTGTACTTTTTTCTTTTTTTGATTTGCGTTTTAACATGTTTTGTATTGGTTTAGGTGTGCTTAAATCACCCGAAACTAATTTTATTTGATCCTCTACTAACATATCCATTGTAAACTTATCACACATACTCATTTGTAAACCATCAACTAATTTGCTAATTTCTTTAATATCACTTATTTTTGACTCACTATTGGCACAGGCTAAAATCTTAGTAGTTCGCTTTTTGGTTTTATCTTCATCAATAAACAATGTAGATATTGCTAAAATTTTCAATGTATTAATTAAAGCAATTGGGTCCCCGTGTTCAAAATTACTCAATTCATCAACATCAATAAGAATATAATCAACATCAAATTTTGGATCACTTAATTTTGGAAAAAGTGACTCAATATTTGGATAACTGCAATAAGACGCATTGGGAATTTTTTCCTTTGCTAAAGGTATCCAAACATCGTAAAACATTCTGTCAGGATATTTGCCATTATTTACATAAACAATTTTTGTAGTATGGGGCATAGAACTTCCTTTATTTGTAGTACTTAATTTTTTTAATACAAGGGGTTTAGATAGGTAAGTTGTGGGTGTACTAGGGTATATGTTTTGTCTATTTTTAAATATAAGCTATTGTACAAATGATTTGAATTATTGTCTTGCGTATAGGACACAACATTCCATTTATTTTTTGCCCAATGAAGTTTACAATAATTAAGAGTAAGCATAGATTATTTTATGGAACCTTGTACAGCACTACAATATAGGCAAAAAGTTGAGACTATTAGAGCAAACCTTCGCACAATAAGGTTCAACATGGACTTACATACTATGTTACGCAACATTGATAAAATGGTTACAGAATATGGTAAACTTGAAGTACAATGTAGACACCATACCAAACGTTATCAATTAGAAGAACCTAGCAAAAAGATAGCAAACAGCATAGACCACTTGGAAAAATTGATGCTCATGGCTAAATTGATGGATTGACAATAATTAGAAAATCAACTATACTATGGGTATTGTAAATAAAAGGAATGTGAAATGTTCCAATTTGAGTTTAGATTTATTGATGGCGAGTCTTTACCCCATGCTATGACCGTGTTTAATGCTGATAGTTTGGAACAGGCTATTGCTAAATTCCGTCGTTTTTATACAACAAATCGAATTATTCAGGTGATTGCACACTAGGTTGACAATAAATCAGCTTGGGTGTATAATACGTAGTATTGAAACTGATTAACAGGGATAGCAAATGAGCACTGTACGAGTGATTTCAGGAACTTATCGTAATCTTCCCGTCATAAATACAACTTTCAAGTTAGTCAAGGGCTTTACAAAAGGCGCTAAAGGCAACTATATTACTGTTAAAAACGACGGACAGTTTGCCATTAACATTGACAGTGTTAAAGTAAAAGTAGATAATATTAGTGATTTTGAATTCGTAGATGGAGAACCAATGTTAGAAAATACTGTGAAATTTACTAAACCTGTTGTAACCGAATCCGATGAAGATGCAATGAATCGGATTGCAACTCGGTTCGCAATTTTGGACGAGATGAGCAAGGCATGTATTGCAGGCGATATCCGTGCTATGATCGTATCTGGTCCTCCAGGTGTCGGTAAATCGTTTGGCGTTGAAACGCAACTTGAAAAGGCAGCAATGTTTGACAAGATTGCAGGTAAACGTGTTCGCTTTGAAATTGTAAAAGGTGCAATGACCCCTATCGGGTTGTATTGTACGCTTTACAAATACAGCGACCCAAAAAATGTGTTGGTGTTTGATGATTGCGATTCAGTGTTTCAAGATGACCTAGCACTTAACATCCTTAAGGCAGCACTTGACTCAGGCAAGCGTCGGCGTATCTGCTGGAACAGCGATAGTGCTATGTTACGCCGTGAAGGAGTTCCCGATACTTTTGAGTTTAAAGGTTCGGCAATCTTCATCACTAACTTGAAGTTTGAAAACCTCAAGTCTAAAAAGTTGCAGGATCACTTAGAAGCATTGCAAAGCCGTTGTCACTTTCTTGACCTTACTATTGATAGTGAGCGTGATAAGATTTTACGCATCAAACAAGTACACCGTGATACCGATGGTGGGTTGTTTAAAGATTACACCTTTGACGATGCTAATACTGCCGAATATATTTTGGACTTCATGCAGACCAATAAAAACAAATTGCGTGAGTTGTCGCTACGTATGGCACTAAAAATTGCCGACTTAGTAAAAGTGTCTCCCAGTAACTGGAGAATTCTTGCTGAGTCTACGGTAATGAAACGTAGCTAGGTTGTAGTACTTTTAAAGGGAGCATATGCTCCCTTTTTTTGCCTTATAACTTGCATAAGTAACTGTATATTATACAATACTACAATGAAATCCTACAAGAATAAAGAGGAAATACTTGTCCAATTTCTAACCTTAGAGCTAAGACTAAACAAGTATGATAACAAGTTCATAAGTAATTTGGCAATGTTATTGTCTAAAAACAGATATGTAACAACTAATCAAAACAACCTTTTTAACAAACTACTAGTGAAATACAAAAGACAATTATCCAAACATAAAATTAACGTTGATGAAGTTCTACAATTAGAATGGAATACTAAAGTCATTGAAAGTTTACCTGAATTTACAGAGGCTCATCTTTCAATCGAGAATGATAAGCTCAAGTTAAGGTTACCCTTTAACAAAAAACTAATTGAAAACTTACGACAAGTAGAGCCTTATTTTAATATAACTTGGAACGTCACAAAGAAATGTTATTATTCTAATTTCTGTACTGATATACTTAAAATAATTATTAACATAATTCCACATTATTATAAACTTAATCTTTCAGGTGAAATTAAACAATATTTACATGTATTAAATGATTACAATGATTGCAAATATTGGGACCCAACTTTAATTAAGCAACCTTCAGGCTACTATATTGTGGCTGCCAATCAATATTTACTTAATGCTATTGAACATATAACCCTTAATAATGAACCACAAACATTGGTTGAACTAAGCAAACATGCTATAATTATTGCTCCCGAGATAACAACTAATGATGATTTTTTAAAGTTTTGTGCAACATATGATGTTAAAATGGAACTTGACAAGTTACCATTATTACATGATTATTGTAGTATATTGAAAATTAAAAACATTATTTGTAATTACCGTATTGCAAGAATAAGAGAAGTAAGAAACGAAATCGAAAAAGTGTTTGGTACAACCTATAACATTTACTATGAGAAATCAATCAACAATATTACAATGCCACATAATAAAAAAAGTTACCATGGTAAAACAATTGGTTTATATTATGGTAGTGCAAATGTAGCTATTGATTTAGTACGGTATTACCCAATTGAAAAAATAATAAACATAGTTAACAATAGACCTGTTAATATTAAATGAAAAAATGTAAAATAATCATCAAGGATGAAGTCAATGCTAAGATACAGGATCTTGAATTAGACACACGGAAATTGCTTGTAAAAAAATTTGAGTTTGAAGTACCAGGTGCAAGATTTCTTCCTAGTGTAAAACTAGGGCGTTGGAATGGCAAATCAAGTTATTTCAGTATATCAGGTGCTACATACATCAACTTGCTACAAGACATTTTGCCTGTACTTGACCAACATGGATACGATATTGATTTAGAGGATTTACGTACCTACTCAACTAATTTCAAATTTGGTCAAGTGTCCGACAACACGTTTGCCGATAGAAATTGGCCCAAAGGACATACACAAGAAGGCAACCCTATCGTATTACGTGACTATCAGGTAGAAATTATAAACAACTTTTTACAGAATCCACAGGCATTGCAAGAAGTAGCGACCGGGGCAGGCAAAACAATTATGACTGCTGCCTTAAGTAAAACAGTAGAACAATATGGCAGGTCTATTGTTATTGTACCCAATAAAAGTTTAGTTACACAAACCGAAGAAGATTACATTAACATGGGATTAGATGCAGGTGTATACTTTGGTGATCGTAAAGAGTTTGGGAAACAGCATACCATATGTACTTGGCAAAGCTTAAACAACCTACTTAAAGACACTAAAAATGGAAATGCAGATATTACTATTGCTGAATTTTTAGAAGATGTAATTTGTGTGATTGTTGATGAGGTGCATATGGCAAAAGCTGATGCCCTAAAACAATTGTTGACTAGTGTGATGAGTCATATTCCTATAAGATGGGGGTTGACAGGTACAGTACCAAAAGCAGACCATGATAGATTAAGCATAGTTGTAAGTTTGGGACCTGTTATTAATAAATTAGCAGCTGCCGAGTTACAAGAAAAAGGTGTGTTGGCACGATGCCATGTTAATATCGTGCAGTTTAAGGATGATGTAGAGTTTAAAAACTACCAAAGTGAATTAAAATATCTATTAGAAAATGAAAAACGATTAGACACCATAGCAAATTTAGTAAATAAAATAAGTGAATCTGGAAATACATTGGTGTTGGTGGATAGGGTATTACCAGGCAAACAGTTAGTAGAGAAAATTACTGACAGTGTGTTTATCAGTGGCGAAACCAAACTTGTAGAAAGGAAAGAAGAATATGACCAAGTGGCGACGGCATCAAATAAAGTTATTGTTGCCACCTACGGTGTGGCAGCAGTTGGGATCAATATTCCTCGCATTTTTAATTTGGTTCTTATTGAGCCTGGCAAGTCCTTTGTACGTGTTATACAAAGTATTGGAAGAGGCATACGTAAAGCGGAAGATAAAGACTTTGTACAAATTTGGGACGTAACCAGTAATTGTAAGTTTAGCAAACGTCATTTAACACAACGTAAAACATTTTACAATGAAGCCAATTATCCTTTCTCATTGGAAAAATTAAGCTATTGACAAACATATACAAACATGTTAATATAATACTATGAGAATACTATTACTTGATGACAACAGTTACAACCTAGAAACATTACCAGAAGAAATTGATGACTTACGATTTGCGATATTAGATAATAGCAACCCAAATAATGTTGATTATTACTTTATTCCATTAGTATTTTTGGAATCGTTTAACAGTCCTGCATTAGTTCTACAGATTGGTGATCGTACTATAAAAATGCCCGTTGATTGGCAAATATTAATTGGAGAAAAAGATCATGGTGACTTAGAAACATTACCATTGTCAAGTTTAAATGATCGTGGATTCAGCGCATTTCAATTTAACCCAATAAGCAGTTTTAGCCCAGGTTTCTTGCCTGTAGAAATCATTGACATTTACAATGATGTTACTTGGTATGCACCTAGGCTACGTAATGGGCAATTTTTAAGCGTACCTATTGAAGATGGGCCTAAACCCCGATGTATATATTTTGTAAAAGAAATAAGCAGAAATTGTGAAATTGTAGATTATAGTCAAGTGTTTTAATGAAAAAAACAATACCAACTGATGAAAAGTTAGAGAAACAAGACTTTGACTTGTTTGAAGCTGTTACTGCCATAGATAAAAAAGACTATGGTTATTACGATAGATTGAATGAAGAACAAAAGAAAAAGTTTGTGCCCTTTATGTTGTTACATTGGATCAGTGCGGTAAAAGGTAATAGAGATTTACAAGGGTATTATTTAATGAGTACCGAGCATCATGCAAACAAATATCTTTTTAATGAGAACATACAAAAGAACCCAAAATTACAATGGTTGATGCTATGTGCAAGTAGTCCAGGTATTGGAAAACAATTCCATCAATATATTCCGCATATTAAAGATCGTGTTGCAAAACTACGTGATATAGCAAAACAAAAAGATATAGAGGAATATTTCAAAAAAATCTACAAAACAGATGATAATACGTTAAAAGAAATGTCTGAGTTATATGTACAAAATCAAAAACGTAAGGTTTATTTGGCTAACAAATTTCCTCATCTAAAAATAGATGATATTGATTTATTAAATGAACTAATTACAGACAATGAAATAGAGCAGTATGAGCGAGACAGTGGAAATTAAATTCGGGTGTGAATTTTGTAATCGTACTTTTTTACGTGAAAGTACGATTGCCAAACATATCTGTGAATATAAACATCGTTGGCAAGAAAAAGATAAACGAGGTAACCAAATTGGTTTTCAGGGTTGGCTACATTTTTACAAAAGAAATACTGCTACAACAAAACAAAGAACCTATTTAGACTTTATTAAAAGCAGTTATTATATTGCATTCGCTAAGTTTGGTAACTATTGCGTTGACGTAAACGTAATTAATGTACAACGGTATATAGATTGGCTACTAAAAAATAAAATACGTATTGATGTTTGGAACCACGATACCAATTACAGTAAATTTTTAATTGAATATTTGCGTAATGAAGATCCATTAGATGCAATACATCGTAGTGTAGAATCTACTATTCTACTAGCAAGTGAAGAAAGGGTATTGCCTAAGGATATATTAAGATATGGTAATAAAAATAAAATATGTTATCATGTTACTACAGGAAAGATTAGTCCATGGATGTTATACCAATGTGACAGCGGACTAAAGTTTATAGATAGTTTAGATGAATCACAAGTAAAAATGATTATTAACTATATTGATCCTGAAAAATGGGCTATAAAATTTAAAAGAAATTCTGATATTGTAACATCAGTAAAGGAAATTTTAAATGCAGGGCAGTACTAATAATTTTCCACATACTATAAGATTACATTGGAGACTAGGTGACAAAATAGAAGATTGGGATACTAAGTGTATTTGGGTAATAGAAACATTTGGCAAACCTGGAGTTAATTATATTACCCACGCAACTGATGATTTTATGGATTTTATGTTTAAATACGAAAAGGATGCTATATTTTTTTCGTTAAAATGTTTATAGAAAAAGCTAGAGTAAGATTAATTAATCATAATCAATTTACTGAGATAATATTATGGTGTACACAATTTATTGGCGAAGAAAACACAAACTGGTATTGGACATACGTAAATGATAGTGTATTTGATTCAATGATTGATTTTGTTTTTAGTAAAGAAGAATATGCCAATTTATTTGCATTAAGATGGCTATGATGCTACATTACTTTGATTTTAGACGAGGGTTCGACAATGATAAACCAAATTGGTTTATTTGCAACATTGAAAACTACAATAATGACATGTTTGAATTTATGGATAGATGTGAGACAATGATAGATTGGGTATATAGTGAGTTAGATATGCCTGAACGTCATTGTCGTTGGACTTGTCACAGTAATAATTTTACAATAAAGTTTAGATATTTACATCATTTGAATTGGTTTAATTTACGTTGGAAATAAATGAAAAATTTTAAGATAATTAAGTTAGATAAACGTTTTAAAGGATATGGTCACTTTAAATACGGTGTGACCACTAATTTCGAGTATACATTCTGTGAAATGCGTGAATGGTGTTGGACTACATTTGGACCAAGCAAAGAAATTGGGTATTGGCTAGATGATACAGACTTTAGAATTCATTATATGGCTAAACCAAAAACTATAGTACATCATAATGAACATTGGTCTTGGCACAGTGAAGATTTAAATTTTAATAAGATTTTTTTACGATCAGAAAAAGAACTTGTATTGTTTAAGCTAAGGTTTGAATAATGGTTGATACTTCTTTTAAAACAAGAAAAGGCACAGGATATACCTACGATTGCAAAGGTAGAAAAGAAAATCCAACACATATTGTTAAATGGTGTAGAAATAATTTCGGTGAGCGTGGTAAAGGTTGGGACTTTTACACGGTACAAGGGAATGTCCATATTGAAATTTGGGATAGCAAATATAAAATGATGTATGAACTTTGGAAATATAATGTATAATCATGTAATGATTGATATGGAAACGTTAAGCACAGATCCAAACTGTGTAATATTAACAATAGGTGCTGTAAAATTTAATCCAAGGAGTACAGGTGTAATTAAAAAATTAGAATTAAGACCTACTGTTGATGAACAAATTGAAATTCATAATAGGACAATTAACGATGATACTTTACGCTGGTGGTCTGAGCAAAGCCCTGAAGCACTTGAAGAAGCATTGGGAGACAGGGGAAGGCAATCATTTAAAGAGTGCATGGATATACTTTACAAGTTTTGTTGGAACTGTGATGCTGTTTGGAGCAATGGTGCATCATTTGATATTGTTGTTGCTGAAACCGCATTTAGGCAAACTCTCATTGATCGCCCTAATCCTATTCCTTGGCCTTTTTATGCTATTAGAGATACTAGGACTTTATACGAAATTGCGGGAGTCAAACTTAAAGATGGAGGTTACGTTACCACACACAAAGCAGTAGAAGATGCAGAACGTCAAGCAATTGTTGTACAACAAGCGTATACTAAGTTAATTAAAGCAGGATTGTATGCGAATAAGTAGTGATATTGATATTGATTTGGCAGATCGTGAGTCACTATTAAAATTAATAGAACATATTCCTGCATCAATAAGAAAAAACAATACAGTAAAAAAACATCCAACTGGTGTTTATGTAACAGATATACCATATGATCCAATTAACAACATGTCAGCATTGGATTATGAAATAGCAGAAAATAGAGGATATTTTAAACTTGATTTTTTAAATGTACATGTATATGGAAAAATTAAAGATGAGCAACATTTAATAAACTTAATGTGCGAACCTAATTGGACAAATTTGTATAAAAAAGATTTTGTTGAAAAATTAATACATATTAATAATCAATTTGACATATTATTAAAAATGCCAGAGCCTATCGATAGTATACCTAAATTAGCTATGTTTTTGGCAATTATTCGACCTGGTAAACGACATTTAATTGGTAAAACATTTGATGTAATTGAAAAAAGTGTTTGGGATAAAGTAGATGATAGTTATTATTTCAAAAAAAGTCATAGTTACAGTTATGCACAATTAGTTGTTGTGCATATGAATTTGCTTGATGAATCAAATAACTTTTTTAACTAGTGTTATACTACGCCTTTTTAATCTACGCTTATTTAAATCTTGTAAAGAACAAACAGGACCATGTAAAATAGTAAGACTTTTTGTATTAAATGTGCGTAAAAATATTTTAAATGATGTCCATTCATCCTTTAAAAAAAGATTAATTGGTATTAATCTATTACTTTCCCACCACCAAACCTCACCTAGCATTAAAAATCTGCTTTTTTCATCTCTATCAATTATTGCACCATAATCATACAATGTAGTCACAATGTCATCACTATTTTGGATTATTCCAACATATTCTTGATTTGCATAGGATACAACAGACATAAAAGGGTGTGTATCACTTAATTTTTTTAAAAAATCATTATTAATCATTATTTTATAAGTCCAAATATATTTACACCAATTTTACCATATTTTATATTTTGATAATCATAAATAAGTATAGGAGCATTAAATGTGTATTCAACATCTGTTTTTTATTATACTCAACGTCAAATCGTTGTTTTATTATCAGGATATTCACCGAGAAGATATATGCCAGTTTATGCCAAACCATTAACCCTTAATAAGGGTGTAGATAATCAAATACAATTTCAATTTTTAAATCAAGAACAAAAGCCGATTGATATTACTGGCAAAACAATTACGTGTAGAATATTAAACAATGCTGGAAATAAGGTTTTATTACGAAAGTCACTTACATTACAATTACCAGCTACAGGTATAGCAGCATTGATGTTAAATGCAGCGGAGCTTGAAAACATCGATGCACAAAAAGGTTATTATAGTTTGGAAATTCCAGTTGGTGAATTTGATTATCCTGTATTTGTTGATCAAAATGCGGGTGCACGTGGCGATGTGAATATTGTTAATAGTGTATTACCAAATTTTGTTCCAAGTCAAGAAGTTACAATACCAACTGGTCAACCTTTTCCAAATCTTGATGCCAATAATAGTATAAGTAATGTATTACCAAATGCTAATACATATTACAGTAGTATTATTAATACACAGGATAATCCTATACTAACAATTCAAGCAAAATTAACTGAATATAACGGAGATGTTATAATTGAAGGTACTGTAAATCAACAAGCCACAGATTGGTATCCAATTACAACATCTGTTTATTCAAATAATTCAAATACACATGGATGGACTATTCATGGATATCACCCATTTGTACGTATGGTATTTATCAGCAATACAGGTATTGTTAGCGATATTTTAGCCAGATAAGCCAACTTAGTTGTAATTAAGTCATATTTTTGTTAATATTTTCAGATGTTTGACATATTATCCTTTATTCCAAGTAAAAAAACGTTAAGTCAAAGTGGCTGGCATAGTTTTAATGCAATATGTTGTCAATATCGTGGACATAGACAAGATACTCGAAAACGCGGAGGCATACGTTTAGCTAATAACAGTTGGCAATATCATTGTTTTAATTGTGGATTTAAAGCTGGTTTCTTTCTAGGTAAAAGCATAACAAAAAATGCAAGACAGCTATTTAAATGGTTAAACATTGATGAGCAACAAATAAATCGTTGGAATCTAGAGAGTATACAACATCGAGATTTATTAGAAATAATAAAAGTTCGTAAAGAAAATAAAAAAATAAAGTTTAAAGATTATAAAATAGAAGATGGAGAAATTTTAGATATTAAAAATAGTCAACACAAAAAGTACATAGAATATTTAAATAAAAGAGGATTGAAGCATGATTGCTATCCTTTTTTGGTAACTCCAAATTTAATTGGAAGAAAGGCAAATAGAATAATAATTCCTTTTACCTTTGAAGGAAAAATTGTAGGACAAACGTCAAGATTTTTAGATGATAAAAAACCTAAGTTTATTAATGATCAACAACCTGGTTATGTATTTGGTTATGATTTACAAAAACCAAATTGGGAAATTTGTATTTTGTGCGAAGGTATTTTTGACGCATTAAGTATTGACGGGTGTGCCATAACACATAATGTTATAAATAATGACCAAGTCGAAATAATTAGTAGATTAAATAGACGAATTATATTTGTTCCAGATCAAGATAAAACAGGATTATCTCTTTGTGATCAAGCACTTGAATTAGGATATGAGGTAAGTATACCTGAATGGGATAATAATATCAAAGATATAAATGATGCAGTGGTAAGTTATGGTAAATTTAGTACTTTGCTAAGTATTATACAGGCATCGACAAATAATAAAATAAAAGTTGAGATGAGGAGAAAGGCTATTGCTAAAAGATTATAATAATGATGTGCAATTGTTATTTTTGCGTATGATGGTAACTAATTCAGAATTATATACAAGAATTATGAATATAATGAATGTAAAAAACTTTAATAAAAATTTGTTGCCTGTAGCAGAATTTATAGTTGAGCATAGTAAAAAGTATAATGTAATGCCTGAATCAATACAAATAAAGGCTACTACAGGTATTGAAGTAGAAGTTATACAAGATTTAGATGAAGGACATTATGAATGGTTTCTTGAGGAATTTGAAGCATTTACTAAAAGACAAGAACTAGAACGAGCTATCTTAAAAAGTGCTGACCTATTAGAGAAAGGAGAATACGATCCTGTAGAAAAACTAATTAAAGATGCTGTGCAGATTAGTTTACAGCGTGATATGGGTACAGATTATTTTGCTGACCCAAAAGCTAGATTAATGGCATTAAAATCAAATAACGGACAAAACAGCACAGGTTGGCCTAGTATGGATCAAAAACTATATGGTGGCTTTAATCGTGGTGAATTACAAATCTTTGCAGGTGGTAGTGGATCTGGTAAATCGTTGTTTATGCAAAATCTTGCGGTGAATTGGGCACAAGCAGGGCTATCAGGAGTTTATATTACGTTAGAACTTAGTGAAGGTTTATGTAGTATGCGTATTGATAGTATGATGACGGATACAAGTAGTCGTGAAATTTTCAAAGACATTGATAACGTTGAAATGAAAGTTAAAATGGCAGCTAGAAAAGCAGGAAAATTACGTATTAAATATATGCCTGCACAATCTACTGTAAATGATCTTCGTGCTTATTGTAAAGAATTACAAATACAAACAGGCATGAAGATTGACTTTTTGTGTGTAGATTATTTAGATTTATTAATGCCTGTCAGTGCAAAGGTTAGCCCTAGTGATTTATTTGTCAAGGACAAATATGTTAGTGAAGAATTACGTAATTTAAGTAAAGAATTAAATGTATTATTTGTAACTGCCAGTCAATTAAATCGTACAGCAGTAGATGAGATTGAATTTGATCATAGTCATATAAGCGGTGGTATTAGTAAAATCAACACAGCAGATAATGTATTTGGTATTTTCACAAGTCGTAGTATGAGAGAGCGTGGTCAATATCAGTTACAATTAATGAAAACTAGGAGTAGCAGTGGTGTAGGACAAAAAATTGAATTAGATTTTAACATTGAAACATTAAGGATAACTGATAGTAATGAAGAAGTAAAACAATATTCACAACCAAGTCCAACTGAAATTTTAAATAAAATTCGTCCAAACAATACAGTTAATGACGTTATACAGAACACTGTACAGCCTCAAACAGGCAAAGTTGTTGCGGATGTTCAGAGTAGCAAACTAAAGTCTTTGTTAAATAGTTTACAGAAACAAAATCAATAACCCGAATAAATACATACGGGAAATAATCTTATGCAAAAGAAAACCAAAAGTTTACTAGAAGAATTAGAAGCAATCGGTAATAATAGAGACATGAATCTAGTGATAGAAAATAGAGCAGTAAACATTATAACCAGTGCTATTAATTTAATAGAACTTATGAATAGACATTATCAAAAAGATAAGGCTGATGTTTTGGAGCGTAGACTATTAAGTGCTATTAAAAATAAAGATAGAAATAAATTTTCTAAGTCATTAAGGAAGAAAGATGAAAATAGTTGAATTTAAGGACATGCAAAAGTTAGACGAGTTACGTTTGGACCAAGTTGTTGGTGATTATGGGGCAGCGGCCTTAAAACAGTTAGGTAATAGATTGACTGGCAGAGCAGTTGGGCAGGCAAGTGTGGATCAAAGACAATTAATGGACAAATGGATTAATAACTTTGTAGGAGATGCGGTATTAAATATCAACCAAGCTATTGAAACTGGGTTAGTTGATCCAAACCAAACTACACAAAATACAACTCAAGTAGATCCTAGTCAAGTTCAACAAACTGCACCTACAACCCAAGCTGTACCTGCAGCAGCAGGACGAGTTAGAGATCCGGATGCAGGCGCTAAAGCACGAGGCAAATATAAAGCACAACAAGAAACTAGTCAAAATATTAATAATTATGTAAGACAAATCTCTGCTGAATTAAACGCTACTACTGATAAACGACAGAAAATGGCGTTAACTAAAGAAATTGTAAATTTTATGGCAGATAGAAAAAATTACCCTGAGTGGCAAAATGCTGTTGCCACTGTACAACAAGTTATTAAAAAACAAAACCAAGATCCTAATTTTGCTAACGCGGCTATTGAAAGATTAAAAACAGGCAAAGTAATGGCTGAAGCATGGCAAATTTATTGGATTAACAAATTATTAGAGAGTGTTAATATAAGTTGGAAAGAGTTAGGATTTGTTGTATTAAAAGAAAATAAGCGTAAAAACTATTATATTGCAGAAACCAAATATAACAAGTTAAACAGTTTATTTGAGGGTTTGCTTAAAGAAGCACTTAGTATTAGTGATTTTATCAAAACACGTTGGTTACCTGCATATGCAAAAAGAAAAGGTAATTTAGATTATAGTTCAGACATGGCAAGTGTTGAAAAGGCTGCTGACGAAATACAAGCAAGTTATAGCAAAGATCAAGGACAACAAGCTTTAAGAAAATTAGGTAGTATGATGTTTACAATTGGTAATTTAGCTGGCACAGGCGGTTCGGCAGGCGGCACTGGTACATCAGGTGCAGGTACCTCTGCACAAGCTTCAGCTACACAACCAAGTTCTACTGCACAAGCTCCAGCTACACAACCAAGTTCTACTGCACAAGCTCCAGCTACTCAAAGTACTGCACCAGTAACTTCAGCACAAATGTCAAGTATAATTGAAAAATATGCTGAAAAATTAAAAGCTACTGATGCAGCAATGTATGAAAAATTAATGAAAAAGTTATTAGAAAAGTATAGAATGTGGGATGAATTACAAAGGTGAATATAGCATTATTGCGTGATAAGTTAATAAATTTAACGGTTATTAACGAAGCTAAAGGTCATTTGGATCATCCTGAAGATTTAATATTTCTACAGGGTTCTAGTGGTGCAAACACTGCGATTAATGCAACACTTGCTACAGCGAAAAATCCTAAAACAGTAACTATTAAATGGGATGGATATCCTGCATTGATATTTGGTAGGGGTACTAATAATAAGTTTAGTATAATGGATAAACATATGTTTAATAAACGTGATTTATCTGGTAGACAAGTATATAGTCCTGAACAATTTGTTCAATATGATCAGGCACGGGGAGTAGACAGATCAGGGTTACATCAATTAATTGCTAATATTTGGCCTGATTTAGAAAAAGCAGACAGAGGTTTAGGTTATTATTGGGGTGATGTATTATTTTTTAGTCCATTACAAGAAAAGAATGGCTTATATACATTTAGAGCTAATCCAAATGGTATTACATATACTGTTGAAACTAATAGTGAAATAGGTAACTTTTTACGTGGCAAAAAAGCAGGAATTGTTGTACATCAATATATTGCACCAAATGCTGAAAGTACAGATGAAGCTACACCATTAAATGGAACTATAGGTAAACTTAAAAATAACACAGACGTAGCAATTGTACCTGCTAAAATGCCTATTACCCCTAAGTTAAAGATAGATAATAAATTAATAAGTGCTGCTAAAAATGAAATAGCAAGATACGGAGAAGATGTTGACAGACTATTAGATACAGCTCCACAAGCAAGAAACACATTTGTACAGCTTTTTACAACATATATTAATAAAAAAATTGTTGAAGGAAATTTGTCTAATTTAGTTAAAGGTTTTTATGAATATTTTAATAATAAGCTTATGACAGATCCTATGCGTAAAAAGTTAACTCAGCATTTCCAAGAGAATCAAAAAGGTGTATTAGGTGCCTTTGCCATATGGATTGCATTATATAATTTAAAAATGAGTTTAGTTACACAATTAAACACTGCTGCTGAAGCCAGTCCTGTAAAAGGGTATTTACAAACTGGACAACAAACACAAGAAGGCTTTGTTAGTCAAGGGTTAAAATTTGTTGATAGAATGGGTTTTAGCCGTCAAAATTTAGCTGCTAGATAACTCAAAACCAAGTTTTTTTGTATTTGGGATAAATAATAGTATGAGCAATGCTCAACTAACATAAGGAAATAGAAAAATGGCACAATTTACAAGAGTCAATGGTGACTTTAAACCAGTAATGAACTATGACCAACCTGCGTATACAAACACAGGCGTTAATGCAGTAACATCAGGTGAAACAGTTCAACCACAAGGTCCAAAGCTACAATTTGGTACAGTAACATTTACAGGTGCAGCAACACCAAGTGGCACTGATATTTTAACTGCTATAAACACAATTCAGCAATTAGCTACTATTTATATGTATGAATTCACAGAAGTTGGTGATAACACAGATACATTAGCAGTTGCAGTTTACCCAGTAAATGCATGGGACTTTACAAACGCTGGTAACTTAGATGCTGCCTTGACAACAGCATTAGGTTACGCTGTAACGACAGCAGCTACAGCAACATTTACGAACTAATTAAAGGTCGTTTAAAAAATGAACCCGAGATTTTATTCTCGGGTTTTTTATTGCTTAAATACGAAATGTCACATAAAATTAAATGTTATACTTTGTTTGATATTACACAAACAGATATACGACAAAGATCACGTATACCAGAAGGAATAGATTTAGTGAAATATGTATATCAAAGAAATACTCAAAATAATTTAGATACAATATTACAAATTATTTCACTTAGATCCCAACCAGAGTTAGTTCAAAGCCCTAAAACATTAAAAATTAATTTAAATGATTCAGATTGGTTTGGTTTTTTATATATGGATGAACAAGTAAATGTATGGTCTTTTGAATTTGAGGTTCATCATTCAAATGTCTTTAATGATGGTTACGAAGAATTTGGATATTTATATAGGGATTGTGATGGTATTCCAATGATTAAATGTGAAACAGAATATAATCAATTAACCAATTTTTTAGATATAAACCCTGAAACAAAAAATATACATTTTATATTATGTTAAATACACAAGACAGAATAGATTTATTTATACATAAGGAATACAAAAAAGACCTTATAAATTGTTCAATTATAAAAGAAGGTCGTAGTATTTTACTATTTAATAGGTATAAAATTTCACCTACTAATATAGGTTACAAAGTTGATATGTTAAGATCGTCAAGTAATATTACTTTTTTTGATATAAAAAATGCACTTACCTATTGTATATTTGAAAATTATCAAAATTATTCCGAAGCTAATCATGTAGTAAATTTGGATAGAATAATTAATAATTACGAATTTAATGTTAAGCTACAACAAAAAATGATTAATAATAAAATTTCTAAAGACCAAAAAACTATTCATTTATCTAAACTTTTAGAGAATTTATCAAAGAAAAAACAGGCAAAAGAACAAATGGATAAATTAATAAATATATCAAGAACTTTGCTACTCAATAAATTTAATTCTAGTTTAAAAAGCAAAGATTTTGATAAATAGTATATAAATTGGAAACAGACCATGAAACTATATGATTTAGATACAAAAAAATATGCTAGTAAGGCTTTAAAAGAAAATTTTGATTTTGAATTTAATCCATCAAAATTATCAAAAAATGCCACGCAAAGTATGCTTGCTAAAGTCAAAAAAATTATAGCTGAAACAAAACAAAATCCTGATTTTAGGAAACAACAACAAAATAAAAGTTATTTAAAATTGTTGTTTATGGAACAAGCTTTGAAAGACCACTACCGCGAATTATTAAGTAAATACAAATCACGTATTGTATTTGAAAATGAAGAAGTTGAAAAGTCTCAAGTTATTTTAGCTGCCCAAGATATGGTTGACAGTATACAAAAGATGCTTGAAGATGTTGGACAAATGCAAGTTAAAGAATTACCTGCATTAGTTTCAAGTATTGAAAGTGAAATGGATGCACAAAAAGCACAGACCTTTAATGATAGTGTAAGCCAACAATTAACAACATTAAGTGAAGCGTTAAAGGCTAGCTATGATGGTGTTAAAGGTTCGTTAAATGCATTGACTGGCATGGGCGGTGATGCAATGGCTGCGTTTGATACAGGCGCAGATGCAGCAGCAGACCTAGGTGCAGAAGCAGGAGCTGAGATGGGAACAGACATGGCATCAGGCGTAGACGCTATGGCACCTGTGACACCCGAGGAAGAACCTGAGCAAATGCCTGTGGCAGGAGCCGGTAGACCTAAGAGATAATTATGCTCTTATGGGAATTTGAAGATGCGTTGGTTACTAAAATTGTAACAGTTAGTGACCAACTCAAATCTGATTTAGAAAGTGGTAAAATTCAGGGTAATTGGACATTGGATCAATTATTGAATTATTTTCAAGATTATGATATTATCTTAGATCCTGATGATTTATATAATATGATACAAAAAGAACCACTTAAAAAAGTAATTGCTAATATTCAAGGTGATGAAGTTGTTTGGAAAGGTACTGAAACTCCTGAGACACCAACAGATCAAAATCAAAAGGTTGTAAAACAAATGGCTCAACGGGCAACAGACATATGATAAGTTTAACTGAAAGAGCAGTAGATTCTATTAGACACAAAATTGAAAAAAGAGGTAAAGGTAAAGGAATTAGAATTAGTGTAAAAACCACTGGTTGTTCTGGCTTAGCATATGTATTAGAATTTGTAGATAATCCATATATTGATGACCAAATAGTAGATTGCAATGGTTGTTTAGTTTATGTGGATCAAAAAAGCTGTCCATATTTGCAGGGTATGACAATTGATTATGTTAAAAAAGGATTAAATGAAGGATTTGAATTTATCAACCCAAACGAAAAAAATCGCTGCGGATGTGGCGAAAGTTTTAATGTATAACCCACATAAGTTTCAATATACAAAAATAAATAAAATAGATACTATAAATGGTAGACGTTATGCGACTCCAGATGGACACAAGTTGCCTAGTGTTACAACTATTTTAGATGCTACAAAACCAGAAGAAGCCAAGAAAGCATTACAAGAATGGCGAAAACGCATAGGTCCTGAAAAAGCACAACAAATTACTACAGAAGCAGCAGGTCGTGGTACTAGAATGCATAAGTGGCTTGAGAATTATGTTAAGACTGGAGAGGCAGGGGAACCTGGTAGTAATCCATATAGTCAACAAAGTCATAAAATGGCAAAGACTATTATCAATGAAGGGTTAAGTAAATGTAATGAATTTTGGGGTACAGAAATCTCATTATATTTTCCTAAAATTTATGCAGGCACAACTGATTTGGTCGGGATACATAATGGCAGTGAAGCTATTATGGATCACAAACAATCAAACAAAATTAAAAAACGTGAATGGATAGAAGATTATTTTTTACAACTTGTAGCATATGCATTAGCTCACAATGAAATTTATAATACAAAAATTAACAAGGGAGTAATTTTTATGTGTACTTCTGACAATGTTTACCAAGAATTTATTATAGAAAATAAAGAATTTAAAGAATATGAACAAAAATGGTACACAAGGTTAGAGGAGTACTATACCAAGTTCATTTAATAATAGATAAATAGTTATATTAAATTTAATTAAATACATCTATGGCTATTATTCAAATTTCCAAAATTCAACAACGTACAGGTAATCTTATCGATTTACCTCAGTTAGATGAAGCTGAGTTCGGTTGGGCAAGTGATGAAAAAAAGTTATTTATAGGAAAAACCACTCCCAATGAAAACATTGAAATACTGACTTCGTATTCTACTGTAAATTTTGATGCTATTGCAGGAAGTTATGGAAATTTAAATATAAACCCGAACACTGTTGGTAATGGACAAATTTTAACCTTTAATGGTGTAAATTGGGTAAATAGAGGTGGAAATGCAGGGGGAATAATAAATTTAGGTGATGTAGCTAATTTAAAAATATTAGGTGGCGGTATAGGCTACATCTTAGAAACTGACGGAACAGGAAATCTTTCATGGACTCCTAAAGGAACATTGATTGCTTTTATTGAAAATGCAACTCCAAGTAAAGTTCCTTTAAATCAAACTGTAGCCACAACTTCTTATGCATCAAATGGTAATATATTAATAGCCAATACATCAGGTTATTTGCAAGATACACCTATTGTGTTTACTGGAACAGGATTTGGTAACATTTCTACAAATACATTGTATTACGTAAATTCAGTAAGTTCTGGGGATAGTACAATAAAAATTACAGATGTATTAGGCGGAAGTGCAATAAGTTTAACTGACGCCAATGGTAATCTAGGCTTAAACATTGTAGGCACCATTGTCACTACAGTAGCAAATAATTTTTTTACTCAAGGTACGGAAATAACTGTAACCGATGCTGCTGGAATGGTACAGCTTAATGGAAATACATTTTTTATAGATGTAATTACAGCTAACACGTTTGCACTTTATACTAACCCAGCACTTACGGATCCTGTTTATTCTAATAATTATAATAGTTATGCATACACAAGTGTTACTGCAACTGACTCAGCAACTAGCACTATTACAGTAGGAAATTCTTCTGAATTTACCTTGAATGCGCCTGTTATGTTTAAAGGAGATTTGGGAAATAGTGACCTGATTGATGGAGAAACTTATTATGTTAACAATATTGTTTCAGGAACAGAAATTAAAGTAAGTAGTTTTTTATTTCCAAATGGCATTGCAGGTAATACGTTCCCTGTAGATACAGATTTAACAATTTTTAATAGTATTGTATTTCAACAAGGTGGTAGAATAATTTCCTCGATAGGTGGTTCAACTAGTACACAAGCATCTGGATCAAATACTACAATACAATTTAATAATAATAATATTTTAGACGGTGACCCTGATTTTACTTTTGATTTTGGTACTACACCAAAACTGGTTACATTAAATGGTAATGCAAATGTCGGTAATCTTGTCGCAAACGGTATAGTAAGTGGAACGCAATTAATTTCAAACATTCCAACTTTATCAGGACCTCCGTTAATAGTGACCTCTACTCTAAGAGTAAGTAATTTAAACGTAAACTATGCTAATGTAAGTGATTTCAGTAATGTAGTGTCTGAAACAACAGGAAATACATACTTAATACTTGCAAATAATAGTACAAGTGGTAATTACCAATTAAGATCAAATTCTAATTTAAGTTTTAATGTAAGTACAGGTAACTTAATTGCCTCAATATTAACAGCTACAGGAAATATTAATGGTAATAATTTAATAATTTCTAATCAGTCAACAACTGGTAATTTAATCGTTACAGGTAATTTATCATCTAATAATTGGGCAGCTAATGGTATAGCCTTTAGAACGACACCTCAAACTTACACAGATTCTAACACTCCAGGTAATGCTATATTGTCTAGTACACATATAAGTGCTTTGTCTGCAAGTAATATTGATACAGCTAATGGCAATGTCACAATAAGTAATGCTGCAACTTTGTATATTGCAGGTGCACCTTCTAACGCTAGTACAAATCTTACCATAACAAATACATATGCCTTGATGATAAATTCTGGTAATGTTTTGATAGCAGGAAATGCAAATATAGGAAATATTTTAACAAATGTTGCCAACATTACAACTATCAATAGTGGTTTATTACAGAACGGTAATAGTAATGTAACTATTGCAGCCAACGGAAATATTACACTAAATGCCAATGGTGGCGCAAGAATAATAGCTACCTCTACTGGTGCGAATGTATCGGGTACATTGGCAGTTTCTGGTAACGCAAATACCGCAAATTTAGGAACAACAAACTTATTTGCTAATAATTTATCATTATCAGGTACATCAAATGGTAACATAAATGTTGCTACCATAGCTAATTCATTAGGTTTCAGAATAATCCCATCAACATATACAGATAATTTATCTGCACCATCATCTAATGTAAATGTTGCTGCCATTCATGCTATAGGAAGACCAACTGTAACAGCTTCAAATACAGCTATTACAGCAAATAATTTAGCAACCTTTTATATAGAAAATGCTCCTAATGCAAGTACTAATATGGCTATAACTAGTCCATGGGCCTTATACATTGCTAACGGAAATAGTTTCTTCGGACAAGGTATAATGTTTGGAGATGGAAGTGGTATAGGGAACGTAAGAACAATTTCATTTGGAACCAGTAATGTAAGAGTTTATCAAAATGCAAATGTTGAGGTAAGTATAAATGGCATTTCAAATTTAGCTACATTCTTTTCTACTGGATTTAAGGTAGCAGGAACAATTGAAACTACTAATGGTAATATTCAAGCAAATGGCAACATAATTGCTAATGGAAATATTTCTGGCGGCAATGCATTTTTTACAGGTAATGCAAACGCAGCCTTAGTTGGAACAGCACAAATAACATCTCCAACAGGAAATTTAACAATCAGTGCATCAGGAAGTAATCAATCAATATTTTTAGTTCCTTCAGGTACAGGCACGGTAGACGTTGCAGGTAAAAGATTATCCCAAATTGGTTCAGTCATAAATCCAAATGACGCTACAAACAAGGAATATGTTGATGCTCTTTCAGGTACAGGGTTAACAATTCATAGCCCTGCAAATGTAGCACAGACTACTAATTTAGCTGGCTCATATACTATTGGAGGCACAACACCCACAGTTACAACCATATCAGGCAATAATACAATTACATTTAATGCTACTCATGGACTATCAGTAAATGACGGAATCGTATTTACCAATACCTTTAACGGAATAGTAGGCGGAGAAGGGTATTGGGTGTCAAATATACCATCTGCTACACAAATTACAATAAAAAATGCATTTTTTGGTTCAGAAATTACAACATTAACAAATGCTACTGGATTAACTCAACCGGCTAGAGCCAATCCAGGCGTAGGTGCTACTTTAACTAATTCAGGACCTAATGCAGCTTTAGTAATAGATGGTATTACCTTAAGCGCCTCACAAAGAGTTTTACTTGTAGGGCAAACAACTGGTGGACAAAACGGTGTTTATGTTGTAACTAACCCTGGAAATGTAAGTGCAGCATGGGTTCTTACACGCTCTTCTGATATGAATAAGTATATACCAGGATCCGCATCTGGAATCGGCGCTGGAGATTATTTATTTGTTACACAAGGCTTAAATAATGCTGGTACAAGTTGGGTTTTATCGAATCCAACAGGTGAAATTATAATCGGTACTACAGCCATATCATTTAGTCAATTCAGTTCCGCAGGAGCCTATACAGCAGGAAATGGTATCACAATTACTGGCACTGTAATTACTGCTAATACAGATGGGGTTACGACTTCTATTGTTGGGGGTAATATAGTTGTTAAAACAAGTGCAAATTTGACCACACCAAATATTGGAGCAGCGTCAGGTACAAGTTTAACCGTATCAGGAAATATCACTGCTAATAATTTAAGCATAGGTAATTTAGCAAACATAGGCGGCAACATTACTACAGGTGGAAATTTATTTGCTAATTATAATATTCAGGCAAATGGAAATATTACAGCAAACAATGCTAATATTACTAACATATGTATTGCAAATATTTTCCAAGGAACATTTGCTAATGGAAATAGTTATATTTCTATTCCGACTGCCGGCGGTAGTATTGTTATGTATGTTAATGGTAATTCTAATGTAAGATTAAGTACTAATACATTAGGGGTAAATGTAAACCCAACCTTAACATTAGAAGGCGGTACTACAGCTTTGGGTTGGGGAAATGCTGGAATAGGTTTTAAAGTCTTAGCTGCTACATATACTGCAAATGGATATACTGGTAATAGTGTACAGAGCGAAAATCATATTCACGCTATTGCACAACCAACTATTGCCTCAAGCAATAGTAATGTAACTATTCAAAATTCATCAACATTTTATATTGCAGATAGACCTGCTGCAGGGACAAATATTACAATAGGCAATGCATATGCTTTGTATGTTGCACAAGGTAATTCATATTTTGGTGGAAATTTAACTACTATAGGAAATATTACAGCAGGTAATTTTGTTGGAGCAGGTAATGGAGCACCTGCTATTACAAGTAATAATACTTTAACTATTTCTGCTTCAAATGCACTTACAATTATTGGCAATAGCCTTGCATTAAGTAATGTAAATTCAATAAGTGCTGGGGCAAACACATCAAATTGCACATTAACTGGTAATTTTATATTGAGTGCAGGATCAAGGTTACAAGCTACTTATGCGGACTTAGCAGAATTTTATGAATCAGATTTTTTCTATGAACCTGGCACAGTGCTTGAATTTGGTGGTGACAAAGAGGTAACGATTGCGAAAAATGAAACCAACAAAGTTGCAGGAGTTGTAACCTCAAATCCTGCATACATTATGAATGCAAATTGTTTAGGTATTGCTGTAGCAGTTGCACTACAAGGTAGAGTACCAGTTAAAGTAGAAGGAAATATCATAAAAGGAGATTTAATGGTTTCAAGTGGTAATGGATACGCTAAAGCATCATCAAGTCCTATTATAGGATCTGTATTAGGAAAAGCTCTTCAAAATTTTAAAGGAGCGAAAGGTATTATTGAAATAGCTATAGGAAGATTATAATGCTGGAGAAAAAATATTATGTTATTGGCACTACTAATGAGCAAGCATGGGATTACGTTCATAGCGTATTGACTGAAGATGGAAGTTTAGACGATAATATTCCAACTAGAAAAATTGAATGCACAGATTTAATTGAACACAGTCCTACAAGATCAGTTTATTTAATGACAGATGAAGAGGCTAAAAAATTAAGCAAACATCCTAATATTATATTTGTACATATAAATCCAGAAAATCATCCAGAATTATTTCCAACAAATGTGGCAGATGATTTACATTGTAATACAGAAAGTTATAGATATGATAATTCAGTAAAAAATTATATGAATTTTGCTAATAGTCTTCCTGCAACTCCTACTTCAACAGATCTGAATAGAACAGGATATCAATTATTACGTCCTGCACAGTTTCAAAATCCATGGCAAGATTATGCTACAACTACAATTATAATGAGCAGGATTCCAAATTCATTTACAGGTCGTAATGTAGATTTAGTAGTGGGAGATGATGGTTGTTGGATAGGTCACGTTGAATTTCAAAGTAATCCTATTGCCACTGATGGGACTACTATACCTAAGCCTAGAGATTATTTACCTGGTAATGTTTTAAATAGAAATGCTACTTGCAATATCTTAGATATGGTTCTTGATGGTCCATATTATATTGATCCTAACTATTTTAATCAATCCCCATCAACAAGACTTATTACAAGATGGGACGGAACATTAGTACCTGAAGAAAATACCGCACGAAATTGGTGGGGGTTCGGATCTAATAGATCACCACAATTCGCTAACATAGGTACAGTGTCTATTCCTTCAAGTTATACTCGACTTAATACCGGTGGGTCAAATATTGCTATGCCAGCTGGGAGTGACGGAACGCATGGTACTCCTTGTGCAGGACTGTCATATGGTAGGACAATGGGGATAGCGTATAATGCAAACAAATGGTTTATCGATGCATATGGATTGTACTCATTTTGGCCTAGTATAGACAGATATTTTAATATAATGAAAATTTTTCATTTGAACAAACCAATAAATCCTTTATATGGAACTAGAGATCCTACTGTTTCTAGTAATAGTTGGGGATTCAGAGCAACATTGTCTGTAACGTCAGGTCAATATTTTTTTCGACAAGGAACATCAGGAACAGGTGGAGTATTTTATAATAGTACGTCTATACCTGCCTTTATTCAAAATTTAGGAACTCAAGGCGATGCTAATCGGTTTAAAGGTGAAATGGCTCCGAATACTTTTACAACTGCAGGAGATGAATTAATTAATAGTGGTGTTATATTTGTTGTAGCAGCAGGGAATAGTAATCAACAACAGGTAGGATCTGATCATCCAAATTATGATAATTACTATTCCTTTGGTCCTAATCCATTAGTAAGCTCAACACACACAGAATTTAACGTAACTTGTTATAATACCACAAGTAGGCGTGGTTTTCCACAACAATTAGGAAAAAGAATAGAAAATGGACAAGTAGTATATCCAGCAATTAATATTGGGGCACTAGATGATAATTATTCGTTAAATGGACAAGAACAAAAAGTTAATTATAGCGACATGGGAACAGAAATTGATATGTATTTGCCTGCGGATGGTACACTAACCCCAAACGCTAAGTACACTCCTCAATATTTGAGATATGATAAGTTAAATAATGGTATGGCTAATTATTATGATTGCCGTTTTTCTGGGACAAGTGCTGCCTGTCCTGTAGCTGCAGGTTTAATTGCTGCTATGATGGAAAATAATCGTTCATGGACTTGGAAAGAAGTACGTGATTGGATAAGATCATTACAATTACAACCAAGTTCTACCTTTTATATAGGACCTAATCCAAACACAGCCACTACTAATGAATGGTTTGATTATAATAGTTTACGAGGCGGACCAAGTCGTGTTGGTTATATAACTGCTAGTGTCACGCCCTCATCTATTGGCATTTCGGGAAGTTTAAACATCTCTGGTGATGGATTAAAAATTAATTTTTAAATATAGGAAATAAAAAATGGCATCATATATCTATACGGCTACAGGATCAAGTCAATTAAGTGATCAAATTGATACTGATAAAGTAAGAATATCAACTTCAAGTTCTGCCATAGCTATTGCTATTGGCAATGCAAATGTTACAGCAAATTTAACAGGGTGTGAGATAGTGCCTGCATTTACTGTCATGAATAGTGTAATAGTTGGTGAAGGAAATTATATAGCATATATAAATGTAGGAGGGGTGGCAAGTGCATTTAGTGTTACTGAGTTAGGCATGCCAATTGGTGTATAATTAAATGTCAGAAAAAAAGATATATCAAATTTGCTGTCATACTGAACAAGATTGGGACTTTATACATGAGGTTTTGACAAAAGATGGCACATTAGAAGATAATATACCAACTAGGGCAGTTGAACTAGTTGATTACAAAGAACATAGTTCTACTAGATCCACTTATCTTTTAAGCGATGACGAAGCCCAAGAACTTCAAAAAAATTCAAGAATAAAGTTTGTAAATATTGACTACGCAAGTTATCCTGAGTATAAACCGCCTAAAGATGAATTACACGCAGCTTTTTATAGATATCCCACTGATATTAAATGTTATAGAAATTTTTCAAATCCAAATATTATGCCAACAGATTTTACTGAGGCCGACAACAATCGTAGCGGATATCAATTATTACGTGTTACTCAAAAATTAGATCCATGGTATGGTGCAAGTAGTCAAACTGTTCTTGTAAATCGAATTGATATGTCTGGTACAGGAAAAGATGTAGATGTGATTGTAGGCGATGAGGGTTGTGCTTTTGGGCATTGTGAATTTCAAACAAATACAGGATCAGGCCCAACCAGTTTAATTGGCGGTAATCCTCTTTCAACAACAGGTACGTGTATGTTGTTAGATTTAGTGCTTGAGGGTCCATATTACATTGATCCTGCTTATTTTAATGCAGAACCCTTATCCAGATTAACAACTAGATGGGACGGTACAACAGTTCCTGTCGAAACTGTAGCAAGAAATTGGTGGGGCAATAGTGCAGCTAGATCAAGTCAATTTAGTTCAATAGGTACTGTTACTATAACTTCATCTTATACTAGGGACAATTGTAACGGTGATAATCAATATTTTCCAAACGAAGGAGATCATGGTACGTGTTGTGCAGCACTAACATATGGCAGAACACAAGGTTGGGCTTACAATGCTAATAAATGGTTCATTGATGCATATGGTTCTTACGGTGTTGGTTTAGAGCAATATTTTGACATTATGAAAATATTTCATTTAAATAAACCTATTAATTCAAAATATGGTACACGTAATCCTACTATTTCAAGTAACAGTTGGGGATATCGTGCTACATTGCCTATTTCAAGTGGTGCTTATTATTTTAGACAAGGTACTACTGGATCAGGCGGGGTGTCTTTTACAAGTAGTACTAAGCCTGAATTTATGAAATATTTAGGAACAACAGGAGATGCTAATAGGTTCAAAGGTGAAATGTTAGATAATAGTTATACTGAAGCAGGCAATGAACTTATTGCATCAGGTGTAATTTTTATAGCAGCAGCAGGGAATAGTAATCAACAACAGGTAGGATCTGATCAACCAGATTATAATAATTATTGGGCAACTGGTTTAAATGTAGCCCTTGCTAATGCAACACATTCAGAATTTGGATTAACATGTTATAATACTACAAGTAGACGTGGTTTCCCACAACAATTAGGTAAATATTTTGAGAATGGACAAGTAGTGTATCCAGCAATTAATATTGGTGCATTGGATGATCAATACATGTCTGATGGAAAAGAACGAAAAGTTAACTATAGTGATATGGGAAATCAAATTGATGTTTATGCTCCAGCAGATGGTACAATGGCTGCAAATAGGAATTACAGTCCACAATATTTAAGACCTGACAGCTATCCAGGATCGGGGGTGCCAGAAGGATTCGTTGGACTGTGTAATGCAGTTGCGTATTTAAATGGTACGTCAAGTTTTGATCCAGAACCAAATACAGGTTGGAGGTTAGTCACTAGTAATCAATCATCTGCGACATTGACTCCTATTCCCAGTGATTTAAAAGGAACTACAGGTTTAAGTTTATTATCACTGACAGGTGGAGACAATGATGATGGATATTATGGAGTTAATATATCAGGTGGCGGAGGATTTACAATTACCTTTGCAGGTACAACTTTTGGTAATGTCTACATAAACACCAATAGTTTAGTTACTTTTACAAGTGCATATATTCAACTTGTGTTTAATGTATCTACTCCAAATATGCGTAAAATTTGTATAAATGCAGACGATAATAGTTGCCAAAGATGTTGGGGTGGATTTGAAGGAACTGCTCCTAATAGAAGAATAAGATTTAGATATGAAGGTACTAATGATATAAGCGGAGTAGTTGGTAGTCCAAATATGGTTTGGGAATTAACCTTATACGAAAATGCTAGAAACCAATTTGATATACAAATAGGTGTTAATGCTAGACAAACTTCACTATTTTATGATGCAGCATTTGGAGGCACTAGTGCTGCATGTCCTGTTGCTACTGGTTTTATTGCAACTGTTTTACAATATAATAGGAATTGGACTTGGAAAGAAGTGCGACAATATTTACAAAATTTAGAAGTACAAGATACGACAAGGTTCTACCAAGGACCTACACCTGAAACTGCAAATAGTGTTTCTTGGGCAGATTTAAATAGTTTAATGGGGGGAGATAGACGAGTATTATATAATAAGACAGATTATGTAAATATGTCAGGGAACAATTTGTCAATTACAGGAAGTAATTTTAGCTCCTAAAAAATCTAAAAAATTAATAAATACTTTATCATTTTATGATTTATGCGGTTCCCGCCGCGTAGTGGAATAGAACCCACATATTATAAGGAGAAAACAAATGGGCCGCCCTTTAAAAATTGCCAAAGCGCAAGCAATTCTAACAATTACAGATACTACAGCAGCAACAGATTATGTAACAGTTAGTCAAAGTTTAACAAATTTAGGTGTAATTGCTGGTATGCCTTTTGTTACTGCAAGTTCAACAGGTGGATTAACAGCAGGTACAACATATTACATTTTGCAAGTAATTAATGCTAACAATTTTACAGTATCAGCAACTCAACTCAGTGCTAATCCAACTTATGCTGTAGTTGCATTAAGTGATACATCAGGTACTACAGTAAGTGCAACAGTAGGTGTTGTTGATAGTGGATTTAACAATCCAGAAGGCACAGCAAATACATATGGCGTAGTTGGTGGTAATACTGCTATTATTGGAAAACAAGTTTTATGCCGTGTTGCGATAGGTGTAACTGGGACTGGCAATATATATACTTCAAATGCAAGTGATATTGTAGTAGGACAAGGTACTGATTTTGGTAATGTAGCAGATTTAGCAGCAGGATCAGCAATTCAAGTTATTAACAGTCAAACAGGTGCTGTAACAAATATTGGATTTGTAAATGCTGTTGCAGCTATTACAGAGGCAGTAACTGATACAGTGGCTACAGGATCTTTTGTTGTAACAAGTGGTAATGCTCAAAACTTTCTGCCAAATGCACCATTAACATTTGATGCAAACATTGGTGGTTTAACAACAGGCACAACATATTACATTAAAACAGTTGCAAACGCTACACACTTTACAGTTTCTACAACACAAGGTGGTGTAGCAGTTGCAGTTACAAATGATACTGATACAGCTAATGCAACACAAGATGCGTTTACATTAACTGCTAATTCCGTTGTTTCTACAAGTAATAGTGCATGGATTTACGCAAATGATGAAGCAGGGTTTATTGTTCGTCAAAAAGGTAAACAAAAATATCTAGTAACAGGTGCTACAAGTGGTTTGACAGCACAATGTTACACAGCAAATTTGGCAAACACAGCATTAATACCTAACTCAATGAGTATACTTGCTACATATGCTAATACAACAACTCAGCGTGTTCAAAGCTTAAGTGATATTAATTCTGAATTGTTTACAGCAACATCAGGACCAATTGCAACAGGTAATATTGTACTAGCAAATGCGACTCCAGTATATGGAACATTTAACAGTGCAGTAGCAGCTAACACAGCAAATGGTTTAATTTACCCATTAGTACAAATTGCATCAGCATAATATCATGGCACAACCATTACAAGTTCATACAGAAACCGAGGTAGCTATCCTTCAAGTTCAATATAAAAATCTTGATGAAAAAGTCGATGATTTAAAAGTTGAAGTTAAAGATATGCGTGTATCTTTAGAAAGGCATTCCAAAGAACACACGGAAATGATGAAGTCTATGGAAGTTTCAGCATCCAATGCACATTCTGAGTTAAGTAAGAAAATTTCAGCTTTAGAAAAATGGCGTTGGATGTTAATGGGTGCAGGTGTAGTTATCGGAGCTTTAGGTTGGCCTACAATAGGTAAATTATTAGGTAACTGATAAAGTTGAGGGAATGTTTCCCTCAACTAATTTTAATTTTTCTTGTACTAATTCAAAATTAATTGTAGAAAATAAACCAGGATGTAGGGGTTTGGGATATTGATCTTTCATTACCCAAGCATATCCACAATGTTCATTGTTTAAAATAGGAATAAATTCTATTCCTACATCACAAAAAAATGTATGATAAACAAAAGTTTTATTAACAAATTTTTGAATAGGAATTAATTTATATAAGGTTATATCGAAATTTATTTCTTCTAAACATTCTCTTTTTAAACCAGTAAACAGTGTTTCATTTTTTTCAATTTTGCCACCTGGAATACCCCAAGACGCATTTTTGTCTGTTCTTAATAAAAAAAGATATCGATTTGTTGATTTACTGTAAAAAAAAATACCTGCTGAATTACTCATATTAATAATTTATCTAAATTAAATTACAATAGAATAATCTCCTTCACCATACCATCCTTCATAAGATTTATACCAGGCATTATCATTAAAGCGATATTGCACATTATTAGTTAAATTTGTTACATATTCTATTGTAGTTGCAGTGTTTGAATTAAAAACAACGTTCCAAAGGCCAGTAGTCGAATTATACTGTATTATATCATTTGCATTTGCAACAAGAGTTCCCCAGCCTTGTGTAGTTTCTCCAATACTTCCAATTTCTTCAACAAGTAAGTATCTTGTATTATTAATAGGTCCTGGTAATCCAAAATTAGGTGACATTAATCTAGGATTTATAATTTTATTAACTGGCAGTAACGTATTTTGTGGCAGTGTGTCAGGGTCAATATTATACAATAAAATCCTATCATCTAAAGGATCAGGTACAATTGTTCCAACAATATCTTCATCCATATATGGATTTTCTAACCAAATTTGACTTATACCTGGTTTAAATTCGCCATAAACATTTAAAAAACTACTCCAGTATAATGAACTATTCGGTGGGATAGGTAATTCTATTTCTGTATTTGGTGGATAAAATGGTTGATTTGCAGGCAATAGTTGTAAAGTATTATTAATTAACAAAATTTTATAACCAAATGGTGTAATTTTCTGTCTTGTCCCTAATAGTAAATCATCGTCTTGCATATCTTCTAAGGCTTTGCCTTGAAAAATACTTGTTATAATTTTATAAATTACTCCTGCCTTTTTAAGTTTACTAGAATTACTTAACCAAATAGGCATATAAAACTTCCATGTAAGTACATCAATAGGATTATTAGTACCTTGAGGAATTGAACGAGATGAAAAAGTAAGTCCATCCTGATATACAACAGATAGCGAAGTCCAATCTACGAAGTTATCAGTACTTTGTATCTCCAAACTTGGATTAAATAGTGTTCCCAGTTGTTCTATTAATTCTAATTTTTGATTATAATTTGTTGTCCAAAAGTCTACTGTAACTCTTAGAGTATATGGGACAGGCATAAGTCTTTCTATTGTAAATGCTTGTCCTTGGGTCTGCATGTATGACTCAGTTTGTTGATCATAAGTTCTTTGTCTTACATTAAGTTTATCAACATAATAAGGTTCTTGTGTTCTACTTTGATCATATTCCAATCCACTTATATAATATGTAATTAAAGGAGCACTGGGTAAATTACTACTTGAATTTTTTGCAATTATAGTTGCAGCTTGTCTACTACTATCTCCATACATTATAGGCACTCTAACTAATATATTATGACCATTGGGATCTTTACCTTTGGTTACATACCAATTGCTAAAAATTTTAGCGAATTGTAACAAAAAACGTCTTATTTGTTGATCGTAAAAAAATTGTGCCATAATTTAAGGTTTAGGTGGTAAATCAGGAAAAGGTAAATCAAGTATAGAAGATAAAGGTTGTGCACTAGGAATATAAGTTTGTGTTTGTTGGGTAAATATAACTTCTTTGTTATTTATAAAAGATGAACGTAAAGATTTATCTTCATCTGTAAATCCTGTTTCAGTACGAACTTTTTTAGAAATTCTAACCCAAATTTTACCGTCCCATCTATATAAAATTTGCGGTAAATAATCAATTCGTAAAAAATAATCACCTACCTGAGGATTTTTAGGAAAACTTATGCCTGCACCTGAAGGTAACCCGTTAGGTGGTAGTCCTGTACCAGTCATATACCCTATGGCATAACCATAACTTCTAGGAGTAGCCCTCGCAATATATTGAAATCTAGGATCAGCGTCCGCACGATAATCCATTTGCTGGGTAACTGTTCCAGTAAATCCTGGTTCTACGGGGTTTTGATCGGCTGTAGCATAAGTATTGTCTGCTGTACCATAAGGTCCAGTTACTGGTCCCATTGAACGCACCACTAGTACTTTTTCTCCAGAGACTTGTCCTGAACCAGTATCTAGTTTTTCTAAAGCTACTGTTTGAACTTCTAAACTTGTCTGTACAAACTTATCTAGCTTATCCGCTAAATGATCCATGTCTACAGTCATGTCCCAAAAATTGCTTAATTCGGCATTGTTTAGTTTAATCACAGGACTTGCATTTTTATATTTAGGATTTCTAACCATAGCAACTGTACCTGTTACAGTTGTAATAGGTGGCCCATTATTTGTATTAACATTAATAGGAGGAGCAGGCTGCCCAACTTTATGTGAAAGAACATTATTTTCTTCGTATTCACCATAAGTTGGCAAAACATAAAGTCGAGAATCATCATATCCCGCTAAAGGTAAAATACGTTTTGCTTCATCAAGGACAGCATTATTAATTTCAATGTTTTTATTATAGGTAGCAAGTATATCTTTAAGGTCTTCTGCTGTATCGATTTCCCAATATGTACTATTTGGCGGAGTTATACCTGCAGGTACTTCAATTTTAGATTTATAATTTTTATTACCAAAACTTACAACATATCCTGCAGGATAAACTTTTGTATTATCGTAAATTCCTAAATAGGTATCATTATTAATTGGTTCTTGAAGTATTTGACTAAATTCCTGACTATCAATTAAAGGTTCACATTTAATGCGCCAAAGATGTGGATACCATGTTTGACTGAAACCTTCACTCGCAAAGTTTGAATCAGTAATTTGATAAAATCTTTTAAGTGCAACTGGAATAGTTTCAGGCAACGGATTGTAATCAAGCAAATGTGGGAGTTCTAAAACATCTCCTACCATAAGTTTTCTACCAATTATATCAATCATATCATTATAATGTACAGTTACAAATATTATGTCATTATTTAAAAATAAACCGAATTGACTTAAATCAAAATCAAGATTTTGTACATTATAATGACCACGCAACCTATATATGTTTGGATCGTAACTACGGTCTCTATTTTCTAAAAATAATAGGTCCTGAATATTATTAGGGTTAAGATTACTGTACTCAGGTAAGGTATAATCTTCGCTAGCACCTTGATTAGTTGGCCCTAAATACTTGTGAATGTATAAATCAGTGCCACCAACCGTAAGCATCTCCGATATTGTCTTATCGAAAAACCTGTAGTCATTTTGTTTATTTGGTCTATAAAGAGATAATTTTGGCATATAGTATTTATCGGATCAGGCTTGACAATAAATGGGCTTTATCGTATAATAGTAAATACTGTAAATTTTGGAGAATTACATGGCACGAAAGGCAAAAGCAGCACCAGTCGAACCTAAACAAAAGACAATTAAAAAGGTCACAAAGTCAGCGACTTCGTTAGTACTAATAAAATCACTTGATCCTAAAGATCCTGATACCAAATATTTCGGTAATGAACCTGAATTTACTGTACAACCTGAAAATCGTTTTACAGCATTGGCAAAAGCTTTTACTTGGTACAATAGATTTTATACAAGAAAAGATGCTAAGGAAGCACTTGCACAATATCTAGACCAAAGTGACAGGGCAGTAGATGCGAAGATTATTAGGAAAGTAGATGACAATGAATTGATTCCCACTATTTGTTGGTTGAGTCGAATGAAATTACGTGGCTTAGAACTAAACGAACAGGAACAAGCTACATTGGACAAAGAAATTTCACGTTTAATAAAGGCTGTTCATAAGCCTGAATTAAGAATTTCAGCTACTGGTAAAAATTCAATTTTTAAAAAAGAATCTCTTAAACCAAATGTTCAAGATATCATGCGTCAACGTACCCGAGAGGCAGGTGGTGAACTAGAGGGTTTGTTTGATGATTTTATTACTGAAGGTGCAAGTGCTAAGTTTGCTATAAAAGTAATAGATGAGGTTCAAAGAAAAAACATACTACCACAGCATATTTCCATACTTACTGAAGTATGGAAGAAAAAACAAGACGAGTTTACAACTTTGCTTAAAGGTAAAGATGGCCAATTAAATGAAGGCTATAGACATTTAACTAAAGTACAAATTAAAAATATTATCAAGTTTATTGAACAAGTCATTAGTGACCTTAACAGCTATGTTAGTGTAAAAAAGGCTGCTAAGACTCCTAGGGCACGTAAGGCAATTCCTGTAGAAAAGCAAGTTGCTAAATTAAAATTTTTAAAAGAATACAAAGACCCTGCAATAAAACTAGACTTATTAAGTTTACATCCAGTAAAATTGCATGGAGCAACTGAGGCTTGGGTGTATGATACAGCAAAACGTAAATTACATCATTATGTAGCAGATGAATATAGTAAAACATTTAGTGTAAAGGGCAATACATTATTGGGCTTTTGTTCCAAACAAAGTGAAGTTAAAACTTTACGTAAACCTGCTGAACAAATTAAAGAAATTGTAGGTAGCAAGCCTGCCGCTAGAAAGTATTTTAAAGAAATTAAAGCAGTTAGTATTACTCCAAATGGAAGATTTAATGAAGCAATGGTAATTCTTAAAGCTTTTTGACTAATGCAGCCTGATAAATACTCTAAAAGAGGATTATCATGGCTGCTGATCTATTATCTACCCCAACTAATTTAAATTTACAAGAACTCAAACAAGCTATTTTTGAAAATTGTAGACTTCGTTTAGGTGGTGATATAATTGATTTAGAGTTAGATCCGCAACATTATGAAGCGGCTTACAATTATACTATTAAGGTCTATAGACAGAGAGCACAAAATGCCACAATAGAATCATATACTTTAATGACCGTAATAAAAAACATTGACACCTATACATTACCTAGTGAGTTTATAAATGTTCGTTCACTATTTCGTAGAACAGTTGGATTAGAAACAGGACCAAGTTCTACTGCATTCGACCCCTTTAGTAGTGCTATATTAAACACTTATTTGCTAAACTACAATTATACTGGTGGTATGGCAACTTATGATTTTTATGCAGGATATGTCGAATTGGCTGCACGTATGTTTGGAGGTTACGTAACTTATACTTTTAACCCTGTTACCAAAGTGCTAAGAGTTGTTAGAGATTTTAAAGGTACAGGAGAACGTATTTTAATATGGGCTGATGTTCAACGACCTGAAATTGAACTTTTACAAGATCCAGGAGCTGGAGTATGGATCGGTGATTTCATTTTATCACAACTTAAAATGATTATTGGCGAAGCAAGAGAAAAATTTGGTACGATTGCAGGTCCAAGTGGTGGCACCTCATTAAATGGAGCTGCTATGAAAGCAGAAGCTAAAGAAGCACAAACAGCATTATTAGATCAACTTAAGAATTATGTTGATTACAGTCAACCTTTAACTTGGATACAAGGGTAAACTAGTACTTGACTTTTTTCTGTAATATATTACACTAATATAAAAGAGGGGTTACTAATGATTATTGGTGTTACTGGTCTTATCGGTAGTGGCAAAGATACTGTAGCAGATTATCTTTGCACGTTTCATGGGTTCAAACGATTGAGTTTCGCAGCAAGTTTAAAGGATGCTATTTGTAGCGTATTTGGTTGGGATCGTGAAATGATAGAAGGAACAACAAAAACAAGTCGTGAATGGCGTGAAAAAGTTGATACATGGTGGGCAGAAAGATTAAATATGCCTCAACTTACTCCAAGATGGGTAATGCAATATTGGGGCACTGAAGTATGCAGAGAAGGATTTCATCCTGACATTTGGGTAGCAAGCGTAGAGAATAAGTTAAGAAGTACAAAAGATAATATTGTGATTACTGATTGTAGGTTTATAAATGAAGTTACTGCAATTAAGAATGCAGGCGGTATTACTTGTAGAATAGAAAGAGGTAAGCGTCCTGATTGGTATGAATATGCAGAACAATACAATCTTGGGCCTTCGAAAATAGGTTGGGCACTTGGGAAAAGTGAGCTTGTTAAACGTGGCATACATGCCAGTGAATATAGCAGCGTGGGGTTACACTATGATTTTACTATTGACAACAACGGCTCAATTGATGACTTACATGAAAAAATAAAGTCAATAATCAACCTGTAAGTCTCCTTTTATCCATGTTACATTTCTTTTTTTAACTACCTCTACACAGTTTAAACAAATTGAACGCAAGTTTATAAATTCAACATTTTTTAAATTACCATCTATATGGTATACAATAATTTGTGTAGCATAGCTTGCTTTAAAACCACATAAATCACATGTGGTTTTCTTTTTATATCCAGCTTTATCCCAGTTATATAGTCTGGGTTTAAGCTTTAATTTTTTTCTACCACAAGAATCACAAATAGACCGAAAATGCTTAATTTGATTTTTAATATAATTAATAGCACAATAATTTTTATTGCAAGTTTTACATATAGGTCTTTTCATTGTATTATTTATAAAAAAACCTTCGAAGGCATAATGTAAGTGCTTTTTTTAACCTTTTAGCTAAATAATATTATGCGGTTAAGGTCGTAAACCTCATAATTTTACATAAAGGAAAAAGCAATGGCACTATTATCACCAGGTGTAGAAGTAACTATTATTGATGAATCTCAGTACGCTCCTGCTTCTGCAGGAACAATACCTTTCTTTTTAATTGCAACAGCGCAGAACAAAGCACAACCTAATGGTGTAACTGTAGCCTCTGCAACAACTTTAGCTAATGCTAACAAGTTATATGCTGTTACAAGTCAACGTGACCTTGTAACATTGTATGGAACACCATTTTTCTATACAACAGTAGCAGGAACTCCTATACAGGGTTATGAACTTAATGAATACGGATTATTAGCAGCCTATTCTGCTTTGGGACTATGTAATAGAATTTATGTTTTAAGAGCAGATGTTAATTTGGCAAGTTTGATAGGACAGGCAGGGAGACCATCAGGAGCTCCTACAGATGGATCATATTGGTTAAATACTACCTCAACCACATGGGGAATTTATGAATGGAATGCTACGACAGGTAAATTTACGCAAAAAACTCCTATTGTCATAGTAGATAGTGATAATCTTATTGGTGGATACCCCTCACCAACTTTGGGAAGCGTAGGAAGTTATGCAGTAAATGCTATTCCATCTGTGCCAAATAATACACCCTCTTTAACGCCTGTTCAATGGTTTTATAAAAATTCTTCAAATATTTGGACAGCTATTGGAGCATCAGACTGGGCTAATAGTTGGCCAATCGTTCAAGGAACGGCTACGTTACCTACATTTACGAATGGAGATTCAATTACTATAAATCTAAATAATAAGTTTAGTAAAACATTTACAGCAGGAGCTTCTCCTAATAACAATATTCAATGGCTTACAACACAAATTAATAATTTAGGACTATCAAGCTTGATTGCAAATAGTATTAATGGAAAATTTGTATTATATTCAGCCCAAATTGAAAGTACTAACAAAAACAGTTTCGTAGGGATTACAGGCACAGGAACGTTTTTGGCAGATTTAGGAGTATCAACAGGAAATTATTTTGTTCCAACTATATTTGCAGGCCCAAGTTCAAAACAACCATTATGGGCATCCAGTCAGACCACACCAAGACCTACAGGATCTGTATGGTTAAAAACAAGTAGCTCAGGAAACGGCTTTACTCCAGAATTTTATAGATATAATGCAATAACAAGAAGTTGGGAACCTAAAATTGTAAATTCAGTAACAAGTTTTCAAAATGCGACAGAGACATTAGCTGCAGGTGGTTTAGCGAGTGGTATTCCACAAGGTACCATTGCTTCTATATATAATTTTGTTTCTGTCCCAAATAATTATCAAACTTATAACTCTCCGTACTTTTTTATTGAAAGATCAACTACAGGAGCAACAATTGTAACAGGATCTGTCTCAAATCCAAGTTTTACTACAGGCCCGTACGAAATAACTGTTGTGCCAACAGATGAAAATAATCAATACAGTGCATCTTACACAATTAATTTAGCAGATAATACTTTTGCAGAAGATTTTGTTGATGCATGGGTAGCAGCCGCTATTCCATATACAACTGCCTCGGTTGACACAACAGGAAATATTGTAATCACACACACATTAGGAGGTGATATATTACTTAATGATATATTTACCACTGGTCCAAGTGTAGGAAATTCTAGTGGGTTTTTGAGTATAGCAGGATTTATACCTCAATCTACAGAATATGTTAGTTTAGGTTCGCTATATCCACAAGAATTTGTAGTTACTCAATCTACAACTTCTGGAGTAGGCATTGACCTCTCTCTAACTATTTCAACTATGAACGGTACATATCTTTTAGGACCACAGGGTGATAATCCTTATTTAATTTCTTCGGGTTCAGGATATGCAGTTAATGATACGATTACATTTAATGGTTCGAAATTTGGTGGTTCAGTAGGTAATAATTTAATACTAAAAGTTATTAGCGTAGGTATTGGAGGATCTGTTACTGGGCTTGGGATAGTATCAGGCACAGCTCCTGCTTCTTATAACACAATTTTAAGCAATTGGGTTTTTGCAACATATGAAGCAAATGAAGGAGCTCCTGTAGCTAATCCAAGTGATGGAACTAATTGGTATTACAGTGTAGAGGACCAAGTCGATATAATGGTAAATTACAACGGAGCTTGGAAAGGATATAAAAATCAAAATTATGATATAAATGGTTTTCCAACACCATCAGGGTCAAATAGTACAGACCCAAATGGTCCAATTATTTCAGCCAGTGAACCAACTGTACAAACCGATGGTACTCCTTTAGTATATGGAGATATATGGATAGATACTAGTGATTTAGAAAATTATCCTATTATAAGTAGATATCAGTTAGTGGATAGTGAGGATAAATGGGTATTAATTGATAATACTGATCAAACAAGTGGATCAGGAGTTTTATTTGCAGATGCTAGATGGGCAACAAATGGAACAACAAATCCAGTAAATGATCCATTACCCACTATTAAAAGTTTGTTAACTAGTAATTATTTGGATTTAGACGCTCCCAGTAGCGAATCTTATCCTGTTGGTATGTTGTTATTTAATACTAGACGTTCTGGTTTTAACGTAAAACAATTTAAAGTAAATTATTTTAATAATACACGCTTCCCAGATCAAATATTACCAACACAAAAAGATGCATGGGTTACTATAAGTGGAAATCAAACCAATGGTGCTGCTTATATGGGTAGAAAAGCACAACGTGCAGTAGTTGTTCAATCTTTAAGGAGCGCTATTGATACAAACTTTGATGTTAGAGATGAAAGTTTCCCATTTACTTTGATGGCCACTCCTAACTACCCAGAATTACAACAAAACATGATTGTACTAAATGCCGATAGAGGAGATACAGCCTTTATAGTAGGTGATACTCCAATGAGATTAAGTGATAGTGCAACTGCAATTTCAAGTTGGGCAATCAACTTAGCAGGAGCATCATCAACAGGTGAAGACGGTTTGGTTAATAGAAGCACTTACATGGGCTTATTTTATCCAAGTGGTTTAGCACCTGACTTTGAAGGTAATTTAGTTGCTGTTCCCCCTTCACATATGATGATGAGAACAATTATACGGAGCGACCAACTATCTTATCCTTGGTTCGCTCCTGCAGGTACAAGAAGGGGATTAATTGATAACGCTACAGCATTGGGATATGTAAGTCCTGAAACAGGCGAATTCGTAACTGTAAGAACAAGAGTTGGTATCAGAGATGTTTTGTATGAAAATTCAATTAATCCTTTAGTATTCTTTTCAGGTCAAGGTTTACTAAATTTTGGAAATAAAGCAAGTTTTGCTTCACAAAGTGCACTTGATAGAGTTAATGTAGCACGTTTAATTAATTATGTTAGAAGACAACTGGTATTATTATGTAGACCCTTTATTTTTGAACCAAATGATGCATTTACAAGATCACAGGTTCAAAATACAATAAGCGGATTAATGAATGAATTAGTAAGTTTACGAGGTATATATGATTATAGCGTAATATGTGATGATTCAAATAATACTCCTACAAGAATTGATAGGAATGAATTATGGGTAGATGTAGCTTTACAACCTGTAAAAGCTATAGAATTCATATATGTTCCTGTAAGGATTTTGAATACAGGAGAAACGGTAACAAGTAATGTTTAAAAATATGGGCTTATGCCCATATTTTTAAAATATATAAATATAAAATCAGGAGAATTTTTCATGGCAATATCAACATTAAACAATCTGTCAGTATATGGGTCAGATGGAGGAACAGGAAATCAAACTTTATTGATGCCAAAACTTCAATACAGGTTTAGAGTAGAATTTTTAAATTTTGGATTTTTAACAGATAGTTCAGGTTCTTTGGCACTTACAAGACAGGTAATGGATGTTAGTAGACCACAAGTACAATTTGACGATATTACATTAAATGTATATAATTCAAGAATTTACTTGGCAGGTAAGCATACATGGCAACCATTAACTATTAATGTTAGAGACGATAATGCTGGGCAAGTTCAAAGAACTGTTGGTCAGCAATTGCAAAAGCAAATTGATTTTAATAATCAAGCATCAGCAGCGGCAGGGGGAGATTATAAGTTTACTACAATAATAGATATTCTTGATGGTGGAAATGCACTTGCTGCCCCAGTAATTTTAGAATCATGGGAACTGTATGGTTGCTATATACAACAAGCAAACTATCAAACTTTGAATTATGCAACAAGTGATGCGGTTACAATCGCACTTACTTTAAGATATGATAATGCTCTACAAGTACCAGAAAATTCAGGAGTTGGACAACCAGTAGCAAGAGCAAGAGGCGATTTAGCTACAAATGGCTAATATTACTCTTAGAGATTATCAACACGCAGGTATTATATTTAGGAGTAATTTATATAAAAATGCTCCTAAATATAAATTTTTGTTTCATGTTTATTTTGAAATTAATTCTGAGGCATACAACAAAAATTTAAACACAGGAGATAACTACGGATTATTTGTAAAAAATATAAAACTTCCAAGTTATACATTTAAAACATCAGTTATGAACCAGTATAATAGAAAAAGAATTATACAAACAAAAATTAATTATGAGCCTGTAACAATAACCTTTCATGATGATAATTTTAGTAGAGTAACTAAAATGTGGGAAGCTTACTACAAATACTATTATGCTGATGGCTTGCAACCTCAAGTTAAAATTGGAACAGGTGTAGCAAGTAATTCAAATTCTATTAATGGTGCAGGTGGTACTACTACTACAAATGGAGTAGCTGACTATAATAAAAGAACTCAATATTTAGATTCTATAACAGGACAAGTTAACTGGGGATATTCAGGAGAGGCAAATTTAGGAATTAAAGTACCTTTTTTTAAGAATATTACAGTGTTTGGTTTTTTTATGGATAATTACACAGCTTACACTTTAATAAACCCTTTAATAACTAATTTTCAACATGATCAGTACAATTATGATGAAGGAAACGGTACGATGACTAATACAATGACCTTAGATTATGAAACTGTAGTATATAACTATGGTAGTTTACAAGGAAAAACTGCTAGTGACATTATAACAGGATTTGGATTAACTGGATCCTATGATACTACAAAAAAACAAAATTACACTACAAGAACTGCTGCAAGATGAATATTGAAAATTCAACAAATTTAAATGCCTCAAATGCCATTAATAATCAAATTGCATTTTATGATCGTACTACTAATTTAGTAAACAGAAAATTTGAATTTCCAACAGTAAATTTATTATTTGCAGAATCTATGTTAATAAGTAATAATGTATCAAGGGCAAATTTTTTTGAAATACCTGGTCCTTGGGGCAGTACTCCAAGTTTTTCAGGTATAGCAGGTTCGCCTACTGTAGGCGTAATTCAAAATCCTCAAAAAATTGGATAAATAAATGGCAACTATTATTGATAGAAGAAACATTGATAGAACGATTGCAATTTATGACAGTTTTTATGCTGTATCTTTCACAGTTGAGGCAAATAAATTTGATGTAGTTTTTAGTTTTTTTTATGAAACCAGTAAAAATAAAGAAATAGCGGGTAATTTTACTGTAGTTTTATTAAGAATAGCAGAATTTACAAATATTGATGTATTAACTCTTTTAAACCAAATTAAGGGAGTAGCTTCGGAAAAGTTGGCTATTACTAAGCAATTAGCCTATTATTTAAATAGTTTTAAATCAAAGACATCTTTATATGGTGTTGGAAGAATAGTTTCCCCTAACATCCCTGTTTCACGAAATATAGTTATTTAAGTATGGGCAAATGGGCACAAGGTACATATAAGCCTAAAAATCCTTCCAAATATATAGGTAAGCATGATCCAAAATATCGTAGCGGTTGGGAACTTACATTTATGACATTTTGCGATACAAATAAAAATGTTTTATATTGGGCAAGTGAGGCACTTATTATTCCTTATGTGAATCCAGTGACTGGTAAAAAAACAAATTATATACCTGATTTTTTTGTTGTGTATGAAAATAAATATGGAAAAAAACTTGCAGAAGTTGTCGAAATAAAGCCAAAAAAGCAAAGTTTAATAGAAAGCAAGGTAAGTAGTGCTAAAGATAGGGCTGTTGTAGCTATTAATCATGCTAAATGGGCAGCAGCAATGGGATACTGTAAAAGTCAAGGGTATTCTTTTAGAGTAATTACTGAATACGATTTGTTCAGGAACGGAAAGGCATAATTAAAAGTGGTGTGTCTTCGGAGAAAGTAAAATACATATTGTATAATATAGACCGAATAAATAATTATAAATGACAAAAAAATTAGAAGAATTATTTGAATTAGCCACTTCCGAAAAAAATGATTTGGTGGAACCTTTGCCTCAACAGACGGCTGAAATAACACAGTCTGCGTTAGATAGTTTACAAAAAATAGAAACTGCTTTGCCTCAAGTTCGTGGTTTAGAAACTGCGGATGTAGAAATGGATGAGTTAGTAGAATTAGCTAAAGATAGTTATAAAGACCTGATGGATCTCGGGATGCAAGTTGATAGCAGATTTAGTGCAGAAATCTTTGGGGTAGCTGGTACAATGTTAGGACATGCAATAACTGCTAAAACAGCTAAAGTAAATAAAAAACTTAAAATGATTGAATTGCAACTTAAAAAAGCAGCACTTGACGCTAAATTAAACCCTGTTGAAAAAGATATTTCTAATGTTCCAT